GGTTTTTGTCCTAAATGCAAGACATCTTCACAAGGTGTTGCGGAGTCAAATACCATTAATGAAACAAAATATGGTGTGTTTAAAAAAGGCGGATCTGTTGGTGAAAAAGGTCATGGCACCCCTATATCAACACATACTTCAAAACAAGAAGCAAAAGATAAAGCAGATCGTTTATCTAAGCAATTATCATCTGGTGAAAAGGAACATTATAAATTATCATATGTTGTCAAACCATTAAATGAATCAAATCTTACAGAAGGCGTTCTGGATGATATGGATGACGATGGGTTTATGGCGAAGCGTCAACTGTATGATATTGCAAAATATAGTGTCGAATTACATCGTATGATTCAAGATACTGATAATTTAGAACCTTGGATACAAGCAAAAATTACAACCGCAGCAGATTATATTGATACTGTTAAACATTATCTGGAATATGAAGCCGCCGTTCAAACTGATGATATTGCAGATTTAGATGATATTGCAGATTTAGATGATATTGCAGATTTAGATGATATTGATGCTACATTAGATGCAATATCTCCAATCGAACAAATTGAAGAAGATAATTTTGATAGCGCCCAATTAGACGGATGGGATATTTTACGAATGGCACATGCACGTAAAATAATTTCAGCAAGTCAATTTGAAATGACTGATGTTGCATTATTGGATGTTGCTGAAGAATTTGCTGAAATATTCGGTGACACTGAAAATTTGAGTTCGTCAGATATTTCTATATTAATGCATCAATTTGTTGACCATGTTAATAATTATGCAACACACATTAAATTAGATGGCGAAAAATCACACATTTATGAATCAGAATCAAATGCAAGGCGCATTTATAAAAATATGATGAACAAATTGCAATAAAAGAAGTGATGAAACTGTGACAAACGCTATGCACTATGATCAAAAACAAACAGTAAGGAATAACTTATGAAGATTAATGACATCAAAAAAACAATCAATGAATCAGCCATAAATCCAGAATCTATGTCTTCTGAGTTTAATAATGAACAACCAACATCAAATCGTAATGTTGTCAATTATTTGGCTACAGATAAAAAAGGAAGATATTTTCTTCTTTCATATCAAAAAACAGCAGGCACTAACTCGCTCAGTCTCAATAAGAAATTACAAGCCAAAGCACGTGATCTCGGATTTGATCGTTACGACGTAATTGCGCAATGGACTGGAGATATTGATTCTGAACTAAATGACGCGAAACGTATGGCAGCGAGTTGGGAATCAAAAAAACGCAGCCACCCTGCACAATATTATGATAATATCAAAAAAGTTGATGAATTAGAAAATGCCAAAGCAATTATGGCAAATAATACAATTGAAGAAGCGCGGGACCCACAAGCTGTTATCAATAAGTTTCTATCTAAGAAACAATCACGTTCAGATCGGTCAGCTGATTTAGTTAACAATCCAAATAAAGTAACGCAACTTAAACATGATGAACAATTGGATGAGTATAAACCAGGTGTTACAGTCTTAACACGTGAGATTTCGTTTGGTGTTGATGAGCCATCATTTGATGGCGGCATGACAGGTCAAGAAGAATATGATGCGGTCAAGAAGATTCGTTGGCCATACGGCATTGAAGTTAAATTTAATGACAGAACTCGTTCTGTCCGTTTTAAAACTGCTAAAATGAAAACGGTTGCTAAACTGTTATCTAAAGTTATTGATTTTGGTGCAACTAGTGCAGGTGAAGTTTTAGACTTACCAGTTGAACTTATGTTTGACTCAAAAATGCAAGAAGCCAATGTAGGTGATAAGATCAAATACCGCAATATCAAAACAAAACGTGTAAAAACCGGGTCTGTTAAAAGTATTGATATGAAAAATGGCCAGAAGCGTTATGAAGTAGATGGCGGAAAATATGTTTATGATGCTGATCTAGAAGAAGCATCATATGACAGTGAATTAGATGAAACCAAACCTATCATTATTACAGGGGTTAAGGGGATGAAAAGCAAGTCATTCCGTCGGAAATTCCGTAACATGGCCGCATTTGACCGCTGGGCAGATTCAGATGCAGCAGGCGATTATGAAATTTATCAAATAACAAATGAATCAAATAACCTTACCAAGTACACATATAAAACTCACTATGCAGATATCGACAATGCATTAAAGCAGCAATCTCCTGAAGCGGAAATTCGTAAGCTTGGTTATAACAAAGCAGGCAATCTAAACGTTCAAGATACAACTGGTAATACATGGACTTTTGATACTGTTAGTAAACGTCTTGCACCACTTCAAGAAACCGCCCCAAAAAATAAAAGCAAAAAAGTTGATTTAGGTGATGAGTATAAAGTGTATGCTGAAATCACAAAATCAGGTAACGAATACAAAATTGACTTTAAGTTTAAAGATGACAACAAAGTGCATTCAAGCTTGCAGGTGCAAAAGCTAGCACAAGCGGTTGCAACTGCAAAGAAATGGATTCCACAAAAATCAAATGATTTTAGAACTCCTGCATCACAAGTTAAAGAAGATGCTCCTACTGCATGGGAACCTGACATGAATGCACTTGCTAATGATATGTACTTTGGCGCTGGCTATTTGATTGATGAAGTCAAAGCATTGCTTAATCAAGATCCAGAAAATCAAAAATTGAAGAAAATTCATAACGCAATTATTAATATGGTGAATGGTGGTAAACGTTATTCAAATGAGCAATTAATTGCTGCTATTAAAAAAGCAGTTAAGAATGACATTACTGAAATTTCAAATAAGACTCGTGGCGAATATATTTCAAAAGCCAAAGCTGATAGAGATCGTAATTGGAATGCTAGTAGATCAGGGATGACATATGGAACCAAACATGGAGGCGATCTGTCAGCAAAAGCAATTAAACGCCAAGCAGGGATTGACCGTGCTATAAAGCACATGAAAGGTAAATAATGAGATTGACTGAGATTCAAAATAAAACTAGTAAAATGGCGATTCCTCGTAAAGTTTACGATGAATTGCAATATACTGAAATTGATACTGTTGATGAATATTCGTCTGAAGATAAAATTACCTTGGTAGATGAGTTACACCAAGGTAATTTTATTGGGACTGTCTTTAAGGCACCATTATCTGATAAATCTAAATATTATTTGTTGACATCTGCTATTCCAAACCTTATTGATATAGCAAGAGATAATTTAGACAAACGTTTGGTCAATTCTTTACAAAAATTCCAAGCTAAATTAAATGCAAATCTAACTGGATCATAATATGCTAATTGAAGATATTTTAAGAGAAACTAATCAACAAATGGAAACGGTTGTTGTCATGCCAGGTAGGTTTTCACCTCCACACATAGGTCATATGAAAGCGTGGAAATGGTTAAGTCAAAAATTTGGCGACACATATATTGCAACTAGTGATAAGGTTGCGCCGCCTCGTTCACCATTTAATTTCAATGAAAAGAAAACACTTCTAATGCATGCCGGTGTTCCTGCTACACAAATTGTTCAGGTTAAAAATCCTTATCTAGCAAATGAAATCAAGGAAAAATATGATCCTGAAACTACTGTTATAATTTTTGCTGTTAGTGAAAAAGATATGGCTGAAGATCCTAGGTTTACATTTAAACCAAAGAAAGATGGAAGCCCATCATATTTCCAACCATATGATCAAAATATTGATAATTTACGTCCTATGAGTGAACATGGTTATATTGCAACTATGCCAACATTTAAATTCAATGTTCTCGGTCAACCTATGAAAAGTGCAACTGAATTTCGTGCCAACTTTGCACAAGCAGATGACCGCACTCAAGAAAAAATGATAGTTGATTTATATGGAAAATATAGTGATAATATTCATCAATTATTGAAAACAAAAATTGTATAAATTAAGTATAACACATTAAGACAAAAATTTCTCCTATGTCAGAATAAATATGCATATAGGAGAAATTTATTATGAAAATAAAAAACCATTTATTAAATGGTGTAGACTACCAACCTTCACCAAATGTTGGTGGGAAAATAACACCAAAATTTATTGTCCAACATTATACAGCAGGATATACTGCATCATCTGCAATTAACACGTTAACAAACAGAAATGCTAAGGTTAGTGCCCATGTTGTTGTAGATTTGGATGGGACCATCACACAATTAGTCCCATTTAATGTCAAAGCATGGCATGCAGGCGCATCAAGTCATATGGGATATTCAGGGCTCAATAATCATTCAATTGGTATTGAAATTGTTAATATCGGATGGATGCGTAAATTAACAAATAATAATTATCAAGATGCATATAATAATATCAAGTCAGAATCTGATTTTCCATCTGGTTTGGTTGCTGCTGAAAATCCTAGGGTTGGGTCAGGAACATTATACTGGCCTAGATACACAGAAGCACAGATTAAAGTAGTTGATGAATTAACTGCATTACTTGTGGCTGAATATAAAATTTTAGATATTGTAAGTCATGAAGAAATTGATACCCGAGGATGGAAAACAGATCCTGGACCTGCATTTCCGATGAAATTCATAAAACGGCATTTAGGCGATAGAGGTCAAGATTCTGAACAATTTAAAGTTACTGCTTCTTCACTCAATGTGCGAGGTGGTCCAGGTACCAATTTCAATACTATTGCATCATTGAAAAAAGGTGAACTTGTTGAAATTTTAGAACGAAATGGTGATTGGGGTAGAATAAATGATGATGGTTGGATCCATACTGGATATATACAACGTGTTTGACATATATCATGTTGTGTGCTAATCTCTGTGCATGACATTATACACACCAATATCGATTGATGATCTTGCCTATTCTTTTGACCCGAAAACAGGTAAGGAGAAATGGGAATGGGGTGGTCAATTACATAGTGTAAATGACCATCCCGCCGTCAAATATATCAATAATAACGAATGCCAATGGTATTCACATGGGTTACGACATCGTGACGAAACAATTGGGCCTGCATGGATTTTACCAAAATCATCGATTAACATTTATTATAATTTAGGCAATATACATCGTAACAATGGTCCGGCTTGGATAGATCCAAATTATAAAAAATGGTATGTAAATGACGAGCTCCATCGCACAGACGGCCCAGCAATTGAATATAATAACGGAATGGTTGAATGGTGGTGGAAAGGCAAATCATATATGTTTGATGGGTGGGCTGACATTTCTAAGTGTGATCCTGAAATTTATATGATATTGAAGCTAAAATATGGTTGACGGGCAATGCGTTTTGCTTTATATTGATATTGTAAGCAACAAAAGGAAGCTGTTATGTGTTTTGAAAATATTGCAAATGTTGGTGACATTGTTCGTGCATATGATTTCCAGCCCATGGCAGATAGACCTGAATGCTTTGCTGAAGGCGAAGTTGTAGAAAAGGGATATATTTCCGCATATGGTATTGATGGTTATCGCATCAAAGTCCTTACTGACACTGCATTTCCAGAAGATCCTCGCCCTGAAATTGTAGCACCTTTTCAAATCATGTTTATGGATTTTGATGGACGTGTAACTAAAGTGGAGAATGTATAATGACTAACCCGACCCGCATCAATTTGCCTGTTCGCACTTTTCTAGAATATGGTAACAACTATCTGTCTGATAAGAATTCAACCCCAGAAGGCCGTTTGGCAGTAGCAAACATGATTGAGAGTGTGTTGTTTGAAACAGGGCAATTTGCGGGATTCAAATATTTGGATACAGATGAAGTTGATGGCGCAGGAACGCGCCGCGAATATTTTATGAAAATTCCAAATTAATACAAGTTTATATTTTTGAAGGGAATGAATAATGGCACAACATATGTGGGCAGTTACAGATCCAAATTGGGGCGATCCTAAAGTATTGCCCGAAACTATCCGTGCAACCCAAGAAGACGCAAAGGATGCGTTTCTATGGACTGATGTTCAAGGAGCACATCTATATCATGGCGGCAGCCCTGCAAATGACCGTAAGGGCAATTGGGATAAGGCATACAACCAAGGCTTTAGAATGGCATATATTGAAGTAACGGTTAAAGAATCACAATAATCCATTATTTTGTAAAATAATGGTTTATGGTGATTCGGGTGTTATTACTGCATTGAATGGTGATAAAGTTACTATTCAATGTGAATTTTTCAAGAACGAATATGAAGTCGAGGCCGCAGATGTTTCGCGCAACAAAAATGTTGCTTGGGGAAGCCGCCGCTCGATTTAATTCAAAACGTAGAAAAAACCATAATTTATAAAAAATTATGGTTGACAAGTAATGCGTTTTACTTTATATTGGTATTGTAAGCAACAAAAGGAATAACTATGCAAACTCCAACAACACAAGATATCCGTGATGCTGTTCGTGCTGTAGCTGCCAAAGTATCAAATGGTTGCAGCAACACTTATACAGATCGCCGTGCAAATGGAAGAAGCCGAGTAACATTTTTGATGCCAAGATACAAGATGAAAAAAGTAGAAAAATATGCAACTCGTGTTAATGCAGAGCTTGCGGCCCGTGGGTTTGCGCCTGTTATGTATGCACACTATTCAAACACAGGTTTTTCATATCGTTACCCAAAACTGTCGGGTGTTTGTGTTAGCATTACAAAATAATAATAAAAACCAAATAAGTATTTGACTTCATTGAAGTTTTTTGCTAGATTAAATGGTGGTAGTTTTTAAACTACCACCATTTATCATTTAACGGAGATGTATATATGACACGAAATTTTTCAGAATCTGAAATTAAAAAGCTTAAAGAAATTGTTACAGAAGGTGTTCAAGTTCAAACCGAAGTAGATACGCTTAAAGAAGCCCTAGGCGATACTGTCAAAGCAATTGCTGAAGAACTTGAATTAAAGCCTGCAGTGATTAACAGAGCAATTAGAACAGCATATAAAGCTGATTTAGAAGATAAACGCGAAGCATTGAGTGACATGGAAGATATTCTTGTTGCGATTGGGCGAGATTTTTAAGTCATGAATTATTCATGGGCATGTTCTTGTGGACATATTGCTTCATGTTCTAAAGAAGATCATAAGATCGGAGCAGTATGGCATTGTTCTATGTGTCATACTACATTTGGACAAGTGCAAGGCAAATATACCTATCCTGTTTGGGTCACGATTGATCCTAAGGAAGTTAAATTTTATGATTTATTGAAAGAAACAAATGATGACTAAAACAACTGTATATGACAAACTTGGACAAGCAATGCAAGTTGGTAGTATTGTTGCAGTTCCAAATTCTGCTACCAAAATGCAGATTTGCAGATTAACAAAAATAATGCCGAAACTGATTAAAGTATCAAGACTAAACAATACTGGATATCAATCATCTAGTAATAAATATCCATCAGAAGTTATTTGTCTGGATGCGATTGAAGAAACGGTGATGTATATTCTGACATCTGATTTAAAGGAGAGATAATATTTATATTGATGCATTTCATGATAGAAATCGTGATATTGTAAATGTTGTAGAACGAAATAGTGATGGTGAGCGGGAATTTGTTCAATATCCTGCACGTTATGTATTTTATTATCCGAGCCAAAATGGAAAATTTACTAGCATTTATGGTGACAAACTAGAACGATTTCAAACTGCAAGCAGCAAAGCATTTAATAAAGAAAAGAAAATGTTTGCTGGTAAAAAATTATTTGAAAGTGATATGAATGTTACTTTTAGATGTTTGGCTGATGAATATATGGATGCCGAACCACCAAATCTGCATATCGGATTCTTTGATATTGAGGTTGATTTCAATAAAGAACTTGGTTTTGCACCTCCAAGTGACCCATTCAATCCTATTACGGCTGTTGGAGTACATTTAAATTGGATTGATAAGACTATTTGTCTTGTTATTAAGCCTAAAAAAATGTCTCAAGAAGAAGCAGAAGGGATTGTAGGATCATTTAACGACGTTATCCTAATGGATAGCGAAGAAGAGTTGCTGCAAACCTTTATTGAGCTGGTGGACGACGCCGATATCTTGTCAGGTTGGAACAGCGAAGGCTTCGATATTCCATACATTGTCAATCGTATTGCACGAGTGCTTGGTAAAGATTACACTCGTAAGCTATGCTTGTGGGGTCAAAGCCCTAAACGTAGGACTTATGAATCTTATGGTAAAGAAGCTGAAACATACGATTTAGTCGGGCGTGTCCACCTTGACTATATGCAACTCTATATGAAATACACCTACAATGTCATGCACAGTTACAGCCTTGATGCCATTACTGAACATGAATTAGGTGAAAAGAAAGTTGAATATGAAGGGACTTTGGATCAGTTATACAACAATGACTTCAAGAAGTTTATTGAGTATAACATACAGGATACTGACCTTCTACGTAAACTAGATGATAAGTTGCAATATATTGACCAGGCAAACCTGCTTGCTCATGCTAACACGGTTCTACTTCAAACCACTATGGGCGCTGTTGCGCAAACTGACCAAGCTATTGTCAATGAAGCACATAAACGTGGGTTGATTGTTCCTGACAAGATTAGAGGGCAAGAACATATTCCTGCCGCGGGTGCCTATGTTGCAAACCCTGTTAAAGGGTTGCACAAGTGGATTGGTAGTATGGACCTTAACTCTCTGTATCCGTCAATTCTACGGGCTTGCAACATGAGCCCAGAGTGTATTGTCGGGCAGGTTCGGCATACGTTTACTAACCAAGGGCTTGCTGATCTCATCAAAACTTATAAACACTTTGATAAGAAAGTAGTCAACCCTAATGACTTCGCTGAAGTATTTCGCTTTGGTAAGTCACAACAAGACAGTCCGTTCCCTAAGTATTGGGATGGTAAGTTCGCATGTAAAGAATACGAACTTGTTATGGCACGAGACAAAGTTGAAAAGCTTTACATCGACTTTGAAGATGGCACAAGTTATGAATGCTCAGGTGCTGAAGTATATGACTTGATCTTCCATAATGGTAAACCTTGGTGTATTACAAGCAATGGCACTATCTTTACATTTGAAAAGCAAGGTGTGGTTCCTAGTTTGTTGGGACGTTGGTATGCTGAACGTAAAGAGCTTCAAGCGAAAGCAAAAGAGTTTAGGGGCAAAAAAGGCAAAGAAAAAGAATTTGCTTTTTGGGATAAGCGCCAACTTGTGAAAAAGATTAATTTGAATTCACTATATGGTGCGTTGTTGAATCCAGGTAGTAGATTTTTTGATCAACGTCTCGGGCAATCAACTACTTTGACTGGTCGTACCATTGCAAGACATATGTCTGCGGCAAGTAATGAAGCATTTACAGGTGAATACAATCACGTAGGAAAAAGTATCATTTACGGTGATACGGATTCTGTATATTTTAGTGCATATCCAGTGTTTAAGGATCAAATTGAAAGTGGTGAGTTCGCATGGGATAAAGATAGAGTTGTCGAACTGTATGATGCAGTTGGTGAGCAAGTAAATGATACTTTCCCAGGCTATATGTCTAAAGCGCATAACTGTCCAGAAAAATATGGTCGCATTATTGCCGCTGCTCGTGAAACTGTAGGTGAAACTGGTATATTCATTAGTAAAAAACGCTATGGGATTCTGGTGTATGATGATGAAGGAACACGAGTAGATACTGATGGCAAACGTGGCAAACTCAAAGTCATGGGCTTGGAAATCAAGCGTAGTGATACACCTGAATACATGCAAGATTTTCTTAAGGATATTTTGAAGGAGACTTTAGAAGGCGCCAGTGAAGACCATATCATTAATCGCATTCGTGATTTCAGAACTGAGTTTAGAAAAATGCAGCCTTGGGAAAAGGGGACACCTAAACGTGTCAACAATTTGACTATGTATACTGCAAAATGGAAAAACACTGGTAAATGTGGCGTGGGCCATGTCATGGCAGCAATCAATTATAACCGTTTGCGTGAAATGAATAATGATCAATATAGTTTAGAAATTGCTGACGGCATGAAAACTATTGTATGTAAACTCAAACAAAATCCATTGGGAATGACAAGCATTGGTATCCCAACTGATGAAAAGCGAATTCCTGATTGGTATAAAGAGCTTCCGTTTGACAACGATGAGATGGAAGAAACAATTGTAACTAAAAAGATCAACAACTTGTTAGGGACTTTGGATTGGGATCTGTCACTTGCAGAGACTAAGACAACCTTTAACGATTTGTTCAGTTTCTAATGACTGATAACATGATCTAAAATAAAGAACCTGCAACTTTATTCAAATTAAAGCACAGATAAGGTTGCAAACAGAAAACTCTTATGTTATAATGGGTTACAAGTTAAAATAAAAATGCCTAATATTAGGCAATCAATTTAAATAAAGGATGAATAATGGATCTTAAAAGTGTTTTGCTTGATATTATCAAGCATACAAGTGGGCTAGGTATTATCGAAAATATCAAAATCATAAGCGATGATGACGGCGGCACCACATTAGCAGCAATTGATAGTGATAAAACTGTCATTCTAGAAGCGAAGCTTCATGATGTTGTATCTGACTTTGATGGTGAATTCGGAATGGGCAGTTTGGGGCTATTAAGCAGCCTTACAAAGCTTTCCAATTATCAAGGTGATGATGCTTCAATTGAAATCATCCGTGACACACGGAATGATGTAGAAATGCCTACTACTCTTATTTTTAAAGATGGTGATGGCAATAAAGATCAATATCGATTTATGAGTAAAGAAATTATTGATCAAGCAATGAAAGTTGCGCAATTCCGAGGAGCGAATTGGGATGTCACAATTCAACCAGCAATCAAACGGATTGGCCAATTGAGTGAAGTCGCAGGAATTTACAGTGGGATCGATCCTGCGTTTAGTGTGAAAACTGAAGACGGCAATCTTGTTTTTGAAGTTGGTAGCACTGAAGGAGGTATTGTTGGGCGGCGTGTATTTGCTGAAAATATTGATGGCACATTGAATACTACATGGAGTTGGCCACTAGTTACTTTTTTGAATATCCTTAAACTTGGCGGAACAATTGTAGTTCAGTTCAGTGATGCAGGTGCATGTCAAATTGAAGTTGACAGTGGTATTGGGTTATATCGCTATATCCTACCTGCAATGAGCCATTAATATGTCAGCACCTTACAACACAGGATTTACATGTTCAGCATTTGATCTATTACATGCAGGGCATATTGCAATGTTACGTGAATCAGCTGCAACATGTAATCGTCTTATTGTGGGGTTGCAGGTAAACCCAAGTCTGGACAGAGAACATAAAAATTCACCTGTCCAGACTTTAGTAGAACGATATGTGCAATTATCAGCAGTCAAATATGTTGATGAAATTATTCCATATGAAACTGAACAAGATTTAGAAGACATTTTATCACTTGTGCAAATTGATGTTCGTATCTTAGGTGACGAATATAAAGATAAAGATTTTACAGGAAAAGATATATGTAAGAAGCGTGGTATTCAGTTATATTTCAATAAACGTGACCATCGTTTTTCAAGTTCAGAATTGCGCAATCGTCTCAATACATGAAAGTAAATAAACATGGTCAAAAAAATTCGTCTAATAGATGATAACGAGCAAAATCAAGAAAATACCCAAACTGAATTTCAAACAGTTCTTCTAGAAACATTGAAATCAATGGATTGGAAATTATGGGAAATACTTAAAATTGAACAAGCCAGAGCACAACGTGAAGGCTTGGTTGATGTAGAGTCGAATGATACTGATAATTTAGATGAGCAAAGCAGTTTGGATGACACGAACCTATTGACAACAAACATAAAATCAATTATAGTGGATGAAGACGAACATGATTGAAATACATCGTAATGAAACTAGTCAACCAATTGTGTATGACACAGTAATAAATGCATATACAAAAGGGCCAATGTATTGTGTTATGTTTGAAAAAGACAACAAACGCATTACACACAAATATCCTTTATGTAGTATATTTCGTGTAATTGAAGATTACAATTTATAACCTGGTCATTAAGGAGATTAATAAATGACAACTCAAAACTCAACTCAAAAATTGGTTTTGAAAAATAGTATGATATTTGTGCAATTCCAAAAAGAAGGAATTCATAAATATCCAGCAGCATTGGAAGACCCAAAGTTGGCAACAAATGATGAATATGACGTCAGCTTTTTGGGTTATCCTCATCGCCACATGTTTCATTTCAAAGTTGCGATTGAAGTATTTCATGACGATCGAGATATTGAGTTTATTCAATTCAAACGATGGCTTGAAAAGCTCTATGCAGAACAAACGTTGAAATTGGATTATAAAAGCTGTGAAATGATCGCACAAGAACTCGCAGAAACAATTCATGACAAATATCCAGGGCGCAGCATAGAGATCACTGTCAGTGAAGACAATGAAAATGGTGCAACTTTGATTTTTGCGTCAACAAACTAATATTAACCACTTTGTTTAATAAGGATAAAAACAAATGAACAACATCAGCCTTAATGACATCAAATACGACTTGCTCAAAATTATCGAGCCTTGGGACGGTATTCTAGAACGACGGACAGCGTTGCCAGTTCGTAAACTATTTGTTGCGTATTTGAATGATCTTCAAAAAGAAAAGCTGATTTATGACTTCAGCATTGACATTACAAATCGTCCAAATGCATATACATTTGACATTAATATTCGTATGTCACCTATGCGTAGTCCCAAAAAACTAAAAATCCATGTAGGCATGTTTCAAAACTATCCAGCCTAATTAAAATTATACATTATAGCAGGTTAATAAATTTACTTGACGTAGGTTTGCTAACCTGCTATAATCATTAGATAAATCGAGGGCAATATTATTTGATCATTCGATAGATATTATCAGGAGAATAATAAAATGATGCAGGTTGATTTCAATACCAGCCAAAAAGATTATAGCATCTTTATGCCAAGTATCAGTGGCTTTTACACAGGCACACTCGCCAATTCTGATACACGGTGCCCGCCAGGATTTGAACTAGGACTCGATGGGCTTGATTTTTTAAAACCAAAAGATAATTATTTCAGTTACAAATATGGTCTCTATTCAGCTGGTCATGCTCAACTCGATACTGCAAAAAGTGATATTGAAGAAGCAATGGTGCAGCAACGTGATCGCAATCATAGCTTTATTTTGGGCGACTCAGGCGGATTCCAGATCATTACAGGTATCCTAAAGCAAGATTGGGACAATTTTTATACAAATGATGACACTCGTCATAAGATTTTGAATTGGCTTGAACATACTGCCGATTATAGTATGACACTCGATATTCCAACGCTTGCTGCTAGTGAACCATATAGTTCAAGAAATGGAATTACCAGTTTTGATCAATGTTTGGATTATACAAAATTCAATAATGAATGGTTTCTAAAGCATCGTAAATATCAGACTAAATTTCTAAATTCTATGCAAGGACGAACTGTTGACGAGGCCAAATATTGGTTTGATCATGTCAAAGATTATGCATTTGATGGTTTCGGTTTCGGAGGATCAACAAGTAAAAATTTAGTTGTTATTCTTAAATTGTTGGTATGGATGAGAGACCATAATCTCATGCAACAAGGCGAACAAGATTGGCTACATTATCTCGGAGTTAGTCGTGTTGAATATGCAAGCTATTATACTACGATCCAACGTGTTTTGAGAAACACTGTAAACCCTGACATTAATGTAAGTTATGATGCAGCAAGCGCATTTATTATGGCCACTAAGGGGCAACATTATAATAATATTTTGCTGAACAATGAAAAATTCATTGCAAGTTCAAATGCGGTTGTTGATGATAAGCGGTATGCGGGGAGTGATATTCCAATGCCTAATATGAGCCCTATCTATCAACGTCTGACAGCTGGAGATCTATGTGTATATGAACATGGTGTTCCAAATGCAGAGGCATTAAAAGAGGCTTGGATTCGCAAGCAACAAGAAAATCATCACCACCTATTGGATATTGAAGAAGAATTCAATTTATCTGACGCATTGCGTGATAAAGAGTTGCTTAATGATGCAGAGTTGTGGGAGTCACAGGGAACTAAAAATAAAATCAACAAGGTCGGCAGAACTAGTTGGGATACGTCAACATATCTTTATGTGATGGCACATAATGTATATAAGACTATTGAAACATTGCAGCAAGTGAACCAAACAGTTGATTTATCACGCAAAACATTTGACGGTATTGAATTACAAGATTACATGCAATTGAAGAAGAACAGAAAAAATAAATTGAAATCTGTTATTCTTGACCATTGGACTAAATCAGATATTCTAGTCACAAATCAGATTATTGAAGATGCATTGACTAGTGAAACGCCAATGGATGTAATTGATAGTGCAGCAGAGTATTTAGATAGCCAAAGTATTGTTAAAGGATATCGTGACACAACTGCTATTGTAAACAATCTATTCGATTTTAAATAAGGAATATTATGACAGACATTATTATTTTTCCATTGGAGCCATTAGATGCTCGCTACACCAAACAATGGTTTGATGAGGTTCCTGTTTATATCCAAAATTATTTAGACAGTGTTGGTGATAGCGGCACTGTCTATTCAATTGCTGGGCAACAGAACTCACAAACAACAACAAGTGGTGCATTCTTGAATTTTACTGATACAAATTATTGGAAAAGTTCACAAGTTCTTGAGTTTGTCAAATTATTTGAGGCTGGTAATGTGGCAGATGACGCTGTATTTTTGTTTACAGATTTTTGGAATCCTGTAATCATCCAAATTGCGTATATGCGTGATTTGATGGGGACAAACTGGAAAATTCATAGCATTGCACATGCTGGTGCATATGACCCAAGTGACATTTTAGGTTATAAAATGCGAGAGGAATGGCCTCATGATTTTGAACGCAGTTTATTTTATGCTTGTGATGCAACTTACTTTGCTAGTGAATTTCATCGTGATATGTTCCTAACGAATTTAAATATTTCTTCTGAATTTCATCATAGGGCTGTATTCAGTGGACAGCCATATATGTATCTTTTTGACATTTTGTCTAAATACAATACAACAACTAAAACTGATACTATTATGTGGCCACACCGTTATAATGATGACAAACAACCTGAAATTGCAGAAGATTTAAGTGATATATTCGACGTATTCATCACACAAAAACATCAATTATCAAAAGATGAATATTATGCAAAACTTGCATCAAGTAAAATTGTTTTCAGTTGTTCATTACATGAGAATCTAGGTATGAGTATGATTGAAGGTTCGTTAGTTGGATGTATTCCTATTGTTCCTGATCGTTGTGCTTATAGTGAAATTTATTTTGATGAATTTAAATATCCGAGTGAATGGACAACATCATTTGATGCTTATGATAAGCACAAAGATGATATTATTGCATTCATTCAAGATAAAATTGATAACTATGATTATTATGATGCATTGCTATCGAAACAGATCACAAAAATTCAAAAATATATTTCACCTAACATTATGATTGAAAATATGGTAAGGAAAACAAAATGATTGATATTAAAAATTATATCAAGACAACAGAACAAACTATTGGTAAATTATCAGAACTTGAAACAGATATTCAAAAAGTCGCTGATATTTGCATTAAAGCATTAGATAACGGCAATAAAGTAATCTTTTGTGGTAATGGTGGTAGTGCAGCAGATTCACAACACCTTGCAGCTGAACTGATGGGACGATTTTTGAAAGATCGTCAACCATTGCCTGCTATTGCATTGACTGTAGATACTTCTGCATTAACTGCTATTGGTAATGACTATGGGTATGATGAAGTTTTTGCTAGACAATTGTCAGGTATTGGAACATTGGGTGATGTTTTGATTGGATTGTCAACCAGTGGAAATAGTAAAAATGTTATTAACTCATTCGAGACTGCTCGAAGAATGGGAATTCATACTGTTGGTTTGACTGGTATGAATATTGGTGCATTGGATGAATTATCAGATTATATGATCAAAGCCCCAAGTGATAAAACTAATCATATTCAAGAATGCCATATCACAATTGGTCATTTGATTTGTGCCATTATTGAGGATGCATTATTTTGAAACAAGCTGTCATATTATGTGGCGGCAAAGGAACACGTTTGGGTGATTTAACAGCGAACACACCCAAACCATTTCTTGATGTAGCAGGAAAGCCATTCTTAGATTATCTTATTCAAGATACTGTTCGTTATGGTTTTGAAGAAATAATTTTGTTGGCAGGGCATTTGGGCGACAAAATTTATAACTATTATCATAATAAAAAAATGAACCATGCTACAATAAAAGTAATCATTGAAAATACTCCATTGGGCACGGGCGGCGGATTAGTAAATGCGCTTGATTATTTGGATGATTTTTTTCTTGTCCGCAATGGCGATAGCTGGTTAGATGTCGATTTAACCAGCATGATGTCACCTGTTAAGGCTGGTATGATAGTTGCCGTAAGGCATGTAAAAAATGCATCTAGATATGATACATTGCAACTCGACGGTAACCTGATTACAAATTTTGTCCAACGTGATGATATTGCTACACCTAATTATATAAATGGTGGTGTTTACACTATTTGCAAAAGTATACTTCACGATTTGCCAACAAATACATTCATTTCCTTAGAAAATGATATCATGCCCAAAGTGGCACACGATCATCAAATGCAAGCGTCATTCTGTGATGCAGACGCATATTTCATTGATATTGGTGTGCCTGACGATTATGCATTAGCACAAACAGAATTGATATCGCATATCAAGCGGCCTGCCTTGTTTTTAGATAGAGATGGAACGTTAAATCATGATGATGGTTATACTCATCTGCCAGATGATTTGCGATGGATTGATGGGGCTAAAGAACTTATATTGGCTGCAAATCAAGCAGGATATTATGTATTCATTGTATCTAATCAAGCTGGTGTCAGTAAAGGTCATTTTAATGAGCACTATGTTCTTGATTTCTTTAGAGAAATGCAGTATAATTTATGTAAGGTTGGCGGACATATAGATGGCATCAAATATTGTATTGATAAAGATGGCCCTAGACGTAAACCAAATGCTGGTATGCTCAATGAATTGTTTGTTGAATGGAATATTGATATTGATCATAGTTTTATGATTGGTGATAAAGATATAGATGTTCAAGCTGCGAATAATGCAGGTATAGCAGGATACAAATTTAACGGAGGTAACATCTTCGAAAGCTTTAAGGATTTAATTAACAATGTATATAAGTAAAACCCCATTACGAGTTAGTTTTTTTGGTGGCGGGACAGATTATCCTGAATATTTTCAAAATAATCCTAGCGCAGTATTAGGCGGCACAATTGACAAATATATATATACTACTGCGACAGATTTGGCTCCATTTGCAATGCAAAAATATCGAGTCAGTTATCGTGTTGTTGAAGATTGTGACACTATTGATGAAATCTCACATCCAGTCATTCGTGAAGTCTTGCGTGAACACAAATATGATGTTCCAACTGGATTTTATACTGTGAGTGATCTTCCTGGTGGGACAGGCCTCGGTAGTTCATCTAGTTTTACAGTTGGATTTATTAATTTGATCAATCAACTCAAACATAATGATGCAGTATCTAATGCAGAAACCTTGGCGATTGATGCCATTCGTTTAGAACGAGATATTTTGAATGAAAATGTTGGGGTTCAAGATCAAACTCATGCAGCATATGGAGGCTTAGCACGATATGATTTTGCAATGAATAATGATCAAATTGATATTGCCCGCCAACCTCTAGAATTATCGGCATCACGAGCAGCAACATTAAATAGTTGCATGATATTAGTGTATACTGATATTGTGCGCCATGCAAGTAATATTTTATCTGAACAAATCGAACATACCAAACAAGGATCAAATGCATCATATCTAAGTACAATGTATGATATGGCAGCTGAAGGCAAATCAATCTTAGAACGTGATAGTGACGATATGGAAGTCATGAAAGAATTAGGCAACTTACTCAACCAAGGGTGGTCGTTGAAGAAAAATTTAAGTAATGGCGTGACAAATACAACTGTTGATGATATATATAATACGGGCATGGATATGGGCGCATATGGCGGCAAATTACTCGGTGCTGGTGGCGGCGGGTTTGTCATGTTCTTATTAGATCCTGCTTTGATCCCAGAATTTAAAAATGAGTTTGGATCTAATAATGTGATTTCTATCAATTTTACTGATAGTAAATCACATATTATAAAAGTCTAATCATAAATAGAGTTGTTACACAAAGGTAACAACATATAAAAACCATATACCGTGTAAGGAAGGAATAAATTATGGCATTTAATAAAAATAAAACTGACCCTGAGTTGGGTAAACAAATTCACAAACATTTAGTGGAATGTGGAGTAGAGACTCCAACAATTGACAGTGACCTGAACCGAACTGAAAAGATCACTGAAATCGAAAAACATTTCACTCAAATTATGACACTCCTTGGACTAGATCTTAATGATGACAGTCTAGTAGAAACTCCTAAGCGAGTAGCAAAAATGTATGTCAACGAAATCTTTTGGGGGCTTGATTATGAAGCGTTTCCTAAATGCACAGCCGTTGCAAATAAAATGAAATATGACGAAATGGTAATTGAACGAAATATCAATGTGCAATCAAATTGTGAACACCATTTTGTTGTAATTGATGGTTTGGCTACTGTTGGATATATCCCAGAAGATAAAGTATTGGGATTAAGTAAAATCAACCGTGTTGTTGAATATTTCGCAAAACGACCTCAAATTCAAGAACGTTTGACTGAACAAGTATATCATGCATTGCAGTATATTCTTGGCACAGATAATGTTGCAGTGGTTGTAGATGCATCACATTATTGCGTTAAAAGCCGTGGCGTAGAAGACACTGGGTCTAGCACTGTGACAAGCAAGCTAGGTGGCGCATTTAAAACTGATGCCTCGTTGCGTGGCGAATTTATGAGTATTGTAAATTCAAACAAATAAAATAAATCATGTGGTGCTGTATTATGCAGCACCATATACATTTTGATCGAATGCAACTTTAAGTAATGTAATAAGTAATATTGCAATAAAATCGTCTAGATGACGATCACAAACAATAAAGTTGGCCCACTAATGACCACAAATAAAGATCAAAAGTTACATGACAAATTCAACGACTTAAACGAGCAAATGGATATTCTGACGGAAATTTTAGATGTAATGTCTGAAAAAATGTTATATATCGAAAATGCAACAGCACAAATAAGAGCTGAAATTCAAAATGAATTGAATGATTTAAATGACGAGGAACCTGTTGACAATAGGAAAACTTAAAACAATCGCCGGACCTATGTATGCTGGTAAAACATCAGCCATACTACAAGAAATACTTTGGCTTAAACATTGTAATCATAATGTTTTGGTAATTAAACCAGATATTGATACTCGATATAGTGCAACACATATTGAAACACATAATAGATTAAGCTTTCCATGTTTTTCAATGAAAAACTGGGACCATGTAATTGACAATTACACATTAATGCCATATAATTATCATACTGTGGTATTGGATGAAATTCAATTCATGGAGCAAAATGCAACTATTGATAATGTCAATACCATGTTGTCAAATGGGGTTAATGTTATAGCAGCTGGGCTGGATCAAGATAGCCGAGGCCGCCCATTTGAAACTACTGCACTTTTACTTGCATTAAGTGACGATATATCTAAGATTCGATCTATATGCACTGTTTGTGGCAGAACTGCCACAAAAACGCAACGCAATGACGAAACATTAGATGAACGAGTACTGGTCGGCAGCGTAGGTATGTATGAACCTCGCTGCCTAGATCATTGGATTCCTAAATAAAGAGTATATTATGACTACATTACAACAATACAAAACAGACTTGTCTACTAACCAACTAATATATGCCCCTCATCCAAATTTAGAGAAACAAGTATTCTATTTTCAAGTTGATAAAGAATACCGTCAGGCTGTTCAAACACATATGACAACTCTGATGCGAACACATAATGGTGTTGGGTTATCTGCAAATCAAATTAATTTGGATGTGGCTGTAATTTGTCAAGAGTTACAAGGACAAATAGTCACCATGTTTAATCCACAAGTTGTTCATTTGAGTGCTGATAAAGTATTGATGACTGAAGGATGTCTAAGCGAGCCAGGACTGTTTTTAAAAATAAAACGTCCTGACATTGTATCTGCTAGCTGGGAAGATGTTGCAGGAAATACCATAACAGAAACTTTATATGGCATGGATGCTCGTGTTTTCCTACATGAATTTGATCACCTCCAAGGTATTATGTTCACTGATCGAGTCAGCAAACCAAAACTTGACTTGGCTAGGAAAAAACAAAAGAAACGAATGCAACGTGCTGCTAGACGGTTGATCAACGCAAATGGATAATCAAGATATAATTACTGCACAGATGCAACGATGTGAAAAGGATCCAAATACAATATATATTAGTCCAGCTCATTCTGAAGATATACAACGATTGTCACTTACTTTTAACGAAGTTCGTGGCGCAACGGAACGATTGTTAATTAATATATATGGTTTTTCAAAAACATCGTTTACACTTCAAGAGACCCCATTGACTGATTCAGATTTATATGTTAAAGTAAAATTTATAGATGAAGGGCCAGTTATGGCAAAGCTACAAGGATTATTAGTATGACATGTTGGACTACATTATTTTATGCAGGACAGGTTGTCCTTACGCTAGGATTTGAAGGTGAAACTGGCCAAATTAATTGCCATGCATTGGCTGATGAAATTCGCGCAGATATTGCAAATGTATATGCAGATCCTGACGTTAAAGATGAATTGAAATATAGCATGTTTCCTGACCAATCATTGTTTAAAGTAGATACCTTGCCATCACGGCCAGAAATCGCAGATCAATATAAGCGTAAATAAAAAATAAAAGACGATCCATTTTAAAGATCGCAAGTTCAAAAAGGAGACTCCATTGTTTGGAGCAAACGCAATTACAGGGCGGAAATATTTTAAAGATTATGCTACTGACGTATTAAAAGTTCGAAGTATATTTTACACAATCCAAGGCGAAGGTCCATTGATGGGGAAACCTGCGGTGTTCATTCGCCTATCACATTGTAATTTGACATGTCATTTTTGTGATGCCTTTTTCGAGCAAGGTGTTGATATGACATTCTCAGAAATTGCAGACAAGATTTCTGAAGAATTACCTGAGAATGTATCTACATCTAACATTGTGATTACTGGCGGCGAACCAATGCTGCAAAAGAATATCCTATCATTCATTGATTTTATGCGAGAAACTGATTTAGATCTATTAGATTTCCAAATCGAAACAAATGGAATGCTATGGGTTGACGGTATCGAGGATCGAGCTATCATAGTGGTCTCACCTAAATGCAATGAAGATAGTGCTGGGAATCCTACATCATATAAAAAAATTCATCCTAAAGCATATAAACATGCAGATGCTTTGAAATTTTTAATTGATGCTGACCCAACTGATGTATATCATAATATACCTGATTGGGTTACAGAAGATGATACTGCTCGTGTATACATTAGTCCAATAAACAAATATTACACTGTCCCAACAACCAAAATTGAAGGCGAATTGTCAGGAGATGATGCAACTGATGGTAAATTGGTTCCTGATGAGGTTGCTAGTTTCTGGGAAGGCGGGTTATTTGATACTGATGCTAATCGTATCAATCATGAATATGCAGGGCAATATGCATTGAAATATGGTTATCGTGTTAATTTGCAAATGCATAATTTTCTTGCGCTAGCCTAAACTGTTACACTTATTATCGGATATGACATTGATTACTTCATTATATAATATTGGGTCTGGTCGTTCACATTATATGAAAAAATTGACATCTAAATGGAATGAAGTTTTACTCAATTTTCATTCTATTTTTGATAGTTCATTCTTAACATCCCGTCATAACTCAACAATTATATTTGATTATCTATCCGATAATGGTAGTTTATATATTCGCCCCTCTCATAAATTAAATATGCCGATGTTTACATCAAAACCTGATCTTATATTGCAACGTGCTGATTATAGATTGCAACGTGCTTATGAATTGAACACCATTTGCCCGCCTGAGTCATTATGTAATGAAATTACAAGTTTTAATGTATCTATGTTGAAATCACGGAATAATAAAACATTGCCGAGTGGTAGAACAACAATAGATACATATATCAAAACAACAAAACCAAACTTTAAACAGTTTGGAATTTAAAATTACTAAATTGTATCAATATTGATACAAAAAATTAAAAAATTAGTGTCAAAATTAACTGTATTATGCTATTGGGCCAATTAAATTGGTAAGTATAGGTGTAGACAGTAACACGCAGTTAATGCATTGATTACAATGCAGATTGTATTTATGGTCATTTGGCACCAAATATGTCCTATTAGGAGAATATTGAATGGCAGATAACACATTTGATAATTGGTTCAAAATCGAAGAAATTCATGAAGTAATTAATACCCGTGCTGAGTTGCTAGCAGAAATCATACATGATGCAGAAACTGGCCAAGCAACACTTGAACAAAATCATGCAGCAATTACGTCGCTTTTAGAGGAAGCATATGCATTGGGGAAATCTAATGTTTAAATGGTGGAAAAAATTAAAAGCTAATAAAATTAAAGATGAAAATCAACGAGAAAAAGAATTGGCCAATATTGATAATGTTCCGTGGGTTAAAGTTATCAATGTAGAATTTGCTGATGTTAGGAATCCAGGATCAGGATATTTTGAACTTGATTGGAATAAAGCATTTGTTGCCCAATTGACCGAGGCTGGCTATAGTGGTCGTCAGGATGAGGATATAGTAGACATGTGGTTTACTGATTTATGTCGTGGCGTAGCGAAAGATATCCCGGAGTAACCAATGTATGATAAACGTCTATTTCAAGATTGTACATATTATAGTGAAGAATTAGGCAATGCATACCGTTGTCTGTATCAGCTCAAAGCATCTGGTGCAAATAAACAAGCGATTGCAGCACAAAAAGCACAAATTAAATCAGGCAAACGAAAGCTGAAGAATGTCATCTCGAGGAATGAAGCAAACAATTAATCAATCATATTCAAATTGGGGCGATGGGCCAGAGTTTGCTAGACTCGAAGCCCGCGCCAATACGTTTGATATTTTGATTACACTTGACAAATTGGAATCAGAAGTGTATTCTGATAGGAACTTTACTTTAGCCAACAAATTGATTGAAGATGCAAGAAGAAGATTTTTTTAGTCCTATTGCGAATGCAGAACGATATTTTAAACAACATTATGGTCATTGTATAGATAATTCAAAATTTGACATTTATTTTACACGATGGTTGTCTATACATTTTGGAATTACTGTTTCATTTGATATCGATAGTTTGTTTAAAAATTCTAAAGAGAAGCCTTGGCGGCAATTTGATCCGTATTGTAATTGGATGCTGTCAACATGGCATGATCAAGAAAAAGCAATGTTATTCAAAATGAGATTTACATGATTCACCCTAGTGTTACAGTACAGCTAAGACATTATTATAATATTGCTCATAAGTTATCAAATGAGCATGGTATTGAATGCGGGAGAGAGTTGCTCCCGTCAATGTTTGGCGCTATAATGGATAGTGACATACAACGATTACAAAAAGTCTTTAAGCAGTTTAAAGAGATTGAAACAATTTACATATTACACGAGAATGTTAAATGAAACAAATGATAGTTATAAGATCTGATTTGAATATGGGGGTTGGAAAAACCGCTGTTCAAGTTGCTCATGCGAGCATGAAATCACTTTTGGAAAATATCGACCACCCTGCTATTAAAGAATGGTTGGCAGGTCCTTTTACCAAAATTGCTGTCACTGTAGATTCAGAAGAAGCGCTACATGATGTAATGAACAATGCGAAAGAGGCGGGGATCATAGTTGCCGATATTATTGACGCTGGCCGAACAGAGTTCAACGGTGTTCCGACGCTAACTTGTGCAGCAATTGGACCAGCAACACATGAAGAACTATCTCCTATTACGGGGCATTTGAAATTGCGATGACCTATAATGAAAATTCTGATATTTTAAAGCAAATAGTAGATGCTAAATTAGATGAGTATCCTATTTTGATTAATTTCAATGACATTAATGATACTGATTACCATCAACGCCATTTTAAATGGCGGGAATATCATAAATTTTGTGAAGAAAATAACATTAAGTTTGATTGGATTGGTGGTAGATTCAAATACCAAATTGCAGTCAGAACATATGAAGATTATTTACTAATCAAATTATATTTTGATAAAGCGGATATTGATCCTGCAAGCAAATTTGATTTTGATTCAGTGTAATACATTGACTTTTTTGACTAAATTTAGTAATATATAGATTAAAGATATAGAAACAACATTCACTGTATCTATATTACATACACAAAGGATTTTTATGACATATGTATTAATTGACGCTCAAAACATGTTTTTTAGAGCAAGGCACGTCGTTAGAGGCGACGATATCGAAACTAAAATTGGCATGGCTATGCATATTCTATTTTCAAGCATCAACAAAGTATGGCGAGACTTCAATGGCTCACATGTTGTTTTTTGTTTTGAGGGTCGTAGCTGGAGAAAAGATTTTTATACTCCATATAAAGCTAACCGCAAAGTCAAGCGGGATGCAATGACACCTGCGGAGATGGAAGATGACACGCGATTCTTTGAAGCTTTTGATAAGTTTAAAGAATTTCTAAGAACAAAAACAAATGCAACAGTGTTGCAAGCCAAAGGGTGCGAGGCGGATGATTTTATCGCTCGTTGGATTCAAAATCATCCTGACGATAACCATGTCATCATTAGTTCTGACAGCGACTTCTATCAATTAATTAGTGAGAATGTGTCACAATATAATGGTGTATCAAACCAACACATTACATTAGATGGAATTTTTAATGATCGCGGTGCGCCTGTAATTAATAAAAAAACAGGCGAACAACAGCATATTGGTGACCCAGCTTGGTTGCTATTTGAAAAATGTATCCGAGGCGACTCTAGTGATAATATTTTCAGTGCTTATCCAGGAGTGCGGGAAAAAGGAACAAAAAATAAAATTGGAATGCGACAAGCATTTGCTGACCGTAACGGCATGGGATTTGACTGGAATAATTTCATGCTGCAAAAATGGATTGATCATAATAAAGTTGAGCATGTTGTCAGGGATGATTACGTCCGTAATCAAAAATTGATTGACCTTACTGCTCAACCAGATGACATTAAAGCAACTCTTGATACACATATTGTTGAAGCAGCGGCAGCCCAACCTAAAGGGCAAGTCGGATTACATTTTATGCGATTTTGCGGAATCAATGATCTTGTAAGATTAGGTGAACAAGCTGAAGATCATGCCAAATATCTAAGTGCTGCCTATGCAACTAAAGAAAACTGAAGTTGATGGCAGAAACTAGACAAAAAGCAGTTGAAGTCGTCCCGGACAAATTGTGGATTCTTTATGATCAGTCAGGAACGAAAACAGGTGTTCTGCGGTCGTCAAGTGACGACCCAGACTGGCTCTTTGAATATTCTAATGAAGATGGAACCATTGCACATGATATCAAAAATGGCAACATTGATGAATTATTCATTTTCGAGAAGAAAACAGAACCAAGCAGTTGGGACCAAGAACAGGTATTCGGATATCCTATTCCTGAAATTGACATATATAATATACAACAACGGGAGTCATTACCATGCTATACAAAATCTCAAAGCAGTGGAATTTTTTTTGTAGCAGGGTTCTTTGGCATTAATTTTGATAATGGCGGATGGATGGAAAGTTTTAATCCAAAATTATCTACATTACAAAAATATGAATTTATTGGACCATTCAAAACAGAACTTGACATGCAATTAGTGATCCAACGCAAACAACGAAATTATGATTAAATTGATTACCTCCAGCTAAATAATTAAAGCTAGCGTTAATGGAGATAAGCATATGGCAAGACCAAAGCCAAGAGTATTATTAGAATACACAGATAGAAGTTTTCGAAGCGAACAAGTGCTTGCCGCAGAGGCAATCTACGCTGTTTTTTATCAAGGTCAAGCAATAAATTTAAAAAGTTTCAATAGTTTAGTAGATACCCCTGGGGCAAAATACAAAAAGACTAGTTTCAGTAATGAAGCACATTGTTTAAACTTAGCTGCACGACTAAATGATAAATTCAAAACAACTGATTTTACAGTTGTAAAATTGACAAATGGTGAACTAGTTGACAACGAAAAAACTAACAAGCGAAATAACATCATATATCAACCAAGAAATCGCCCAACATCAAGATAACACTATTAGGCAAATGTTTGGTAATCGTAATTATGATGTCAGTGACTATTTCTTTCAACCTGATAGTTTAAGATTACGATCGACAGGATTCCTGTTGCTCAAAGAATTCTTCGACCACGAAGAATTTATCCATACCCGTGGGTTTTATACTGGTGAAATATTAACACTATCAAAAAATATGAATGCTCCATTTTATATTAACCAATCAAAAATTGTATTATTTGACAACCAAAATATTGTTATGTGTAAGATTTCTGGAAGTGTAGCTGATTGGTTAGAAAATATGTCTTGACTATGCCCTGATATCTCTATATATTATAACTAAATAAACAACATGCAAAAGAATGCATACTGAAGGAAATGGTGTTATGAATGTAGATCAAAATTTTAAAAACTTTGCAAAGAGCTTGGTTCCGTCGCAAAAATATATTGATCCAGAAACTCTGCGCCGTGCAAAAGCATGGTATAATGATTTTGCAGGTCAACATGCCGTTAAAATGACTGACGTTGAATTGGTGGAAATTTATACGGAACTCCATTAATCCGTTAACAATTAATAACATAAAGGCGCTTTAATTAGTGCCTTTTTTCTTGACTAGTAATACTCTTTACTTTATATTATGATGTGAACAACGGAGATATACAATGTCCAACCAACAAGTTGCACAAATTATCCTGGATCAACTCGGTGGTCGTCAATTCTTGCTTCTAGTAGGCGGTAAAAATCTTGTGTCACTAACTGATGGCGGGCTTGCTTTCCAGTTTGGCACTGGTTCCAAAAACAAAGCTAACCGTGTTCGTGTTGAATATGATTACGGCAGCGATACTTACAATGTCGAGTTTGGCAAAATTCGCAAGATGGAATGGAACACTGTTTCGCGTCATGAAGGCATTTATGCAGATATGCTGCAAGACCTGTTTACTTCCGAAACTGGATTTTACACCACCCTTCATTAAGAGTTAAAAATGAAACTTTGGAAACTTGAATACTTTTCAATTGGAACTGGAACTCATTTGTATGGGTTGTGGGAAGGGATGCCATCCCTTGAGCAAATTTGTCAGGCCGCTGATGTATCTGAAGATATTGCTTGGCGAATTGTTGACGACAAAGATGAAGATTATTCACTATATGAAATCGAAATTCCAAAAGGAATGTTTTAAATGTTTGAAGCTGAAATCATTATGTAAAAAAACTTAAAAAAACTTGAAAAACTTGTTGACTTAGTTCAATAGATATTGTAATTTAACTATACAGACACAGACAAAGACATTAACAGGAGAAAAAAATGTCAGTAACTGAAAACCATACCGTGCGTTTGTCCGAAGCCAAGCGATATATTAATCACGCAAGTGTAAAGCGCAAGCGTCCTGTAATGATTTGGGGTCCTCCAGGTATTGGTAAATCCGAAATTGTTGAATCCATTGTACATGATTTCGAAGCAACTGGCAAAACTGCCAAATTGTTTGATATGCGTTTGAGCATGTGTGAACCTACAGATATTATGGGTATCCCATTCTTCGATAGCAATGCTGGCACTATGCGTTGGGCTCCACCTGCTTTGCTGCCAACGGCTGCTGATGGCGAAAAATATGACCAGATTGTTCTGTTCTTGGACGAACTTAATGGTGCTGCACCAGCTGTGCAGGCGGCTGCATATCAGTTGATTCTCAACCGTAAGGTTGGTGAATACGACTTGCCAGCTAACGTTGCTGTTGTTGCTGCTGGTAACCGTGAAACTGACAAAGGTGTTACATATCGTATGCCTAAGCCACTTTCCAACCGCTTTGTTCACTTTGAAGTAACACCAAACTTCGAAGATTGGGTAAATTGGGCAACTGACAATGGCATTATTGCTGATGTTGTAGGTTATCTTACACACAAGAAAGCAGACTTGTTTAAGTTTGATCCTCGCAGCCCAGATCATGCTTTCCCGACTCCACGTTCTTGGACGTTTGTTTCGGAACTGTTGCAAGACACTGACGGGTTCAGTGAAGGCGAACTGACTGATATGATCATTGGCACAATTGGCCAAGGTACTGCAATTAGCTTTGCTGCCCACCGTAAAGTGAGTGCATTGTTGCCCGATCCAACTTTGATCCTTAAAGGCAAAGTAACTGAACTGAAGACTAAAGAAATCAGCGCTATGTATTCGCTTGCTACTAGCTTGGCATACGAATTGCGGACTGCGCATGATGAAATTGGTCGTACTATTGACCGCCAAACAATGGATACTTACATTGACAATACTTTGGGCTTTTGGTTGGAACACTTTGAACCAGAAATGTCCGTTATGTCGTTCCGTATGATGGTTAAATATGGAATCAAATTTAATATGAAAGACATTCCTAACTGGCGTGTATTTTACGAACGTTACGGCGATTTGGTCCGTCACGCATAGGCAATGGTTTGCCGAACTCAACGGGGCTTTCGGGCCCCGTTTTTTTTTAATAAAAAGATATTCAAATGACATCACTATCTAATATTCGTTTGAAAATGTGGGAACGCCATTTTCCAGGTTGTACATCAGAATTTATGGATATTTTTGGCACTGAACTTCCTACACTTCAAGATGTGGCTAAATGGAAAGCTACTTGGGTCGAATCAACAGACAATTGTACTACTATAACTGGTAATGCTTCTAACTTACTAGCGAGCCCGGGAATTCGTGAGCATATTCACCAAACTTGCTTTTCGTTAGGGATACATCCATATTATTGGGAATATTGGAAAGAACGCACGTATCAAAATTATGATGATTATGATTATAGTTGTAATGAAGGTGAAATTATTATTACACCAAAATGTTCATTTTATTATGACAGTCATCTAATAATGTTTAAAATGGCATGGGACATTTGAAGAATAAATCAACAGAAGAAATATTATTTGATATTTTTGGGACACCTAATCCGTCCAAATCCGCGGTAGCTAGATGGCGGCGGAGTTGGCGGGGTTCGGATCAATTTGTTAAAGTAAGCAGCTATACCACAGGTATCAAAATAATCTTAGAATCAGAAATCAATTCATTATATTATCAGCTCATCAATAAAACTGACGAACATGCAAATAATTATTTTTGTATTGTATTTTTCAAAGAAGAAGACGCAGTTTTTTTCAAACTTCATAATGACATTGCTTGACAACTTAGCCTAAATGCATTAATATGAAATAGTATTTTAATAGAGGTATGACATGACCGTAAAGAATCAACAAGTAACACAACATGAAGGCAAGTCCTTCATGACCAAAGAAATCACTGATGAAATGCTGGCAGAAGCTAAAGATACGCTAATTAAAGCACGTATGTCTTTGCTGTTTAAACACCCGTTTTTCGGGCAGTTGGCATTGCGTCTGACATTGGTTCCTTCAAACCGTGACTGGTGCCCTACTGCGGCAACTGATGGTAAAAAATTCTATTACAATCCTGCGTTCATTACTGAACTTGATCGTAAAGAAAATGTGTTTTTGGTTGGCCATGAACTTGGTCACTGCATTTATGAACACTTCTTGCGCCGTGGTGACCGTGACCCTAAAATGTGGAACATTGCTGGTGACTATGTCATCAATAACATGTTGGACACTGAAATGGTGAACAAGGGCGATTATGCCCGTGTTATCACATATGTAAAGCCATTCCTTGATCACAAATATGACAGTTGGACAACTGAAGAAGTTTACGATGATTTGATGGAACAAGCTGATGGCGGTGGTTCTCCTGAAGATGATGGTGATTTGATTGATGTCCATATTGATATGGACGGAAATGGTAATGATGACAGTAACGGTGATAATGCCGGCGGCGGTGGTTCTGGAAACGGGCAAGAAGGTGATGGCGACGGTCTTGCTGGACGTCCTGGACAGTTGACAGAAGAAGAAAAGAAACAACTCCAGCATGAAATGAAAGATGCGTTGATTCAAGCGGCACAAAGTGCTGGCGCTGGCAATGTTCCTGGCAACATCAAGCGAATGATTACTGAGCTGCTCGAGCCACAAATGGATTGGCGTGAAATCATCCGCGCTCAAATTGAAAGTTCGATCAAAAGCAATTTCACTTGGATGCGTCCAAACCGTAAAGGTTGGCATATGAGTGCGATCCTGCCCGGTATGGACCGCGATATGCAAATCGATGTTTGTATGGCTATTGATGTTTCGGGCTCGATTAGCCAAACTATGCTAACTGAATTTGTAAGTGAAGTAGCTGGCATTATGGAACAATACGATGATTATCGTATCCGTATTTGGTGCTTTGATACAGAAGTTTCTGGTTACGATGAATTCACAAGCGATGACGGGCGTGACATTCGTGAATATGAAATTACTGGTGGCGGCGGAACTGATTTTGATGCCAACTGGAAATATATGAAACATAATGAAATTGAACCCGATCAATTCATTATGTTTACTGATGGCCAGCCTTGGAATAGCTGGGGCGATCCCGACTATTGTGACACTGTTTTCCTTATTCATACCAAATATGGTAAACCAGTGGCGCCATTTGGGCAATCCGTTTATTACAATGAAAAATCGTAATGCGGTGGTTCAATGATAAATCAATACCAGAAGCAGATATGCTGCTTCTGGCAGGGACCGAGCTAATGGCCAAGTTGTTGAGCAACAGACTAGTCATTGTATATGACTCTCAAGATACACCGGCTACACCATCAGAATTGGGATTATATCACAATGATATAACCGGCATGTATCATTATCGCAAGCTTACTAATTCAAAAGATAATTCACCACAATTGATTGAAATCCTTTTTGAAAACAATGTCGACCGTATATTGGTCGAAGAACATTTGAGCCAATATAAACTCGGCCAAATGTAGTAACATTTATTCCTGATAAATAAAAGCAGTAGATAATTATATCACGCATCATATATAATGATGCCACAGTTTTCAGGAGATAATTAATGTCAAACACACCACAATCGGTTGAATCTGACAATACATTCGAACAAAATGTCCCCGAATTGGGTATGCAAGATATTGCAATAACTGTTCAGCTATTGCATTTAGCCATCAAGCGCGGGGCATATGAGCCACAGGAATTGGCTACTGTCGGAATCACGTATGAAAAATTAAATACATTCATGCAACATCAAGCACAAATACAACAGGCTGCTCGAGTAAATCAAGAAGGAGGTGCATAATGGCACACAAACATATTGGACAAATTGCAAACACAGGTCGTCGTTGTGTTGTAGTATTTAGAGAAATTTATGACGATAAAGGTAATGTCATTGATGACAAACATTGTTTGGTTTTTGAAACTGATACATTGCCAGATGCTGAACACCAAGATTTGATGAAAATTATTGAAAGTGAGCCAGCACAATCAGCCAGTGAACTATATAATGTTCTAGCCCGCACACGTCTTGGCAGCGGCATTATTGCATTGAATTGGCTAGTATCAAGTCAACGCTTGCGAAAATTCCCTACCAACAATGTTATGTTGACTCCTGACTCAAATACAGTTATTGGCTTAGACAAGATAAATAAAATTGTGAAGATGCAACAATCAGGAGCATCACAACAAGATATCGAAACTGTATTACAAGATGACACTGATCTGCCGCCTAGGCAAATTAATCAAGTTGTAAATGATGTTGATGATTCTGTAGTTGTCCCTGATACTGCAACACCAGAGACAGGCGGGGAAGGCGTGCTAGACGATGCAGCAATTGCAACCAATTATATCGCACAAGCAGAATCATTTGAAGCACAAGCGAAGGAGCTCAGAGAGCAAGCCATCGTACTAGACCCATCATTAGCGCCAAAACCAAAGCCTAAGGCAAAGCGTCAGCCGCGCAAAACTACACAGAACACGCCTGCAAACAATAAAGCGTAAAAAATGGCAATATACCAAAAAGACAGGGATTTTCATAAACTATTTACTGAATTAGATGTTGACGTTATCCCTCTTCGTTTCATCAAGGACATTATATGTATCTTACAAGATGGAACAAAGGTTACATTAGATGAAAGTGATTTTAACTCAAATGCATCGAATGAAACACACATAGAAATGTTAATTAAAGAATTGGATTTTTATGAAGTTATTGCAGATTTGAAAATTCGAATAGATTTTGACCAACTTGCCGATGATGTGCATACTGAAGTTGATAAAATTTTGAGTTATAAAAAAATATGATTCACGCAATACTAGCTTGTGATAGCCAAGGCGGCATCGCCCGAAATGGTGTAATGCCTTGGCCCCACAACAAAGAAGATCTACAACATTTTAAAAAATTGACAAGTCATGCTTGTGTGGTAATGGGAAGAGGAACTTGGGAAGCACCTGACATGCCGACGCCATTACCACACAGACAAAATTATGTTGTTACATCCAATCCAAATTTAAAACTATCAGGCGCTAACATTATATCACACGATGTGATAAACAACTTGACATTCCTTGCAAAAACTAATAAAGTATTTGTAATTGGTGGTGCAAAATTGTTTACAGATGTAATTGACCAAATTGGTATTTTTCATCTTACTCGGATTTCGGGTGATTATAACTGTGATACATTTTTACCATTAGATTTGATAAATCAGAAATTTGAATTGATTGATGCTATTCAAATTGATGGCTCTACTGTTTTTGAAACTTATATTGCAAGGAAAGCATATGACATTTATTCCCGTTCAAACATTCGATAATGACGGCACTGTCGAAGTTCTAATCAAAAAAGAAAAAGTTCTAGAGAGTATTGATACATCTAGTGTAGATACATCTAATGGTCGCAATCTTGTAAAAGGTAAGGCACGAATTAAAAACAAAAATGGCGTGTTGTCTCGTGATGATTTGACACCATATTCTACATTGACAGATGCAGAACAATTTGTTTTGACCCCTGATGAAGTATTTTGGTTTGTTAGTTCTCCACCAATGCGATTTATTGCACCTGAAGCTTTGAATGCTGCAAAAATTTCACGGGCCATGGCAAATATTTCCACCATGTCAAAACATGGATTCGGAAATACAGTAATTTATAATCCTGTGTTCTCTGATCAAATTGAAGAAGCAAAGGTCGCACAAAAAGAAAAAGAAGTGCATTGTGACCCTAATGACCTTGAAAAAACTATGACTATCAAAGAACCATATTTCAATGAAGATGTAGAATTCATTGAACATCCGAACGCGCCTGATGATTGCGTATTGGTGCTTTACCGTGGTTCTGAAAAGACGGACCAACCGTTGATCTATATTGATGGGGAAGGGCTGCTATTGAACAATAGTTTGTCTGACGTCGGCAATTTCGGAAAATTTGTACGACTTGCATAATATAGACACTTACCCTCGATGTGGTAATAAAATACAATGGATAGCAGAATCTGCTATCCATTAAACAAAGAAAAATAATATATGAATGAATACTTAACTGCATTAAGAACAATATTAGAGAATGGCGAACTAAGAAAAAATAGAACTAATTTCGATACTATAGGAATTTTTGGTTATCAATCTAGATATGATTTAAGATCAAGCTTTCCTGCAATAACAACGAAAAAGCTTGCTTGGCGCCCTGTGGTTGCTGAGCTATTATGGTTTTTAGAAGGCAGCACTGACGAACGACGTTTGGCTGAAATTCAATTTGGAACAACTGATATTTCAAAACAGACAATTTGGACAGCAAATGCAGATAATCAAGGAAAGGCGTTGGGATATCACAATGACGATGAGTCCAAACAATTAGGTCCGATTTATGGTTATCAATGGAGAAACTTCGGCGGAGAAAGCTGGGACGAGCATAATCATAACCCGTGTCATGGAGTTGATCAAGTTAAAACTTTGATTAATACACTGCGTGACGACCCGCATAGCAGGCGACACATATTGTCTGCTTGGGACGCGCGGCAAGTTGATAAAATGGCGTTGCCGCCTTGCCATGTTATGTCTCAATTTTATGTAAACAACAATAATGAATTGAACTGTCAATTATATCAGCGAAGTGCAGATTTCGGTTTAGGCGTGCCTTTCAATATCGCCAGTTATTCATTATTGACGCACATGTTAGCACAATTGACAGGACTTGAAGTCGGAGAATTTATTCATACAATTGGTGATGCACATATCTATACCAATCATGTTGCTGCAATTGAAGAACAATTGACCCGTGAACCATATGTAGGCCCAATCCTTGAAATGCCTGAGTTTTCTACATTGGATGATATATTGACAACATCTGTAGAAGACTATAAATTATTAAATTATAATTATCACCCACATATCAAAATGGATATGGCAGTATAATTTAGTTTATATTTCAATAGGTTAAAATTGCTATGAGACACTGAAAACGGCTTGGAGATGCATCCAAGCCGTTTTCATGCATAATGCCCAGTCATATCAGTTTGATTAAATATTCACATGCTGGTCAAACATTTGTTTAAGCCATTCAAAATCATTGATTTTATTTAAGATATTTGGTTTGTTTGCATATCTAAGGCCAAAATCTTTACCTTGATTTGCTCCTATCAATGCAAATTTACCATAAAGTCTATCCGCGCCATTTTCACACCAACATTTTAATCGATATGATGATTCATCCAATTCATTGTTTGGGATAATGCCGCTTGATAGTTTCACACATTCTCTGAATGCTGATTTCCAAGTATTGAACGGATCAGTATTAAATGCAGTAATATTTGAAATTTCAGATTTCAAAACAAATGGTGCACCAATTGTGGTTGCCATATCTACTGACCAAGTCTTAGCTGACAATAATTTTTGTTTTGGAAATAATTTAACGCCGCCATATCCATAAATCAAATCATTTATAGGATTTCGCGATTGCCATACAAATACACATTCAGTTTCAGGTATTGTTTCATATACCTTATTTGTATATCGAGGCGTGAATTTAAAGTCAAAATCTTCTTGAATGACAGCGTCAGCATCGACTATATAAAAATGTGATGTGTTACTTTGTCTTGCACATTCTAAGTGTGCATTGAATATGCCAGTTATGCCATTTACACGTTTCGCATTTGATGCGAATAATTTTAATATTTCAAAATTATCGTCTGCACCTGGCTCATTATAACTCAAGAAAAAAATGTCAAGCATCTAATTGTCCGTTCTGTATAATATACAAATCAAAAAGAGGCTTGACATTTTTACTGTGACATCATATTATGATGTTGGAATTGACGGGCAGTAGCCCTTCAAACGCTCTACAACAACTTCAGGATCAGTGACTGTAGTGCGGTAGCGCATCAAGTAATCAAGCATTTTATTTGATTCTGTTGCTGATACTTCTTGTTCTGCAACAACTGCACGATATACATCGAACGGGTTTTGTGAATCAGCAACTGCAACTCCTGCAGTCATTACAAGTGCGAGGGTGAGCATAGTAGTTTTCATTTCTTTTCTTTCTATATATATTGGTTGTGTTATTTATATTATTCAATATATGTGTTAAATTTGAAAAGTCAAGCCTTTTTTGTAATTATTTTTGATTCTTTTATAGAAAGTTCAGGAAATGTGTTTTTTATATGTTCTGAATCATAATATGAGTCACTTATAGATTTCAATTGCGCATAGTTAGTGATTCTATCTTGTTTACTTGGTGAACGAGTTACAATGTCATCTACACTAATTTGTTTATCAAATTTTTCATCAAACAATAAAATATCTAAATTCGGATCCCCTGATAGATCTTCATAATAAACATATGTCGGATCAATAAATTTATACTTATTTGTATGTAATTTATTGTAATCTGTCAAGACATCATTTAATTTTGAAATGAATGTAGTCTCATCTAAATGCACTGGACGACTATGATTATCATAGAATGTCCATTCTTCAGTTGTTTCTGCTAGAATAAGACTACATGCTGTTGCAAATAAATCTTGTCTCAATAATATAATTGTATCTAAATCAAGTGCCCGCAATCTATCCAAATCTTCAGAAGATAGAAAATCAAGCATAGTGATATGATTTTTGATTACCAATGGCTCGGTATGTGATTCAATATAATTTAATCTATATGCTATCAATTCTTCTGATGTTGTGCTGTCAACCATCCCGTAAATATTGAATGGGTCATTGAAGGATAACTCATCTTTCACGTAGCACTCTTGCTCAGGATTATTTTTAATCCGTAACATGTTATATAAGTATGTGCTTCCAGATCTTGCTGATGATAAAATATGTATGTGGGTCATTTGTTTTCCATGTACCATTGTTTTAGTTCGTTCAACTCAGGAATTACATCATATGTAGATTCATTGCGCAATTTATCCAATTCGTCAGTTGCAATGAACATATTTCTGAGTGACTTAAGATTTGTTTGTTGTGCATACATGAAATCAATTGTTCCTTGTATCAACAAATTATCTTTTATTGCGTCGTCGCAAAATTCAGTAGTCAGCCATTCCATGTGTTGATTCAAATTAGCTGCTACTTTGTCTTTAAATACCTTAGGTAATATTCCAATATTATACATATCAGGTGTTTGTAAATTATTCATCCATAATTGACCAGGGCCGATTATGTCTTTTTCAATCCAAGAGCGATGTAACTCTGTAAATGCAAACATGTTATATATTTGTATTGTAGGAGAAATTTTTAAATATACATGTGGCGCATCGTTCTTAATTCTGATAGCATTCGCTTCAATTTCATTCCATTTGGTATCTTTTCTTACCAGTTCGCCGACCTTCCCCATTGCATCTACACTTAAAGCACACACCACTTTATCAAATTTATTCCAATAATCAATTACATCATATTGTTTAAATTTCAATTTAGAGCCATTTGAATTATATCTTAATTTGAGTTGTGTATTACCACAATCCAGTAGCCTATCTAATAATATATAATGTTCATCCATTATTAATGGTTCGCCACCTGCAAAATATATTTCCTGTAATGATGTCAAGTTAGGGGTCAATTGGTCAATCATATCACTATTGGATTGTGATGCATTAATTACTCTTGCTGCTGGTTTCGGGGCGTTTGGTTTTAATGCAATTTCATCATCATACCATTTACTACTGGCGAAAAAGCCACACGAACGACAACGCATATTACATAGATTTGAAAACCGAATATCCACATTGATTATTTCTGTTTGAATATCATTTAAAATCTTTGGTGCAACATGGTTATGATAATTTTCAATACTGGTAATACGATTACTGGTATGATATTTTTGCTCAGCACGATAACATGATTTGCATTCAGCCAATGGCTGATCATTTAATAATGTCTTTCGTCGTTGTGCAAAATCATCTTTCCATATCTTAGATATTGGTTTATCATCAATATGTGCTATTGGTTTGAATTTATGATTTGTCACACAACATGGTCTGACATTACCACCAGTATCCACATGTAATTGTGACCACAAATGAGGACAGTATGTAGTGGTATTGTCGATCATTTCTTGTGGTGATGCACCCTTTGCAATAAGCTGTTTGATTTTAGGAATATAACACCCGTCATTCGCAATCAAATTGGTAACATCAATTTGACCTAGGTTATATTTCATACTATGGGTTTCGTAAATGTCTTTCAATGCATCATAGTTGGTTACTTGTTTTTGTTTGTCTTTAAATTTTGTTTGAGGCAGCTCATATTTCTCTTTAGATGGCAATGAAAACAACAATCTATCTTTAGCAGGATCGAACGTCAAATCTTCATAAAATATTACGTGATCATATTTTATTCCTAATTTATTTTCGATACAATTAGATACATCTGCAAATCTAAAATCAATATTGTGTTTAAAACTTGTTTCATCTATAGTTAATTTATCAAGTCCATCTGATGGTTTAGACCATACATTTGATTGTTGGGCAATGGTATGACTTAATGTTTGCTCAAACATATCTTTTCGGAGTAAACAAATAGTCATATCAAAATCAATTTCTTGAATCTGATTTAATAATTGTTGTTCCATTTGTTCTAGTTGAAAATAATGTGATTTGATGACGAACGACGAATCAATATTTAAAGCATCAAATCTCCGCTGCCAAATTGATTTAATAGATGATTGTTCTAATTTGTTATAGTCTAAAAATGGCTCATTATAAGTGTTAGCTGTATATAACCCAAATAATTTACATAGATAGGTGCTGCCGCTTCTAACTTGACTAACTATTTGTATTTTCATAAGCGTATCTCAATTCTGGAAAAATAGACAATAAGTCTTCATTACGTATATTATTTAACAAATTATTGTATTTAAAAAACTGTGTTGCATTAGTATTATCAGTCGATGTATCAAGCATCATATTTTTTAAGGCAGACATGCTGGCATACGCTCGTCCATGGTGGTCAATATTCTGCAAATCATACATGTTAACATACTTATCAATTTTTGTTATTATATTGTTTTTATCCTGTCTTGGTAAAATTGATGCCCGCATGTGTGATGGATCGAGCAATAAATTCAAATCAATTCTGTCAGGAGTAACCCATTGCTTGTTTAACCAATCATCAAAGAAATCAAACATGTGAATAGCATTAAACGCACTTACGGTACAACTAATTTGAAAATTAACATGTGGTGCTTGATCCATCAACGCTATTCTATTCTGTTCGATAATATTCCATTTTGTGCCTTTGCGCATTAATTCGGCGCGGGGGCCCATTGCATCTAATGAGGCACCTAAATGAACATTATCAAATTTCTGCCACATTTCTAAAACATTAGTACCTTTAAAATTCAATTTGCTAAAATTTGTATTATATGCGATACGGATATGTGTTTTATTATTATCTATCAGATATTGTAAAATTTGATAATGTTCATCCATTATCAGTGGTTCGCCTCCAGCAAAATATATATATTCCACTGTGTCGATCCATTCACTGATGTCATCCCATACTGTATCAATTGTCGGTTTAAATTTGATGTATTTGGGTTGATTTTTATTATATTGACCTAACGTGATTGCATCATCAACCCAAGCAGAACTCAATTCAGGGCAGCAAGTTCGACATTTGAAATTACATATATTTGAAAACCTGATATCCATATAGGCCATTTGAATATTGTCAATTTGGCCATCTAGATGGGTTTGGGCAGTAACATGCTCAAGATGGGCGAAATCTCTGTTCATACATAGCCTATGACTTTCTATACCCAATTGTTCATGCTCATAGCATTTGGCACATGCCGAGGTTGGTTTATCTGCTAGCATATTTGCACGTAGGGTTTTCATTTTTTCAGAATTGAATAATTCTGAAATGCTATTATTATTTGTGTTTCCTACTACATAATCAGTCTTTGCCAAACAGCATGGATAAGTTGACCCATTAGGCCAGATATGCATGTGAATCCAAGGCAATATACAAAAATGTTTGTTAGTCATATCTATTCCACCATCGAGATAATTCATCATTTTGTGCATAAATGTCCTTTATGGTATACTGTTCATTTCTAATAGAATCCAATCTATCTTGATGAGCCTTGCCTTGTTTAAATGCATCATCTACATCTGTTGGCCATTGTTCTTCAAAATTTGGTTGTTCTTTTAAACTATGTAAACACCTTATCAATGATGATTGTTTATGAGTTGCTAATGGCTCCATATAATCCAATAGTGCATCAATGTGATTATTTAGTATTTTTCTTGGCCATGCCAATGGCGAAAATATAATATCTGGTTCAAAGGCAAACATGTTTTTAGTTTCTATTCTAACATTTAATTCTTGTGAAAGATCAAATAAATGCTTCAAATCAAACATACCAGGACCAGTGACTGTCAAATCAATAATCATTCTATCTTCCCCACCTTCTAATTTTAAACCATCTTTAAAATTAGCCAACCAATTATCCCACACAATGCCTTTTCGAATGAATTCGACCGTTTGCCCAACGCCATCAATACTCGCACATATTTGCCAGTCTTTGAATTCTGACAGATATTCATATAATTTCATTCCTTTATATGTAGTCCTGCTCAAATTTGTATTGTATCTAACAATGCAATCAGACGCCAAATTATGAGATGTCATATATTCCATTGCCCACCAATGTGTGTCAAACATAAGTGGTTCGCCACCAGCCCAATAAATTTCTTCGACAGTCCCAGATTTAATTGCCTCTTTGAATTCAACCTCTGCTACAGATGTTTGAAATTGTTGCATCATTTTTTTTGTTGATGGTTCCATAAATGGTTGATTTTCAGCTGACCACATATTATGCTTTTTCTTTTCTGCTTCAATACTGCTACTGAATAATTCGCCGCACATTCTGCATTTAAAATTGCATAAATTGCTTACTCGATAATCAAATGACACAGGATTCATAGTTGTCTTACCATCAGACGATGTATTGGCAAATACATCATCAATTTTATCTTTAAATAATAGATTGAACCATTTCCTATAATTATTTGCATTAAACCTGTCACTATTGCATATTTCGCATTGAGTAAGTGTCTCGCCAGCCAACAGTTTTTTTCGAATCGAACACATATATTCACTATTCCAATGTTCTTCCAAAGTTTTTGGTTTAAATGAAGATGATTGCGCAGAGGTTCCTGAATCAATATATTGTTTTTGGAATTGTGATTGCTCACGACTTGTACAACACATCCTTCGTTCACCTTGTGGACTTAGAAAGGTATGTGTCCAAGGAGCCATACAGAATGTCAAATTATTTGAATCTTTTGAATTGCTACCATCATCATTAATGATAGGCTTTATTCTTTTTGTCATATCAAATCATACCAATCTGCAAATTCTGTAAATGTTGTTTTAAAGTTCGTTCCACGTCGCAGATCAAATGCTGTATAGAATGATTTAAAATCTTGAAGTAACTCATCTCTATAGCCCTCAGATACCTGTTGCTTACTTAGATATTTAATCAGTCTTTCTAACTGAGCAATCTCATGTTGATGTAATTTTGTTATATTGTTATCAACCCAAGTTTGCAATTCTTGTGATTTTTGTTGTCTAATAGTCTGCGGCAAAACATCTACAGATTGAAATTTTGGTGAATGAACCAAATTAACACTTAATATTGGCCCTTTATCAGAATTTCTAAGATTCATCATATCATCTAAGAATGATGTAATGTCATGCAAGCATAATGCATTAATTGTCATCATATTATGTAATTGCTTAACATTCGATTCATTCAATAAACGAGCACAATTATTATACCATTGTTTGTAATCAATGCCATGACGAATATATTCTGCAAACTGTTTGGTCGATTCATTGCTGGTATAGATATCCAAGTCATTGACATCAAATGACGTTGTTATAATTTTATCCATCAATGATTTTTTAGGGAAACTCAAATTACTATTAATCGCCAATTTAATATGTTTGATGTCATGTTTGATAAACTCATCAATCAATTTCCAGTTACTGGGCTGAAGAAAAGGTTCGCCACCAGTTACTCTAAGTTGAGTCAATGTATCTTTTAATTCATTCTCCCACCATTTCCAAAAAGCAATAATATATGGATTATCATTTTCATCACTATAACGACTAGCTGCCCAAGGAGCATCAGTCTGATATTGATGGAAATCATCAGTCGGCAATTCTGGATATGGGCCATTGCGTTTAATATCATTTGCCCAAGTTGTGCTATAGGCAGGATTGCAATAACTACATGCCAAATTACATGTTCTTCCAAATGATATTTCTAAATTACGCAGATACATGTCTGATGACGGTGGAGTTGAAGTGGCATGTTCAATGTCACTATTATCATAAATTATAGTCTTATACACTCTGTCAGATAATGTATCATTATTTTGATCTTCAATAGCCCAACAATATGTACATTCAGCTGGACGAATGCCTTCCAACATGTCCTTGCGCATTGCTTTTTTTTTAGTTGTGTTATGCAATGCAGACGGGTTTGTTTTTATATCGTCAACATCTATATTATGTGATACGGGATGATGACAACTTACAGTCTGCCCATGCCCTAACCATATAGTCGCATTGAACCATTTTGCTGCACAAAAACTATCACTTATATTATCTATTACATTCTGTTTATATTCAAAATATTTATTCATACACTATTCTTACAATCATCATACCATTTGCTTAATTCAGGAAACGTTTCAATAAATGATGTGTTACGGCGGGCATCTAATTGCGTCACATATTCGTAAAACATTTTTTTATTGACTGCCAAGGCATCGTCATCAATTTGTTGTCTTCCATTCTTTATCACTTCTAAATTACGACTTAATTTAGCGATTTCATGTTCTTTGAATCCATGAAATGTATTATGATAATCATCTGTTTCTTTGTGTTCATTCATAAATGCAATTGCATCTTCGACCATTGCAATATATTCTGGATATTCAGATAAATTTTGAACATCTAGCCAATTTGGAAATTGTAAAAATGGCATATCAAACCATATCTTTTGTCTTGGCCGCACTTCGTAAGCATCTGTTGTATTAGTAGGGTCTGCTGCATTGTCAGGCAAAATATGTTTGACAGGTTGATATTCTTTACCATACTTGACTCGCAAATCTAATATGAATTGCAAAAACTCTTTAAGACGAGGTAAACTTAAAATATTAAATGTATTGATGAATGAAATTGTAGTATTGTGTGTGTTATCTAATACTTTATTCACATTAGTCTTCATTATATCAAAATCAAGTCCTGACCGTATATATTCAGCTTGTGCACCAACAGAATCAACACTAACATATAATGAAAAGTGTTTACATGCGGGGGATATGAACCAATTATTATTTGTGTTTGGATTGATTTTATTTTTATCTTCCCAAATTCTAGGTCGTTCAATATCAGTCAACAATTCTAAAAATTTGTCCAACAATTTGTTATCTGGAGGACACATATTACTTGTGATACTTAATTCAATTGCAGCATTTGGATTATTATTGACATAATCCAAAACCTTGAATGTATTTTTATCCATCAGTGGTTCGCCGCCAGTCATACGAAACACTTCTAATGTTTCATATAATTCAGGCCACCATTCCCAAAATGCAGTTACATATGGATTATCTTTATTTGCGCCTACAATTGGCATCAAATTTTGTTGTTTTAGACTCTCGATATTATTGTGCCGATAGCCTGATGAAAATTTGAAATCTCCGTGTTTATTGATTTCCTTTTCCCAAGCCGTGCTTAGATGCGGACTGCAATAAACACATTTCAAATTACATGCTTGATTGAAGTTTACCTCTACGTATGTCGGATTAATATTAGCGCCTGTTCCACTTTTAATAACATTATCATAATGTGGTGCTGCCCATCGCTCGCCACTTTTATAATGTCTGTCAGATAAGTGTGGTCCATTTGACGCATCTTCAATTTTCCAACAATATTCACATCCTGAAGGACGTTTACCATCAAGCATCTCTTGTCGTTGTTTAATTTTTTCTGGAGTATTATGCAACGCAGTTTTTGATTTTTTTAGATTATTGATGTCAACATGATGTGTAGGCGGATGATAACAACTTTGAGTTAACCCTTGTGGCAAATGCATACTCACCTGTAACCATTTAGCAAGGCACATTGACTTGCTAGTCAACCCCAATTTTTCTTTTGCTGCAATTGCATTTTTATGATATTCATTAGACATTAATTGACTCCATTCGTAACGTCATCTTCTTTGACTAACGGAGCAACTCTTGCTGGGTTAGTATATACTTTTTTGAAAAATTTACTGCCAGCCTGGTCCAATTCTGCCATTTCGAAACCTAACTCATTTGTTACAATTTGACCTAAGGCACGAGTTTCCGCTTCCAAAATTTCTGGAGACCACTTATAACCGGTATTGATACAAACTTCGCCATTTTCATCTTCAAATTGAGGAGCGATTTTATTATTCCAAAATTGGTCATGCCATTTAAAATCACGCACGTCGCGCCAATCCCATTCATCTTGCCGTATGTTTGTCATAATACTACCTAGACGTGCACCATAGATGGCCCATAAGCCGTTTGTCACATCCCGTCCGACACTTTGCCAAACTAACAGCCTATTGTAATTTTTATAATATAGTTTATTCAAATTTGATTTAGACACAACATCACCTGCATCTAATGTCATTTTACATCCTTCACGAAATCCTGCTCTGTATGCCTGATATGGACTTGCATTATTGTAAATGGTCGAATACATATTATTCATTTGTATGTAATTAATATTCCAACAAAAATCAACTTGCGCCTGTTTATTATTTTCAGGTGCTGCTTCATGTGTTCGCATGGTTTCAACAACATGTTTTGGCCAACATTTAATTCCGCCATTACCATATACTAACCCATTAATTTCATTTTTGGCTGCCCAACTAATAACATCTTTACTGCCAATCAATGACATATCAATTTCTACATTAAAGAATTCAGGATCGACAATGTTATCTGCATCGACTGTGATAAATCTAGAAGTTTCACATAATGCAGCGGCGGCCTTGTGGGCTGCATCACTACCATATACCCCATGACTTCGTTTAGCCCAAGGACACTTATCTAATAAGTCTTGCCAATTTTTATCTGCATTTGGTTCGTCATAACTTATAAACACAATATCAAACTCATTTATAGGAGTCATTGTCATTTATTATCCTTTACTAATTATTATCTTTTGATTCTTATATAAAATATCAAAATTCGAAATATCAAAATCAAAAGACATGGTCATAGATTTTGCTATGACCACTGATTTAACATCTATTTCAAATCCTTGAATCAAATTGTCAGTAATTTCATCAACAATGTAACATTGTAATGGTTCTTGAATATCTAAGGCTGCAAATTGTCCAATTGATATATTACTTGTGATATTTATGCTATTGTTTTCTTGATTGATTATCAGATGTCCATTGACATTTTGTGATATATAAACTAATGTTGCATTACTATTAGATGTGATTGATTCATCAATACATTCATCATTTATCACTTGAAAATTATATCTATCAAAAAATTGTTTAGTTAAAATACATATATCATCAAATGCAACAAATTTAACCAAATGTGACACATCGTAAATCAACACACCTGCATTTATCAAATCATCTAAATCGATAATAATTGTTTGCAATAAAAAATCTGGCGTGTCATCTTTTACGACGTAAAATTCAAGTTTTGTATTAATTATAGGTGTTTTTGCTCGATGTTTATATGCATTATATTTTGCAATAATTGATGCATCAACTGATATAGCTAATTTATTATTAGTTGTATACAATGTTATATTGATATCAGAATTGGCATTATTTAATTTTGGAATCAGAAAAATATCATTGTCTTGATTATTTGATTGAAAATTAAATTTTTCAACCAACTTCAAATCTGGTGTCACTACATAATCACTGTCACAAGCCGTGCCATTTAAAATATTTGCAGCAATAGTATCTTTAACAACAATATATGGATAATCAACTTCACGTAAACTTCTACCTACAGACTGTATATCACCTGTCCAGTCGTCATAATAGATATAGTATTCAGGAATACTGGTTGTTCTAATGTTTGTTGTAATAGTCATTTAATTTATTCAATATAGATGCTGTTAATACAGCGGGTTGGCCATAATGCACAAAACCAACTTGATTATAGTTGTTAACTTTCAAAGTTAGATCTTTTGTATACCATATATTTAAATTTTCAATCCATTCATCATTTGTTGAAAAGTTGATAGTAATGTCCCTATAAGTAAACCATTTGGCTATAGTTATATGGTCGCATAATAAGTTGCCTACTAGGTTAAGCAGCACATTATAATTAAAATCTTCTGGTCTGCTTTCACCCAAACATTCTCTATAACTATCACGCCAATATTTGAATACAGGTGTTGCCATCTTAAAAAAATCTGCAGATTTTTCACTTTGTTTGAAATAAATCAATTTAGTGTCAAATTGCATTATGTTGTTTTTTTCTTGAATATCGAATCTTTCATCTATATATGATTCATTACGATAATTGACAGCTTCAGGAAAAACTAAATCATCCAACACTGCAATATCCCATAGATTGTCAATATTGTCAACACACAAAGTATATGTATCTACAAACATACTTTCATCAAATGGTGTACAATAATATAATTGCCATAAATCAATATACATGTCATGGTGATTTACTTCCGTTCTGCCAAATGGTAATTCAACGATATAATCAAATCCTTCTTCATACCGTGATGGAACGTCTGCGAATTTATTAACGACGACACATGTTTCACGTGTTGGATCGACCAATTTTAAACTCAAGCTCAACGCATATGCATGTTTGATATTCTCAGCACTATCATAGTCGTCAACCCCTAGAAATATATATCCTTGTGTCATATGTTACCTATTTTTGTATTCAAATCATTAAAATGACGTTCCAATGCACGTTTATTCATAACATGGACATTTTCATTGACAATCCGTGTTAAACTATCATCCCATTCAACCAACCTATCATTTACTAAGTAGATCCAATCTGTTATATCATTTATGGAAACAATATCATCTAATTGACTCATATAAATCATAGGAGATGGAAAATCATCAATAATATTGCCAGCACCCATGCCATTCAATATATGACATGCAATACTGACGCAAAAATCAGTTCTAAACATTTCACCAGTGAATCCATATGTGAAACGATAAAAATCATAATTGTCAGCAACATGCGCCCAAAGATCAAAAAATAATTTTGATATTTCATCATGTTTATCAAAATATACAACTGTACTCCATAACATTGGAATACCAATATCATTTAATCTCTGTTGTGCGACATGAGGTGGACGACCTATCAAATCTTCTGCATTATGAAATAATGCAACGCTGCTATCACTGTCAAATACATATGCTAAATCATTATTTTGAATAATATAATCAATATCAAGCAATAATGTTTTGTCATATGGTGTAAATTCATTTATACGGTGTTTATTTCCATTTTTAAATGCACTTACAAATTTTGTATAAGGCGAATCTTTATGTAGTCGTTTATTATCACTTGAAGGTTGATCTGTAAACACTATGGTGTCAAACAAATCATCATCAATATAATCGTCAGACTCGACAAACCATTTCCAACTAGCATCGTCTGTAATTAAACAAATCGGGTATCCAGGCATATATTTCGCAGCATATAATGCAGCTAACCTTGCCAATTTAAGATAATTAATTTGTTCTGTATTATACGCAAAAAAAGCAATTCCTGATGTCATCACCAATCCATTGCTTTTTTAACATTACGTGCTTTATTTAATTTGTTTATTTCATCAGCATATTCATTTATAGCAGCATGACGATTTTCAAATAATATTGATAAAAATTCAGACAAGTCTGCAATTACAATAGGATTATTTTTTGAATCCAATACTATTGCGTCTGACATGCCAGTATCAATTAATGCTTTCACATATGTGATCGTGGTTTCATCTGCATTAAACATGCCATTATTATAATGTGTTACTATCATTGCATTCAATCTACGTAGCAATGCAGTTCTACGATTTTCAATCGTAGAACGGTATTTAGAGAAGGCAAGCGCCTTTTCAAGTCGTGTATCCATATTCACTCCATGTAAAGTTCTTTTTATAATATACGTTTTTTGTTAAAAAGTCAAATGATTTCTAAGACTTAGCTGTCGTCATCATTTTCAAAGTTATTCAATTCAGATATTACTGGCACATAATCAGCCATACTAAATGTTGCTGAATTATCCACAACATCATCAGCCAATTTATAACCGCCATATTTTGATGTTGTTCCGACAGTGGTCAAATTCATATCCATGTCATCCAACACAACTCTAACATCTAAACTAATTTCTCCATTTGATGGAGTATCATCTGATATTCTTGCATGCCATACCAAAGTTAATGCTGACCAATCACCATATTCATCAAAGTCACCATATTCGCCAGGATTAGGTCCATTTTCGCTAACTGGGTTAGATGGCGAACCAGATGTGAATATCTTTTGGTACGTGCTAGTTAAATCATACATTCCTAATGATTCACTAGTCCCGCCAGTTCCTGTTTGTGACGTTGTAGTATAATCGATAATTAGCGTGCCCATATCAGTTATGACTTGATTCCAATTGTAATATCCTTGGTTACTAACGTCACCTGACATTTCTAGATAGAGTCTAAGATTACAACCTGAATTGAAAAAATATCGCATGGCGGCATAACTATCCCACGTAAACCTATATTCGCCTACTAATTGATCATCCCAATCAGATGACCGAGTAAATGATTCAAAATCTGATGATACAGTAGCTATTTCATTTTTCCAATAATTGTCATCAACAACAATATCATCAGCAATAGTTGATTGAATTATCATTTTGTCTGATGCAGAAATAATTTGACCTTTGTTGTAACGAGTCAATTCAGTAGGGCCGCCAGTTCGAATTTCCATTATGTTGACTTTATCTAATAGATTATTAGTATTGGCTTCTAGATAGGCCTGTGACACTGTTTCATCTGCACGAACAATTTCATCACCGACTGTTATCGGATAAATGCTAGCAGTCTGCCCCCATCCATACCTGTGTGTTGTTTTATTGTATACTTTTAAAACAGCATCAGGTGATAAAGCGTAAACAAATGTAATTTCACCAGTTGTAAAATTAACTGAATAATCAATTGACTCAGTCAATGTTACATCATCAATTGTGACAACTAAATAATCATCAAATAGTGGTATTGGTGACAATGTTCTTTTAGCCAAAATAGGCTCTCCTGCCGGGTCAGCTACATCGTCTAAAATTATGTCAGATGTTGTCCAATCTAAACCGACAGTATTATCACTATAAAGTCTATTGACTTCTAAAGCCAGCTCATTATAATGTTGTATTTCAATTGTATCACCAGTCTGAATATCCACGTTATTTGTTTCCTACAGCAACCTCAATCATGCCTATAGCATCATCTAATTTATCTTCTAATGCTCGGCCAATTACCATTTCCCAGTTCACGCCATTTTCTCCGCCACTCATAGCATGTCCATCGATTGATGACGTTACCAATCTATCTCCTTTACGGACCTGACCTGTTACTTTGACCGGGACACGACCTGCAAGTGCAATATATGGGTGTGTATCACTCGGACCTGCTGCTTCATTCATTCTTACACCAGGTTTACTTGAAACAACTCCAAAAATTTGAGAACAATATTCACTATCAGTTATAGTTACTTCATTAATTCCACCAAGTTTGACTACTGTTCCTGCATCATAATTGTCATCAGCATGATAACGTTCTGCAAGGTCAGCATAACGTGCGGTTGTTGCAGTACCATGATAAATGTATTCTCCAGTATTCGCATTGTTAAGATTAAACCCTTTATAAATTTGACCAAATTGTGTATCTAACAATGTTGTGCCATCTTCTAGATATTCAGCAGTCGGGCCTGCATTTGCGGGACGCCAATAACCGAAACCATCTTCATCTGGACCTGCACTAACAATAGCAACAATTTCACTACCTACAATATATTCTAATGTATTGCGTTGTGAACCATCTCGTGCAAGGCGTTGCCTATTTTTTACAGAGGTATCCGAACCAATTTGATTGATTGTTATCCATTCGCCATTATAATAAACATTGAACTCATTTGTTTCAGTATTGATCCAAAAATGTCCTTCATTCTCGCCATCACCAGTTGGTTGTGATGATGTAACTGACATTGATGCAATTGGTTTCCAATTGCCTGAATTGTCAATTGTATTATCAAAATATTTTAATAGCTTTGCAGACGAATCATACCAAATCTGTCCTTCTACTGGTTTTGTTGGTGCTACACCATTTGCAAAATTTTCCAATAAATGAAGCAAATCTTCAGCTATTACTTCACCATAATTTTTATAACTTTGTCCTACTAAACCAATATTTGTAGTTGTATCTACGGCACCATTAGCTACACTTAATGCAGTTTTGGTCCCATTTGAATAATTAATTGTATATGCCATTGAATTTTACCTATTCTTTACGATATTTATGCTTTTAAACCAGGCACTTAATTGAGTGTGAGTCTAACTGTATAAATGACTTGTATTTTTCTATTTGCAGATTTTTGAACAGGATGGAATATTAAATGCGTCAATAATCGTCCTTGTTGTGACACTAATCCTATTTCATCAAAAACAAAATCGCCTTCTTGATCTGCTGTATCATCATAGGGATCTTGACCTTGTGGCTCATCATATGATAATGTGCAAGTTACAACAATATCAGTATATGTTTTTCCATTTGTATGAACAATTTTTGTGTTATTTTCATAATCATTTGAATATGAAAAATTTACATCTTTTTCATATGTTTTGTTATATAATTCTGCTGTTGTTTCAATAACATTTGTTTCATTATAGATGACGTTGCCATTGCCTTCAACAATCACACCACCATTACCAAATGCCATAGTGCCTATCACACTAAGTTTATCATTTATATCTGTCGATGCAGTTAATGTACTAGCAATAGCAACGCTCATATTTTCATTATGAATTGCATTACGGCGATTCAACAAAATTTGCCCACTATCTACATCTGTAATTAATACATGTCCTTGGACATTTATTTTCATATATTCCACGCAAATTCCTTTATTTTGAATATTTATTGCTTATGCAACCGCCCCAATGTCGCCAACAGCCCACCATGTGTCAGATGCTACTTTGACTAGATTGACACAATCACCTGCATTTGCTAAATCTCCAGAACCGTTTACTACATTATTCAATGTTACACCAGTATCAACATCAATTGTTGTAATCCCAGCACCAACTTGAATAACTTTGATTTCAGTTCCAACAGCATAATCAACTGTAGATTCTGCAGGGATTGTCAATGTATTCGCAATTGTATGGTCCATTGTTACAATTGCGTCACGATCACCAATCACCAATGTATATGACGCACCTGATGCTGTTGTTAGCACATTTGTTCGTTGCAATGTTCCACTAACATCGACAACACTTGCAGTTAAATCGATATTAGTTGCAGCAATATTCATTGTCGCATTATTTTGTGTTATACTACCATTAAATGCATCATCATCATCACTAGCAGTTCCATCTGCAAAAAATTTAATTCTTGGTGTTGTTGCGACATTTCTTCGACCTAATTCGATCATTGGCAAGCTACCAACCACCCTGAAGTTATTTTCATAAACACCACCAACTTTAGTTCTACTTAAGAAATCTGAATCAATGTGTCCATCAGTATATGATGCATTGCCTACATATCCTGAACTAGATACGAAACCTAAATTGCCGTCATTACCACTTGTCCCATCATTATGGAATCCAATGTCAGCGCCTATGTTACGGAACCCTTGCCACCAACCTTGTGATGAGCCTCGGCAAATGAATGCTACCCCTGCTTTATTTGTAGAGTCTGCCAAATTGGCTGCGTCATATCCATAAAAGTGCAATGGATGTGAGTTTGCATCGAAATCATTAGTTGCATCTGTTCCAGTTTGGTTCAATACGCCGCATTCTATCCATGACCCAGATGTTTCGCCATATTTGTCACCAGACGTCTTTCTTAGATATGTATTAATATTAATGCCCCAAATTTTGTTATGTGGGTTGATAACAACTGCATTAGTTCCGACTGGAATACCTGGTGATGCTGCTGAGCCAATCGCAGTTGCATAATACCATTGCTCGACATTCACTAAGATGGCTTCACCATCTTCATTTTTTTCAACACTTGTGATACGTGAAGTATACCTTAAAGGAACACCTGACAACATATCACCAGCCACATCAACAAACATTCCTATTTGTATTTGGGCTGTCAATGATGCATCAATTGGCACCAATGGTGTAAATGATGTTGCTGTAAAGGTTGCATCAGGTACTTCGATATCACTACCATCACCAATACCAATATACATACCTGCCCGACCACGTTCATGACTATATGCTTGCGCCTCAACAGTATTTGGTGTATATCCTGAAATACCAGCTTCACGACTACCTGTCGCACCAGGTCCTGACAGCAATGTGAGGTTACAAGTATCATTGTAGTTACTAAATCCTCGCATTGATATTGATCTGCCTGTATTGATAGGACCATTCAGTAATGGCCAGGCGCCATTCGCTCCGCCAAATTGTGCTTGTTCGTCAACATGCCAAGTAATTTGTCTTCCATCTAAATCAACATAATCACTTAATACATAATGTGTTCCAATATATGGGACATAAATGGTCCCATTTGATCCTTCTGGGACATCTGCGATTGCATTTGCAAATGCTTCATCATGACTTGCAGCATCAGGGATATATGTTGCAACATTAATCATCTTAGAAGCAGTCAAATAGTAACTGCCTTCTTTCCCATCTAATAGATCTGCATCTAGACCACTTTCCGTGCCTTGATTACCACTATGCCATACATTATTATCATTTACAAACAGATCAGCGGCTGAAACAGTAACACTATCAGCACCTGGATCAATATTCAACATTTCTGTAGAATCTGTTCCAGGGGTGGTTGGTAGCCCTCCAACTTTGAATCTTAAAATGCCTTCATCATTAATAATCATCGAGGACCCGATGCTGTCAGACATTGACATTGACACTACTTGATCATTTGATTCTAGATGTAATAAATTATCTATGTCAATTTCATCACTTCCGATCTGCAATAAAACATCACCTAATGGATCACTAGCACCGATACTTACCTTTGTATCATCACCAATTGACAATTGATCAGGAGTATAGGTGATACTTTGAATGCCTTCAATTTCGTTTGTACTTGAAAAATATGCTAATTCATTTACTGTAGGTGTATTGGAAATTGTTACATTTAGTCCGCCACCTGTTGTCACCCATTTGGCATCAGTTGTAGAATTATCTACACAAATGAAAGTAGTTTCGCTAGTTTCATTAACCCATTGGTCACCTACTTGGAATGTTCCAGATCCATTTGTATTTGCTCCATCGTCATTTGATGTCGGGTCAATTGTATTACTAGTTTTTACAAATGATACACTATCAGCAATGTTATCCATTTGTACTCGTAAATCATTTGCACTAATTTCACCGACGGCATTGTCTGCAAAATTAATGCTGGTTACTGATTTAAATTCTGTGCTATCAATTTGTGTCATTTTATTTTATATCCATATTGTTTAATATCATGGTGTAACCCATGACGTCATCATTGTGACTCTAATTTCATCCGCAGCATTTCCAAATTTGACAATACTGGCCCAATCATTCGTGTCACCAGATGCACTTCTTAAACTTGCATTGTTAAATGAATCAGTATCATGACCATGTGCTATTGGTGATCCATGATTGGGGCTTGCAACAAATGTATAATATCCTGATGATTGTCCTTCAACGGTTCCAAAAATTGTGCCATCAATTGTCCACCGTTCAAAAGAACCACTTGATGGATAGAATGCAGGCAGATCAATTGATCCTAAACTTTGTGTTCCGCACTTGACTTCAAACCCAATGTCATCATCAGCTATAATTTCAATCGTATATTTGAATCTTACCATGGCTGTATCTGAAAACCAAAACCACATTGGCAATCTAGCAATACCTGCATATTCAGAACCACCTGTTGAATATTCACTTATATCCAAATCTAAAGTATATGCCAAACCAGGTGCTGTTCCTGATGCGGTACAGGTAAATGTATCACCTACAACTGCGGATGCAGGCCCACCAAGTGCAGCCCAGTCAACATCAGTAATTGATGAAATTTCATAATTTACGCCTTCTGATAAATTATCGATTGCTGCCAAGGTATCTGGTCTAAGTGTTATTTGTGGTCCTCTGAAATGTTTGTGTCCAACTTCGTCTCCAACAGTAGATTCAAATGGCATTGTTTGACCATGTATTTTTAATACAGGTGTTCCGGCAGCCGCTCCTGTAAATACATCAGGATAGTTCGAATAATCATCATCCCACACACTTTCATTATCTTTTGTAATAAATGCATTTGTCCAGGCAGTTCCAGTATTGTTTTGTGTTCTAACACGCGAACTTTTTTCTAATTGGATTAAATTTGCGCCATTTGTTAATACACAAGACCTCACATATCCCATTGAATTTCTGCTAATTTGAATTGCAGTGCCTGTACCATTGAATTCAATTACATAATCATTTCCTACATCAGCATTATCACCAATTCGATAATAACCTTGTTGAACAACAATTGCAGTATTAGTATGATTTTCAATTAGAGCCGGATTTGCTGCATCTGAACCATTACATCTAACGATACAATGTCTAGCGTCAATCAATCCTGCTGCGCCATCACAATGCACATTTTCCAACATAATTGCACCTCCGCCATACCATAATGACATTGGCCGTTCAGAATCAAAATTCACAAATTTAACATTTTTAATGTAAATATAAAATGGCAACCCTAGATGGTGCGTTTGTTTGAGCCATGTATCATTTAATGTTGTTCCATCAATTATTGCTGTTGGTGTCAATCCAGACAAGTATGGTCCTTGAATCACCAATAAATTATTATTAAAGAACCATTTTTGTTCTGTTCCAGATATAAACAATTGTTGTGTTATATCAGTATATGTTCCTGCTGCCAACACCAATCTATACTCAGTATTACGAGTTCCTACCATAGACGCCTGAATAAATCTCATTCCTGCATCTATAGTTGTAGGATCAGATGCCGATGTTCCATCTTCATCACCACTGGCAGTTGGTGCAACATAAACATTTACTATTCGTTCTGCTTCAAAATAGGTAATAAAATCTTCGATTTCAGTAGTATCACCCGCATCATATGCGCCAAATTGCACAGGGCGTAATTGAGTATTGCTATTTGGTGTTGGATGAATGCCTTCTGGATCTCCACTACCGCTTTCAGCCACGTAACCTAATTTATATAATTTAGGTGATGAAAATGATCCTGAATCGGAAGTGGTCCAAGCTACATCTGTTACATACCCACCAAAATGAACATCATTCAAAATCAGTCCTCGAACGTCATTATTTGCAACAGATGTATCAAATTGGATAGCATAGTTTACATCTGATCCAGCCTTATTGAACCTGTTACCACTGAACAATAATGTATCAGTGCTGCCATTATCCAAGGTATTGACGTTTACAAAACATGTTCCGCCCTCAAAGTAGTTACCAACAATCAAACCATCATCAGGGCTGTTGATATATGCAGTATAAATTGCATCTGCGTCAGTTACTGTTGTCAAATCACCATTGAAAAAATGACAGTTATTTAGTTGCCAAGAACCGCCACTTGTTTTATAAAATGGATATAAGCAATAACCAGCTGTACATCCACTCATAACTATATTTGCTGTTCGAATTTCAAAACCATAAGCTGTTCTATATGTTTGATCATCAAACCCTGCTTCATCTACATCATATTGTTGCACTGTGACATTTGTCAATTTTAAATTATCTGCAGATGTTGCTGTTTTAATACCATACCCATTATCACCCATGCCATGAATTTCGATATCAAATACTGAACATTGTGAAGATTCTTTAAATCGAATACCACTTGCAACAAACGAACATTCAATGTATAATTGTGTAAAGTTAATATATTTTGTTTCATCGCCACTACAATCAAATATAGGAGCAGGTTGTCCAGACACCGTAGGCCATATATCGACAGAATTTGCTATAATTTTACCATTTGCAATAGTTAAATTTTGTCTATTATTAAAAAATGTTTGGTTAGATACGAGAATATCTTGACCTAATAGGTCAATATATGATTTGAATCCCATGCCAACTGCGGTCTCATAATTAACTGCTAATTGTAACGCAATACTCATATCAGTTGTTCCTGGATCCACATTTTCAGTCCAATGATACGGTGTTACTGTTCCAAATGGAACCAAGTCATGTAAATCTGAAATTGAAGTATCACCCAATACAACTTTATATAAAATGCCTGCGGCCGCAATAATCATGCCATCAACCAATGTTAATGATGGTCGGGCCGTCACCAATTCATCACGAGTAGCATATCCATTTATATGATATCTACTATCAACAAATGTTTGATCTGCATATACATACCAAACAGCATTAAATGCAGTATCATCCAGACATGTATATACATTGTTTGATGTGGTATCTACCCATATGTCACCTACATTATATGTTCCTTCGCCACCTGTTCCAACTGAGTCATCATCATTACTTGGTGCTCTAGATTTGCCTGTGCCTTTAAATACTGTTGAATCTGCAATATTATCCATTTGTGTACGGATATCTGCTGGAGAAATTTCACCTGTTGTATTATCTGGATATGTGGTCTGGGTACTACTTTTAAAACTTGTTCTGCCGATTTCAGCCATTATTATTCCTTTGTATCAAATAGATATACTATTATTTAGTTAGTATATCTATTTAAATTATATTCTATTACCTAATTCGACAATAAATGTTTGTGTTGCACCTGTTTTATTATAAACTTGCAATGTGCCATTTGATCTAATAGATAAATTTAACATGCCTGATGTTGTTGATCCAGCTGACAATGCAGTATCAGCAGGATGAAACACTGAGCCTGTTGTTGATATTTCATTAACTACACCTGCGGTAGAATCAACCAAACCATACCAATGATGACTGGCGAGATCGTCAGCTTGATACGCTGTACAAAAGAAGCCTTGTCTATTGTTACCATACGAAATATTTGCTCGTTTTGAGGTTGCAAGTCTAACAGCATACATACCTTCACCTAACACCATTACCATATCTGATGGCTCTAAATAAGTGTTAATAAATGGCAATGGCGACAAATTATCATATGCAACAGAACCTGCTGCATCACCACCCCAATTGATAACATTATTGTGTGCTATCAATGCACCTAATGAAAACGCGTCGTTAGCATCTATCAAACTTTGATCGCCTGATCCAGATCCTTTAACAATAGTTACATGATTATTTGTAACTTCCAAAGATAAATTTGAAGTGGTTGAAAGATCGCCAAGACGAATAAAGTCAGCTTGGACTGCACTTACTACATTGTTTCTTACCACCAATGATGCGTTGTCAGGCATATCTGATTGTTGAACATGTATAAATTCCTGTGGGGTAGATGGATATGATTCTGTAAACATAATACCATCATCACCAGGATCAAATACTGAATCTGTGACAATAGGGGTATAAGTATAACTGTCAGTATATGTTGAATTCATAATAATTGCTTTTGGTGAAAAGAATACCAAATATCCTCTATATGAAAATCCTGAAATTCTACAATTATCAATTGTATGGATACCTCTGATTTTAGATTGGAACACATTATGTGAATCATTACCTGTATCATACAAATCAATTGCACCACAATGTGATGAGAACCCACTGTTCGGTTCATAACCAGATGATACATCAGGATAAAAGAACCCGCCATCATATGTTGGGCCACCGCCAATTGTTGTATTATTTCTGCGTGTCATACCATATGATGCACTTGTTGCGTCAAAACCTGTTCTACATCCAATAGCAATACAATTTTCAACCAAAGCTTTATATGACCCATAATCACTATGACCATATCCTAGGCCTGATCCATTATTATATGCATAGTTTGCACGTTTAAATTGACAATTTCGAACAACTGGCAAATATGAGAATCTAGTATATAATGAATAATTACTGCAACCATCAATATGTGCATTATCTAGAATTGGAGTATCTGCATAACTAATGTTAACACCCGCAACATTGACGTTATTTTCAGGATATCCTTCTAATTTAATGTTACCTTTAAATTTATATGGTGCATAACAATCAACAGTTACATCTTCAACAATTTCATAAACTGAAGTGGCATCTGGTATAACATCCCAAGGATCTTGTGGGAAATCTCCATAACTTGTGCCAATATCAGCAATTTTAGTTGTCTCGTCATAATCAACAATATATCTAGATTGTCCTGCCCCAGTTCCACTCAAAATGGTTACAAATAAGTTTTTAATGTCATTAGTGGTAGCTGTTGTTGCTGCATCTAATGTAATATTATCACTTGTTGCCGCTTGTGCTGTTCCACTGGTCACAGTTCCTATTATCATATCCCAAATCAATGGATCAACGAAGGTTACATCATTTCCAGATACAGAAGCAACTTTACATAATTGACCAATTGCATTAGCTGGAATAAATCTATGATCTCCTTCTAATAGACGATTGGAACGCAAAAATACCAGGCGGCCTTCTTCAAAATTTGCTGCGTTATCAACAGATACAGTCATATCACCACTGTATGCTGATGCAGTCAATGATCGACCTGATGCAACATGTAATCCGTTTAGTTGCAATGCAGGAGTATCAGGATCGCGAGTTGATAGCTGTTGTAATTTAGCACCACTATCGAAATCTAAGTAAACCCCATCGCCCCAAACAGTAGGTGATATATTTGTAAATCCATAAATTGATTTAAATTTCAATGTAATATTATTATCTGACGCATATACAATCGCATCTTCAATTGCCTCTGTCATGTCAGTTACACCTGGATTAGTATTTTTGCCCCAAAAATCTGGAGTAATTTCACCACTTGGATCATCTCGGCGCCAACCATAATATGCATGAGCTTTCAAACATCCTGTAGGCAACATGTTACCTTCATTTTCTGAATTATCAGGAATATCAACACCAATCATAGTTTCAACATTTGACAGATCCCAACCTGATGAAGCATCTTCACCTTGCACTTTAACATTCCGTATAGTTGTATAGCCTGATCCAATTCGTGCCGCACCTACTGGAACATGTGTTTCTGCATCTTGAAGATCCATATCAGTTAATAGTCCGCCATCAATCTCAACAACGGCACCATCAGCAACAGAAACTCTGTTCAAATCACAGTTTCTAAGATAAAAATCCATTTTTGCATGTTCGGCTGCATTTATTGACAATTTAGTACAATTTTCTGCATGAAAATCAACTTTATAATCACCAGCACCAGCAATAGTATTTGCTGGGATATTCACACCTAATCCAGTTGTATTAACCCGAGTAGGTTTGACATTTGAAAGTGTTAATGAACAAAAGTCAGTATCAGGTGGCAACAACATATTTTGATAATCAATTGGCAATATTAGACGCCAATTTCCTGAACATGTGATATTAGAAATTTTAATGTTACTTGGTGCAATAGGCGCCAAGATGCCTGCATCTGTATTGACAGTCAATGATAGTGGTATGATTGCACGATTATTGCCGTTGCCATCATTATCTGTTCGTGTTATGTTTTCAATAACGATCGAATGTGCAACAGGATATGACAATACATTTGTTCCTGCGCCTGGTGAATCCAATGCCACAATTGTTGTAGTAAATGACACATCAGAAATTGTACAATCTGTCACTCTGATTGTTCCAAAGAAATAGTTACCATAATCAGGGCGGCCAACCACGGCAGATGTATTGATTAGGTGACAGTTTGTAACGCTCCAAACACCGCCGCCCCAGCCTAAATGAGCACCACGATTATAAAATGTTGAGTCAGTAATATAATAATTATGTCCGCCGTTGTGTGCATCCATTCTATTGATATTAGAATCCGAAATATATAGACCATTACCATGGTTTGTTCCCATGCAACCCCATCCTTCAATAGCATTTACACCAGTAATATATACTTCAGCAAATTGTGACATATTGATAAGATATGTTCCGCCTTGGTTATCACCATCTGGTTGGGCTTGTGCTGTAATACGATCAATATGAATATATGCAGCACGTTCTACATGAATAATTTTATTTGTAGAGTCAGGATCTTGAGAACCGTCAACTTGTGTAAATTGCATATCAGATAATGTAACACCATTTCTGTAAATACCAAACAATGTTTGGTTATTGAATGATTCAGTTTCTGCTGTAAATCCTTGTACATGTACACGGCCACGAGCTGACATTAATCGATATTCATAAAAGAATTCTGATTCTGTAGTCAAGTCCAAACTCAATGGTTGCATTGTTCTGCCATTTGGTTGTACTGCAAATGATTGTCGATATGACCATGTTGTTTCTTTATATCTGTCGGCAATTTCAGGACCAGTTCCACCAGACCCTTGAATATATGCATACCCTGTGTGTCTTAGGAAATCTGCTGTCGGGCGAGTTGATCCAGCTGTTAAATCAGCAACCAAGTTGCCATCTACTAATGGAGTATCCACTACACCTGAGACAACAGGTGTATTTTCATCTTCAATCTTGAACATCACATTAATTGAACTAAATGTAGGTGGCGTATTAATACCATTAATTGCAACCAATTGACAACCGTGCCCATGTGTATCTACATTGATAATTATTTGACCATCAGCCCACAATGCACATTTTTCAATACCTGCAAAGGTTACTGGTATTTGATGAGTATTTGCATAAAAATAACATAATCTTACTGCGGTGCTATCATTATCTACACCATTATAATATCCACCGAATTGTCTAGGAGAAAGTTCAGTTCCTACAGGAACCAATCCTGGCATGTCAGGAATATCATCTGCAGAATCGACAGCTTTATATAGGAACCCATCAGCTGAAATAAGTGTGCCATTTGACCAAGTTACTCCTCGATCAAGTGCATCAATAATTCTGTCACGAGAAGTAAAGTTTGGTCCCAACTCTTGTAGCATTATGCCAGCGGCAGTCGTATGGTGCGGATTGGCTGACACCTCTTCATACATGAATGCGCCAGCTTCCCAAATTGTTCCTACACCACGTGATCCTTCTTCACTAAGAAGCATTGTTTCCAAATCATGATAGCGTGTTAACACTGTTATTGTAGCTTCGCCATCGACGTTTTCTACGGTTATATTTCCGCCTTGATAATTGAAAGATGCTGCTGATTCAACAATCGTAGCACCATCTTTCTTAACGCTTGGTTGAAGTCCTTCGACCAAATCAGCTTCAACATCCGCGATTACCTTTTGGATATTTTTAACATTACTTCCTAGGCGAGTTGTAACATAACCTGGGGCAGGGCCGTTATCTGTACTGTCTGCATCATCATTAGTAATTGCGGCTAAAACTTGTGCGTCTTGATCGACTTTATCTAATAATGCATTCAATTCAACTATTGTGTTTACAGTCATATCTATTCCTTAACTTTATAATATTTATCAGTTTATATCACTAAGAATGTAATACCCAATACTCTTCAATTAATTCTTCTAATTCTGATTGGAAATCATCAATTGCATCTGCTGGCTCACCTAATACAACCCATTGTGCATACAGAATATCGCCATATAAATCTATGGTGCCGAAGCCGTTTCCTTGAATAGTGATACCATTTGCATCTGTATTTCCGCCATCCAACATCCCTGCTCCGAGATCATTCCATGCAGGTTGAATGTCTGAATTCCAATCACTTAACGTTGTATTCTCAATTAATTCAAAACCAGTAGACGCCTCGATAACATCTGCATATTTGTGTGATCTAGCAAATGTTCCTTGTGTGCCACGAGTTATTCCTGTTAATAATGTAATGCCACTAAAGCCACTGTTGAAGCCGCTGCTGAACCCACCACCTAGGTTGCCGCCGCCAATATGGGTAACCGCAGTATATTCGATTCGTTCACCATTTATCCAAAAAGCACCAGGTCCATCTGGCATGGTAGTTGCAGCACCCCAATTTAAAAATGGAATACGAGTATCATCAGGACCTAAGTTTGTTGCAAGCAACATTTTATGCGCATTGATAATTTGACTTGAATAACTGTCATTTGTTTTTGACACATTCAATCTAAAACTACGAGTGTCAGTTTCATCAATAGTTGAGTCAACAGGATTGACTTGAACTCGAATTTCAACTCCGTCTAATCCACTCATTTCAAATTCATCATCAGTCGTTTTTCGCAGTGTTACATCTTTTACTTTACTTCTGAATGGTTTTACTGTATTAATATAATCAAATAATTCATCTACATTTTGATTGAAATATTTGTTATATTGTTTTTCTAAATCATCCTCTGTTGTGACATCGAAATAACTAGTTTTGAAAATCCAATCAACTTCTCTATGCTCTGTGAATACATGTTTGACCATTACAAACCATAAATCAGCATATAATGATTGGTAATCGCCTACCCAAATGTCATTGTAAAATACATCAAATAATTCAGTCATCACTGCACTTGCATTTTTATCCCATACATTTGTATCCCAAGGAACAACATCCCATCCACTCAATGCAATGTCATTATTCCAAAGTAAATCATTAAATTCTAACGTAGCTTTTTCTTTATAAATCAACAACCATTCATCATCTACAAATTTGAATACTTGTCTGCGATTTCTTGAGTCGATATCATTACTAAAGCATACTTGAACAATTTCACCATCATTTGGTGATAGTAAATTCATTTCAGATTCAGTATCAACAAAATAATCTCCGATTCCACGTTCATATACATTTCCATCATATGACCAATCGATGAATTGCCAATAATCTGTCAGATTATATTCTATCTCGCCTTTGACGATAGTATTTTCAAATACATCTTGCCAAGGAATATTACTGTCAACAATGTTGATTTCAGATAATTGATCATTTAATTTAGTCAATGCAACATGTCGCGCCTCTGAGATATCAACAAACCATGTTTGATGCGGTCTAGTGTCAATGCCATATCGTGCATATTCATGCAATGAACGATCAGGAATATTTTTAGACTCATCAATCGAAACTACGTCGCCTCCATCCCAGTCACCATCAGGATTTTCAGTTATATAATCAAGTAATGTCCAATAATCATTATCTGCATCATCATCTGGATTTTGCGCAATATGTTCTGCATGACATCTGAAGAATTTGCCCAAATCACTTTTTACAATTGATTCGAATGTATATTCGACATCATTTTCCCAATTGGTAAATTGGTAATTTCCTACAGTTTGGGTAAACCCTGCCAAACTGTCGCGCAAACTAATATGTAGCCATTCTGGAATATATAAGTCTGGGTCATTTTCAGCCAGCATCAAAAATTCTTGGTGATATGCAGATTTGTGTGTATCAAAATTTACTTGCATAATCAAATCATCATAACCAGAATTTTGAGTCAAATCAGTCACCAACAATGTATTTTCACTGGTTGCAGCCATCCAAGATACATTATGTGCTGTTGGATCTTCAATTATTTGTGCAATCTGGGTGACAGAATACAATCTATCCATTGTAGGTGTTGTTGTTTTATTGCTGACCCAGAAATAATAATATGTTTCTAATTGATTAGTATTCACATTCAACTCAATATCTTCTGACCAATTAAACTGTTCTTCGCCATACTGGTCGACCATACTATATGGTGTTCCTGTCAATTCTATTCCATCAATTATTGTTCCTGCTTCAACTGCTGACAGATATTCATCAGGTGTTACAGGACTCTTAGTCCATTCATAAACATCAATTGTGGCTGTAGGGAACATACTGCCCCAATGCAATTGGCGATATTCTGGCGTATGTTGATCATAATTAAGATATATTGCATTTGATAGATCCCACCAAACTTTTCCAACTTGTGCAGGACCCCATACATTATCTAGACGCAATTCAACATCTGCATCAGTTGAGTTATTATATTTTGCATTATCATATTCACTACGGAAATCAATTTCATAATCTGCAATCCCAGGAATGATTCCTTTGAGTGGATCAAATACTTCATAAGTTGAAATGATGTCACCACTTTCATAACTATACAATTTACCATTCTTAATTTTAGTATTATTTGTCTTGCCTACTTCAGCACGGTATAGTTCTATACCAGATCCATTTTCTGTGCTTGCAACTTTGTATGTTCCGCCATATCCTAATGAATTGCCATCGTCATCTAATACAAGATCAACATATACGTAATCATCATTACTGATGCCTAGCGCTCCATTTGAATATAAGCTACCTTCAATAGCTGCGGCCGCCTGTGCTGAATCTGGAAATCTGACTGAACGAATAGGAATAACTTTACCAGTGTATCCTTTTTGATCAATATATCGATCAATAAAGAACTTAGTAGTATCCATTACACTTGTAACTTGATGGATTCCATCAACTGACGGCACACATGTTGAATTGACTATCAACACATAGTCGCCTATCCCTAATGTATGTTCATTATCAGTTTTAATTAAGGCATCATCACCATTTTCTTCACCTGCACATATTTCCGTAACACCAATTTCAAAATCTAATGTCTGATACACATCATAACTATTATTGTTATCTATAGAATCTTGATAAGTGCTATCATTATCAATTGTCCATATATTGAAATGAGCTGGATCTGTGATTTGAGTCCAATCGTCTTCATTAAATTCATTTTGAACATCATCAACAAATGATTCATATGTTCCTGATGTAATCCCCAATGTTGTATTTGCTGTTCCCTCACCAATAATTAATTCATCACCAGTGTAAGTTAGAATCAATACTCCATTTATTTGTGATGCAACCAGATCAGTTATTCCGCTTGCATTGATTTGTGTTATTACATCGCCAATTGATAGATCAACAGGAACGTCTGTGACATTAGGTGTTGCATTCGTAACACCTGCATTGATACCTAAATTTGTCAATGCAGTTGATTGATCGATTGTCAAAATTTGATTCACACTCAATATGCGAACAACATTGTTAGCTGATTGTGCTGAAACACCTGCAATATTTGCATTGTTGATACTTTCAACAATATCCGTCAATTCTAGATCTACTGGTCCAGTGTTTGTTGTTCCTGAGGCAGTCACATCATTATGAGTTGCATCAAATCCTAGATCGTCATTAGTTGCAACGCCTAGTCTATAACCTTCACTCGGTGAAATTCTGCTCAATACCACTGTATCATTTACATTAGTTACTGTGATATCAACTGGTGCTGATGCTGTTGACAGCGCATTTTCAATTTTAGTAATAATTGAATCAATATCATCAATTACATATCCGCTAGGATAAGTTACAGTAATTTGTTTGCCTAATGCGATTGTTTCGTCACCATTTGGCAATATATATAATACAAAATCTAATAGATTTTTATTTTTTTCATTGACAGCGATGTCATAATCTAATAATGTATTTGCAGCATCCAAATCTAAATTGAATTGTGCTGCATCATTCAATGTGCCACTTACAATTGATGCAATTGTTTCAGTTGCGGCATTGCCAGATAAGTCTGCAATTAAATCTATTTCAGATTGGATTAAATTGCGAGCTGCCGCCTCCCAACTTGCGCCTAGGTTTGCATTTACTTCTTCACCCCAAAATTCTGGATTTAATAATCTATTTGGTGTGCCACTGAAGTCATAGTAATTGTCTAATGTTGCTTCCCATGTCGCAACATTAGTAGCTGCAACATATGCTGCTCGTAATGTTTCTAATGCATTTAGATGGGTTGTTGCCATACCGATGGCATCTGTAACAGATGCGATATCCAACGCGTCTGCCCATATGGTTTGCATTGATTCAGTAGTAGCTAATTCATTAAAGTCAACAGTCACAGTAGTCAATGCTGAGTCTGCATCATTTGCATAACCAATCACTAATTGTTCAGTAACATTGTTTTGTATAGTTGGAAATGAAACATTGCCTACTAATTCAATATCATCATAAATCACAGATGTTTCAGTATTGATGAAGTTGATATTCACTCCATCAATAGTCAACGTTTGTCCAGAAGGCACTACAGGATTGGATATGGTTCCATCAATTGTGATAGTGTCATAAGATGTGCTTGCATTTGTTTTTGCAAATGTTACAGTGATATCATTTGCGATAAATGTAGTATCATTTTCAACAGTTGGATATACTTGTGTTCCACGTATCGTGATGTCATCATTGACATTTGTAATACCTGTTGAATTTATCAACAAGCTATATACTTTGCCGTATCGTCTTACTTGTTCACCTTGAATATACGCTGTTGTTTCAGACCAATTTGGGATCAATGCATAATCAGCAATTGGATCGTAAATTGTTGATATATCATCAATTGAACTTAAGAAATAATCAATTTCATCAACAATTGGCAGACCCGCGTCTCGTGTAAAGTTCTGAAATGGTTCATTTGCCACAATGCTTGTATTGTCTTTCGGCAATACATCATATAATTCAAATGGTGTATCAAAATCACCACTTATTGCATTATCTGACCCTTTATGTAAGTCTATAATCAAATCATTTGATTTATCGCTAGTGAATGCTGCATTAAATCTGATATGTTGCGGATTTGTTTTAATTTTATTATTATCAATTTCAAATTGCAATGGATTGCGTTCCGAAACATCTCCATAATCACCAAGTCTTACCATCCAAGACTCATATAGATTGTGTTCGAATTCGACACCGAAAATATTTTTATTTCGTGTCATGGCTTCAATTGCAGATTCTGTTCCTCGATATTTTCTTTCGCCTTGTTCAAATTTATATGCTGATTTATCACCAATAAACATATCAGTCATGTATGTAGGCTTGCTGTAACCTACATTAAATCCAATTGTTTGACGTGTTAATCGTTCTAATGCTTTACTTTCAGATGAAATCCAATCATGTTCGAATTCACGAACACTTGATTCAATATTTAGGATCAATCCTGTATCTTGAACCAAGTAACCAGGTGCTTCAATTCGACCATTCCAATTACGAGTTTTTTCACCAACCAATCGCACACGATTATGTCCAGCGCCGATTTCAGGAATATAAAAAATGTCATTGAACATACTGACATTGTCAATTGAAATAATATGTTCATATTCTATAACATTCAATCCAATACCATAAATCCTATTAGATGAATCTTTCAATGTAACTTCTGTATCTGTATCATTTCGCAATACAAGCAAATCAGCCTGCTTAATTTTTGCGAATGTATTGTCAATTACATTCGCAACGCCATGATAATTTACATCAATAGTCTGCACCACTCCTGTTGAGCCTTGTGCATATACCAATGATTCATCAATACCATTAACATAATATGGTTCTGTTTGTGTTGAATCAATTGCCCAACGCATAACATCCAAGGCGTCAATTTCCCATTGCGTAACTACGTCGAATCCGATTAATTCATAATATTGTGCTAGACCTAATAGGAATGAATATAAATCTTGACGCTTATGGAAACTAGTTCCATATTGCACCCGTGTTATTTCATTCCGCCATTTTTTATGTTTGATAACCGACACATTGTCAATTTCAATCTTAGTCTGCGTTCCTGCTGTTGATGGAGTCAGATAATTAAAATATTTACTATCTAGATTATATCCATTTACAACATAACCTTTACCTTCAACTTTATCAATTTTAACTCCAGAATAGAACACAGATGTTGTTGGTGCGCCTCTATCTAATAAAATCGAATAACTATCTTCAGGAACATTTATAACTCCATCAGCATAATCACCATCCAATTCAATAGACAAGATTCGCTGGTCAGTGAACCCGCCTACATGCAACATATAATTGATGCTCAATTCTTCTAAAAGTTCAGATAATGCTGTTGTATCAGATGATATATCAATATATTGTTCTGCAGGTAATGTATTGAATCCCAAATGGGTTACATGATACTGCATATCAATATTATATTCTAGAACAACACCGTCGCCTTCTTCATTTGCAGTCAATGTAACATTTGGCGCATTATCAAAGCCTCTGCCAGGTTCTGTTACAGCAACATTAGTCACGTTGCCATTATCTAAATATGCAATTGCTGATGCATTTTTATAGCAAACAGCATCTTGATCGAACGCCAATTCTAAACTGGTATAATCTGTTCCGCCATTCACAACTTTAATACTTGAGATGACGCCATCAGTTATTACTTGATTATGTATTTCTGATGATGAACGTCGTTGACAATAATTTGTATTAACCCATTGTGCTTCTGTTACATTTGTATTAATATTCCAATCATGCAACGTCCAATATAATTCATGTGTACTATATGGTGATAATTGCAAATACGCTTCTGCCAAGGCATAATAATATTCTGATGTATTTCGCCATTGGTTTTCAACTTCACCCCAGTCGCCAAATACAAATTTCTTAGATGCATCAATAGCATCAGGAGATGCTACAACGTTTGCAGTTACAGGGCCATTCAACACACCATCAGTTGTAACTAATATATCATTATCCCAATCATAATTATGTCTAGCATAACGAATGTCAATTACATCAGGTGTTGATGAATTTCCAACAATACCAAATTTTAATGCGGTTAATAATGCATCACGTTCTGCACCAGCATCCCAAGAATAGGTTGCATCCCACCATAATGGCTTGACTTTGTGTCCTAGCATTTCCCAAGGATGTGTATCTGGTCTATAGGTTCCAAACATATAGACATACAACGCTCTCCAGCTTCCGATAAACGGAGAGACTGATTTATAATTCCAAGTAAATTCATCACCAGCATCATATGCAACGGTATTTAAATCTGTTATATTATTATTAACTGCCCAACGGTTGAACCAATCATCTAGATGAATGTTCAAATCAGCTAATGAATATGCAAATTCGTCAGTCGGATTAGGGAATAATTCGCCCATGTCATAATTATACATGTCATCTTGTATTGAATGTTTATCTACTAAATTATTGAAAACACGCAATTCAAAATCATATAATGCAGATGTCACTACATCAAATGAACTACTATTCATATCATTAAATTCTGTGCCTGATGCCTCATGACGAGCACCATCATGACCAATCAAAATTCCATCTAAAATTTCCACTTGAGTTGGTCTAAAGAATCCTAATTTGACTGAACTGAATGGGATATGGCTCAACTGTTGATAATCATACCATCGTATGGTCAATGTTGCCGGATCTGAACTTCCATTCAAATTGACTGCATTTGCCAATTCAACATTGTCATCAACAATATTATAATCAATACCTTTGACTAATGGTCGCTCAACATAACTGCTGACTCCGTCATATTCTTTAAGCCAAACTTGAACATGATTTTGAGAGTCGCCATATTTGTTGATCACAGCTGGTAATGCAAATGTAGTGGTTGCATCAGTTATTGCTGCTACATTTGTTCTAGGCTGCTTTGTATATGCCATATCACTATGTGCATATTTAAAGTCATCAGATTTGCCAATATTGATATCATTTATTGCACGATCAACTAAATCTTTAACACTTGTCCAACTTTCAGTAGTCCATAATTGATACACTTTGTTTTTAAAATATGTTTTAAATGATGTATAATCAGACGCAAAGGTTTTTAAAGCACGGACTGGATTTATTGTTTCTTGATCCATCAAATATTGAATCTTTTTAGTTCCAAATATTTGTTGACGAATTTTCCCGCCATATGAATGTGGACGATATATATTGTAGTAATTATTTGTTCCAGACACTTTTCCATTAAAGCCAGGCATATTATTCATCTGTTCACCTAGATGTGAAATCAAATCATCATACCCAATTTCAGTAAATGGATTATTGTCACTGTTGTAAAAATGAACTGGTGCAACATCATAAACTACATTTTCTAAATCTACATCTGCAACATATGACAATTCAATTACATCATTTTCAAATAATGTCTTTGTTATTGTCAAGGTTGTGCCTGCAAAAGTATAATCTTCATCTTCAATCAAGTATTGTCCGTTGTGTTGAACAATATATCTGTTATGATTGTAGTTGCTTAAAAATATTTCACCAAATACAGTTGCATCATTTTGATTGCGATATATAATTTTATTATATTCATATGATGAATTTACATTGACAGTAGTCAATACATCATTTATTATCGTTGTTGCAATATTTGTTGAATTACCAAACGGATCAACAAATTCTAAAGAATTTGACGAATTACTAATTACGGTATTAATTGTATAATCAGTATCATATTTCCAAACGAATGATGGATTAGGCGAGCCTATTGGTGTTCTTGCGATATAACTATGTTCATACCACCTGTATTCATCATTTTCAAATGTAACTGAATATTCTTGAGATCTTGATACTTTATCAGTTCCTAATTCGAATACAGGTTGATTGACGCCATCTGCAATTTTTGTTTGAATGACAGGCACACGTTGATCAATATTTGACCAGCCATTATAAAATTTATTATTTTCTCTGTCTTTCCAAAAATAATATCCGCGAATTTCTTCAGATGTATCATTAATGATATTCTGATTATAACGTTGATTAGATAAGGTCCATTCAAATTGATAATCATTAAATGTTCCTTGATTTGTATAGATCGGATGTATATCTAATTCACGGTCATATCCGCTCGCACCATTTGTTTTATATCCAAATATTTTATCACCAGAAAAGTCATTATCATCAAAATCTGTCAATAGAGTCTGTTCTTGATTATACAAATTAAATAGAGGCGCTTGCCCTCTAGTATTTTTAACTTGTGAAATACCCCATTCGTCATCTTTGAATCCATAAACTTGTCCTTTAAACACACCTTTATCAATTACAACAAATTCGTCATCGTTATAGGTATTATGTGGAATTAGCGTCATAGTGCCACCAGTTCCAGATACAATATATGAATTTTCATAGAATGTAGTCTGCACACCTAAATTGAAGGCTGAACTGAATGACGGACTGTATGAGCCAGACAATGGATCTGTAATTTCTATACCATTCTCGTCTTCTTTTGCAACTAGCACAATATCACCATCTTGCAAAGCATGTTCATCATCAATAAAGAATTCAGACACACCAGACAATAATACAGTAACTTGTGATAAACTAATCACATAATCAACAGTTTCAACATAATTAGAACATGTATTAAATAATTCCATATTAGCATTAAATTCAATGATTGGTCTATCTGCACGAGTGCGAACATTCTGATATGCTTCAATATCTAACTCATTAAATTCTGTTGCGGCCTGTAATGCGTACAAAGAAAACCATTTGTTTGATCTCGCCCAAGGATTCATATCAGTTGCCCATCGTTCCATAACAATGTAACTCTTATTAAGATTTAAATCATCTCTTGTTGCATTGGTCGCAATGTCATATTCTTCAAAATCAGCTGTTCCGCTCCAAGGTGTTGAATCCCAATCCACTGTATCCCAGCCTTCTGGAATTGCGATTGAATATGGAGTAACGGTAGGAAATAAATTTACGCCGTTGTTATCAGTTATCGGCACCAATTTGATGCCGCCCTGTCTACCAACATTTTCGACGTAATATGTATAATCAGCAAAATAATCGCCACTTGTGCTAGTAATATTGCTACCAATAAATTGGACACGAATACCAGATACAAATTCAATTGATTTATGATTTTCTAGAATAGGAGTAGTATATGTTGATTGAGCAACAATAGAATCTATATCGATAGGATCTGCTACCGTTGCTTCAATTTGAACCAACGGGATATCGCCTTCTAACCAATAATAATTTGAGTAATTAATCATCATATCGGCATTGACTGGTAAATCTAGAACATATCCATCTTCGCTAAACAATCTATCATGATTGGTCAAATCAGTTCCTAAACTTTCTAAACGTTTTAACCAATTGATATATGACACTGTTTGATGTGTGTCAGTTCCGACTTTTGACGTAATACCAGGTTGAAATTGATAATTTAATCTGGTTGCATCCATTTCTGGATTGAATAATTCTGATTCAGGATTATAATTTTTACCAGACAATCTCCCCCAATATGCATCAATACTTTGTGTTGAGCCTGAGCTCAATAATTGATTTACTGTTGCGCCAAAAAATCGTGTTAATGATTCTGAACGGTTCACATTAGGTAGAAACACACTGTAATCTTGAATTTCTTGACTATTAGTTGTTTCTGCGGTTTGTGTTGAATTTACTACTGTTGTTGGATTGGCTATGTATTTGTTTGCCATTTAATCACCTTAATGCATTTAATGAGTCGACAATATCTATGTCTTGTAATGTTACGTCTGGAATGAATAATTCATTACTATTCGGAGTAATTTGGAATAAATCACCAAATTGGCTTTCAGTCTGAACTGGAATAATAACAACACTGCTAATTATTCCAGGCAATTGCTGATGTATGTATGCTGACAATTCCGTGAAATAAAATGTTTCACCAAAGTCCCAGTTATCTAAATCAAAAAATTCATTAATTGATGTCAACACTCTAGACTTAATCTCACTATCAGTTAATGTTGTTCCTGATACTTTCACAATGTTAAATCTTCCTTGTAATTCAATATCAGCTAATTCACCAAACAATACTTTATATTCTGAAGCACGATATACGATAGAATCACTTATTGCTTTCTTTGTATTTAATTCAGCAAATTGAGTTTCAAGTTCAGATTCTGTTGGAATAGATGGCATATTGTCAATATTTCTTGTTCCTGCTAACCACTCACGGTATTTAGTATCATAATTTTGGTTAAGAACAAACACATCAATAATATTGCTAAGACTTGGATCGATTCTATAATTAGAACTTGAAATCCTACTCCATTTTACTGATAGATTATCTCTGCCTGTTACTGATGTGCCGTCATCAGTTCTAACAACATATGTATTCCCGTCATCTGTTATTTCCCCAATAGTTATGGTGTCATTTGATACTAGATTTTTAAATGACATTGGATTATCAGGATAATTGTCATTGTTATAATCAGCTAATGTTACAATCATTTTCCTATCATCAGTATACCCATCTGGCTCTGTATAATATTTGTGAACAAAAAATACAGAATCTACACCCATTGGATAATCTGATCCTCCAGGTTGTGTATTAACACTGTTGACCACTACTTGATCATATTCTGGCTTGTTTGTGTCAACATTAAATTTACGTCGACCATTTTGGTTATAAAATCGTAATTGATTATCTGACCCGAATACATATCTAACTCTTCTAGAAATAAATCGCCATGCATCCGCACTATAATTTACACGAATAAGCCAACTGTGATCCAAATTCCCATTTGTTTCATTACCTGCGTAATCTAAACTAAAGTAATCTGGATTATTTTCATCCTCATCAGGCAAATCACCTGATTGAATAACAATCCATTCATTATCAACTGTTGAGTAACGCAATCCGAAATTATTCAAACTTGTTAGCTCACTTAAAATATTATTTTTTTCATCTGTTGAAAATTCAGTCTTATATGCAGGGAAGATTCTACTTACTCTAGCTGTATTAGGAATAGACTTATTTAAAATAATCGTTCCTTGACCTCTAGATGTTAACCCTGTTGGGTTGCCATTAGTGTCAACAACACCTTGCCCTTCAGACGTCACATCAATTACACGGGCCCATGTTCTTGTTGAATTTGAAATTACAACTGATACGCTTGCACCTGTTCCATTCCCGTCAATATCAACTATAACTGGGTTTTGATAATTTTGTCCTCCATCAGTCAACACTACAGACGTAACTTTTCCACCACTGACTGAAGCAATGGCAGTTGCGCCTGTTCCTGTTCCTCTAATAGTAACAGTCGGAATGCTAGTATACCCTGACCCACCATCAACAATGTTAAGTGAATCGCCCGCCTCGCCTAAAGATCCAGTTCCATATGGATCTTCAATAAATTCGACTATTGCACCAGGTCGTAAAATATTCAAGTCATTTGTTGCATTACTACCAACCTTTTGTATTACACTGTTTTTAGTCAAATAGCCAGTTGATCCTTTATATCCTGATGTAATTTGTTGCCATTCATAACTTGTTGCTGATGTAGTATAACTGACATTGTTTACATCATATTTGTCATAAAATGTGTTAATGACCTCAGGATTTTTTATGATATCTGCCAAATAACGTTCATAAATCTGTTCGGCTGATAAATTCGTTGGTAAATCCAACGAACTTCTAAACACCTTGCCTTCAGTATACAAATAACCATCATCTGCAAACATATCAACATTTTGGTATGTTGCAGTTGGATCTTGTGATTTGATGAAACGTGAATGTCCTGTGTAAGTTCTATTAACTGCCTTCAATTTCTTAATGTTTTCACTTACAGTTAATGGATAAACAGAATAGTCATCAGCTGTAATCATTCGATCTTGTGTTGCAAACACACGTCCTGCATTATTCTTAATACTTGTAATTGTTTCTTGTGCTGCTGCATTTGTGACAGGTGATTGTAATTCACAAGTGAATGTTACTTTGTATGTATTATTATCTTTTGCATTATAATCAAAACTAAATGAGACTGTGCCAATATCCGAAGTATCTAATGTATAGGTTTGATTCAATCCAGTTCGATACCAAATACGTAATATGCCTCTAGGAATCTCACTATATACTCCATCACCAAAAATAACATTTACATTATCATTGTCTACAGTTTTAACACTATACAATTTTCTATTATCTTGTCTAATTGTATTAAACATTGTATTCGCGCCAAAAGTTGAATCAACCTTGGTCCAAGAATCTTGAACTTCACCATCACCATTAATTCCTTGAACCCAAATATCACTATCATTTACATCTGATGCACCTAGATCAATTACAAGATTGCTTATTGCTTGGTCTGCATTGATGTCATTATACTGTAAATTACCTTGTTTGAATCCTACAAAAAAACCTGTATTGCCGCTGCCCAATCCTTGGCTGTCATTTTTATATACTAGGTCAAAAGATGAATCAGGATTAGGTTCTGCTTCAACTAATTGTTCTGATGAATCTATATCCAAACTATGTATTTCAAATGATCTAGTTACATTATTCACGTCACCATTAATTTGAAATACAATATTTCTATCAGCACTATTGTTTGTAGAATATAAGTCAGTTTTCACGTTACCTATAGAAACACTATTTGTAGGTCGTCCAAATTTATTTGTATCATTCAAAATTTCATTCATTACCAACAGGAAATTTTGATACGCATCTTCAAAATCAATAGTTGTGTTTTTCAACGAAGCACCATTGATGTCATATACATCCTGTGTTGTACGAATGCCAACGACTTTAAGTTGACCACGTGCTGGTTGATGTCGTGTTGCAGTATATCCTAAAAATTCTGCAATTCTCAAGACACTTTCACGGCGGGTAGCCGTGCTTAGAAAGTTTTCTCTGCCTGCTTGATCAATTCGGAATGCAAGAGAATGTGCTAAGAAAGATAAGGTTTCAATCAATGCAACAAATTCACTACTTTGAATCCAATCATTATAATTTTCTGGATATTGTTGCTTGATATATTCTACCAATGCACCCCGAATTGTATCATAATCGTAAGCTTGAAAATTCGCCTGGCGAAAACTATCATAAATTACTCTATAATCTTCTGCTGCAAATAAATTTCGTTGTCTAATACTTTGACTCATTTATTGTTCCATTCTTTCATATTCCTTCTTGATCAGTATATGACAATACTAACCTATCTACACTGAGGTCCGGCACATATTGAAGTTGGACAGTAATAGTAATTGTATGCTCGCCAATATCAATATCATAATCTTGTAATTTCCATCTTGGATCTAAACCAATAATTGTTCGTACATCTTCATCCGCTGCATCAATTACAACTTGATCATATTGCTCAAAAAGTAATTCAGGCAAAATACTGCCAAACTCCGGCTCGCCCAATCGTTCGCCACGACGGGTATAAAAATGATTTAATAAATCACGCTTGGCCAGTTCCTTATCTTCTAAGACTTGGGTGCCAGTACGTTTATTATATGATGAAAAACCTATAAATGTTACCATATAAGTATTTATGGCAAGAAAAACCAAGTTTTTTATAAATTATAGTTGACAAGTAAAACGTTTTACTTTATATTGATATTGTAAGCAATAAAAGACAAAAGGACAAAGACATGGGTAAGAACTTGAAAGTAGGCGCAAATGTATATACCATTTATGGTAACGCAGGTGTTATTGTTGCAATGAACGGCGACAAAGTTACTATCAAATGCAACCTTTTCAAAAGTGAATATGAAATTGATGCCGCGGACGTTTCACGTAGTAAAAATGTTGCTTGGGGAAGCCGCCGCTCGATTTAATTCAAAAGTATCCATTCATGTTATCAAACATGTCATAAACGTTTATGACATGTTGAAAGGTTAATTATGCCAAAAACAAATGAACAATTGATTGAAGAACTAATGACATTATCTGAGGGATTGGGCATTGGTTCTAGAAACAGTGATCTTGTTGTGCAAACTATTGCTCGTATCCGTTCTCTAGAGGGAAGAATTGCTGATCTCGAGGAATCAAACAGCGAAATGGGATGGCGTTTGAATCCTGATCGTATGGGCGGGGCCTTTTCTGAAGACGAAATTGCTCGTAGCCGTGGCGACACTTGGAGATAATAAGCAACAATAGTCGATACAAGCAAATAGCACCATTTGTTTTATCAGTGTAATGATTGGTGAATTGGCTATATACATTTATGTTTACTATTATGTAACAGCTTGGGCAACGATGCGTCGTTGCCTTAAGTTTGACATGTTAGGCAAGAACACCCCGAGTTGTCGGTAATATACAAATTCGGCTTGTGTTTTATCAAAATCATTTGAAAAGCCGTTAACATATGATGTTCGCAATTTTTGTATACCTTGAATAATTTGTTGATTTCTATCTTTACTAGCCGAATAATCGGCTAATTGTATTACTCGTGCCTCATGTTGCCTTCTGTTTGGATTTACATTCCCTCTAGAAATAATGTCCGCAACCAATAACCAATTACCATTGCGAACAGCATCGGCTAAATCATAAGTGCCTTCATTTGAGGTTACTGTTCGCCAAGTTCCAGTGTCTAAATATAAACTCATCAAACCATCAAAAACAGTTTGTGTTATATTGACAATTGGCAATTGATTTCTCAAAGTTTTTTGTTTATTACGAACATGACCTATCCATTCGATATATGAATCAGTTTCAGTTTGGCCTTGTTGGTCATCCGGGTCCCCAATACCATATCCAATTACATAATCGCCATCATCATTTAGATATCGTATGCCGCTCCAAGTGTTGTAACTTAATATCATATCTGACATTGATTCAGAAATTGTTACAGCCCCAACATTTACTTCAAATTGAGTTGAAAACGTATTTTGATTGGTAAATGTTTCCCATTGAATTCGTTTACTAGCCTCTACTAACTTTAACATTATGCAAATCCTCCTGCCTTATGCTTGTTTATAGTTGTGACTGCATAGCTAGGAACACTATTGCTAGTATAATCAGAACCCCAGCCCGCGCGGCTGCTATCTCTATTATCAAAGTGCAGACTACCGCCATTATAAACACCAATCCCTTTAATTCCTACTGAGCTTGCTATAGCAACCAATTGTAGACGATCATTGTTAGTCAATCCGCCACCTGAAATATCAACAGCCTTACCTAACATATGCTGAGAATATTTTGCGCCGCCTGCCTTTGTATTTCTAGATGGTGAACGATATCCTGAAGTAATAACCAATGGACGGCCGAAACGTCGAGCAATTTCTTCAACCATAGTTATCAATGCAGGATCAATACGTTTATCTACACCAGATCTATATTGAACAAATGCGCCTGTTTCTCCTTCAGCGACAGGATAATTGTTAATGTCAAAATCACCAGTCTGATCATTATATGAATGCATGTCTGTAGGAGAACCATAATAATAACTATTACTATTTCCTTGTGCAGTTGCACCACTAGCTGATGACGAATCAAGCACACTTACATCTAAATGCCCATTCCAAGGCTCTGCTTCTGGAACCCGTCCAGCAATGCTTTCAGTTATATTTGTATTGCCTGCGTGTTGTTGCACTGCAGGCTTTGACGCAGCCAATGCAGGAGCACCGTTCATATCAATTCTTCCAGCCGTTTCTCTATAATTCCCAGCTACTCGTAAATTTCCATTTGCATCCGCTTGCAAGTTAAGATTTGCATGGGCGAATATATCAACACTTCCGCTCGCTGCTTCTAATTTAATTCCAGTTGCGCCACCTGATTTCATATTAATTGCTCGCCCTGCATTTAAATTGAAGCTGCCGCCGCAATTAAAATTAAAATCACCTTGAGTTGCTATGTTAATACTGTTTCCGGCATATATATCAATGTCACCGTTACGGTTCATTTCAACCCATACATTGCCTTCACGGTTGTTAATGTATGTCATACCATTTGTGTCGTCCATAAGAATCTGTGCCCCACCAGCGGTTCTTAAACGCATACCTAAATTATCTTGATCTTCACCATCACCATCATCCATAGTAATACTATGTCCGACAGGTGTAGTCATTCCCATGACCTGTGAACTTGGATCTCGTGTAGGACTTGAATAATTTTGTCCACGGATTCTATCTTTATCTAACCCTTGTTTTCTAAGTATTTCGGCCAAGGGGTGTTCATCTGGTTGTTCATCCGCAGTAGAAGTTGTTTTGCTTCTTTCTTGGCGGATAGTTGTTTCACCTGATGCTGTTTGACCTGTTACGCCAGCACCTGCTAACCCATCAATTTTTTGTGGATCAGGCAACACACCCAAAATAATACCACTATGCGTATCACCAGAAAATGCTACTAATACCTCATTATCTAATGATGGTGGTTGGCCATGCATTCCATATGCATTTTGACTTACCACGCCATTTGGCCCTGCTGCTGGGGTTGATGTCCCCCCAAATGGCATTAATTGCCTACACCACATTGCACCTAAATAATCTTCAGGGTCGATATTTGTTCCTGCATTTTGTCCTGCTGTGAATGTTCCATAAAATTTCATAATATGAACTTTGACTCGGCCCATTTTATTAGGATCATTTACATCAACCACAACGCCCCTATAAACGCCAGTTGGAATTTTTAGGCCTTTTTCCATAACATTTTGGTTATATTGTGCCCTAACTTTTTTACTATTAGTATCAGAACTACGATTGATTGACATTGTTGTTACCTATTGTTAGTTATTCGTCGAGTTGCATTTTCTATTTGTTGTGCAACATCCAAATATTGACTTTTTATGCTTGCATCATCTGTGTTAAACGAATCTACATTATTACTTGCTAAGCTACCAAATGCAGTTATAGTATTCGTGGCTAGATCTCTAACTGCATTAAGATGTTGCGTAAACATTCCATCCCGATATCTATTGATCACATTTTTAACAGTATATACACCACTTACTTGATAATCTGGTTGTGGTTTACGCAGGCCTGCACTATCTTCATCAGAGGTTGGCAAGTTAACTTGTAAGAAGAAATTAGGCGATCCTGCTTCATAATCAACAATTTCGTCACTATTTCGTTGTTGATTATAAAAGCTATTTGGTGCCCCAAGCCAGTATGGATCACCGCGAATTCCTAATTCAATTTGGACCAAATCCGCAGGATTTTCCAGATTAGCTTTGACTGCACCATGTTTCAGGGTTCCACCTTTTCTATCATTGTCACTTGAAGATATATCTTGGTCACTAATAGTATCTGCGACAAATCGTAATTGATAATTGATATCCGCGTCAGTTAATTCATATTGTGTTTTTAATATATCAATTACTTCATCAGTTGTTCTACGAAAATTTTCAAAAGCATTATCAAATTGAATTTTCGCTTGACCAATAGTTATGAATGATTCACCTCGTGGATCTAAAATATCATTTGACAAATTCAATTTTGACGCGGATGCTGCATTGAATGCTTTTTTTGCAGATGCAACTTCTTTTCTAGAATTAACCAATCGTGCCATCAATTGATCCTTATCTGATGCAATTACAGGTGCCATAAAGTTTGGGTCTCCGATTGTGCCCTCGCCATATGGTGTGATATAATAATATAGATTATCAAATTGCATATCAAATTCTAATACTTCAGTGTTTTTTCCTGTGTAGTAATAATCATATCTTTTACGTAGGAAATTATTTGCTATAAGATTTTCTACTCTACGATTTTGAACTCCAGAATTTGTAATACTTGCTTGATATGCAATCGCATCAATAATTTCATTCGTAACAACATATGATTTGAGTTTATATACTATCTTCTTTTGATAATCACCTTTAAGGCGATCATAATTGCCATATTCAACATTACTGATCATTTTAAAAAATGTTGGCAATGAATCTAATGTTGTATTTGTATTTTCACTAGGTATTGGTCTAGCAAATTGTTGTCCTAGGCCAGATTTGCCTGTTAATGGTATACATTTATATTCAGCTGTCAGTTGCAGCACTTGTGAAAACAATGTTGTGATATTTGTTCCATTATTTACAGTTATTTGTAATGCAGGATCTTCACCAGGCAATCCTACTAATTCGACAGCACCAATATCCAAGCCATCATCTAAAATTTGAAATCGCCAATTTTTCCAATCAGATGTTGAATCATCAAATTCAAAAGAAAATGTGTCATAATATTCACCTGCCGAATCATTTATTGCCCAGGCATTGAAAATTGAGTTATTGTATTTCTTTTCAAATTCTGTAACAAATTCACCAACAGTTCGTGCCACCACTGTAATTTGTTCATTTATATTGTTGCTCAGATATTGATATCCTAATGTTGAATTTTCAATTAAATTGATATTGTAGGCAGCCCCGCCTTCACTTACATTGAAATTTAATGATGTAATGATAACAGGATAATAAAATGTTTGATTGAACTTATGCGGTTTGCCATCTGATTTGCGGCCTCGAAAATCTATTGCAATTATATATCGCGCATGTAAATGATTTTCAATTCCTAAATCCAAACTAACTTGTTTCAATGTATTGATCAATGTTGCGCCATTTGGTTCATTCATTGTCATTATAAATTTATTACCAATGCCTTCTCTGACCAAATTATGCCCAACAGTAAAAATCTGTTCTAAATCAGAAATATTGTATTTTGCTATTTGAGAATTATCTGCGATTAATTTCGCATTTCCATTTTGAATTGCCATATCAAGTTGTGACAAATATGACGGGTGGACCATATACATTCTAATATTATATGTATAGGTATCATAATCATTTAATCTATTAGGAATATATGTCATTATATCCCCGCCACAAAATCACGAGTTGGGACTAATAAACTAGTCTCTAAGGTAAAATCGTTTATTGGATCCAACAATGCATTTGGATTATATATAGGGAATAACCACCAAAAATGTGCATCGCCATATAGATCATATGCAAGCAAATCTGGGCGTTTAACATATTTTTGTGTTATCGTAAATTCAAAAGTTCGAGAATAATCTGGAGTAACTGATGGATTATATAATGCAGTATATCCATTTACAATCCTTGTCTCTCTCAAATGACTGTTTCGTTTGTATGCCATCAAATAAATCCTCCTTTGTAACCGTCACCGTTAGCAAAATCATATAAACTGAAATTACTTTGTTTGGTCGGGTTATATTGTGGCAACAGATCAATAGCAATGGTCATCAATGTCGGAATTTGAACTGTTTCACCATCTGATGTTACCGTTTCTATATAATCAACACCATCTTCATAAATGAAATTAAAACTGCTCACCAACACCGGGACTTTGTAAAAATTATAAGTCCCATATGCAGAAAAATCCAATACTGGTGGCGGCGTTCCTGCATCATCATCATTGATACCATAATGCATCTTACTTACTACTCTTAAAAAATGCATTACACCAATAGTATATTTTGCTTCACGTGGAGTTTGATTTATAAATGTTCCTGTGATCTGTATTGTTGGATTTCGTGATCTACTGAACGCCTGTTGTTGGTAATTTGTATGCACCAAATCATATTGTGCATATTCAGCAGTATGTGCAACCGAAATATTCGGAGTATATGGAAATAGAATTCCATTAGTATTTTCCAAAACTGATGCTGGCCCACCAAATGCTGTTTTATAAGCACGTTTTGCTGATAACCGCGCACGTTGATCTACTCTTGTCATTATGTTTCAACCTAATAAATATATGATATTCAATCATTCTTAATAATATTTATACACAAAAAAAATCTATTGACTTCAATGGGTTATCCATGTTATATTGAAACAAATAAGGAAAATCTATGGCGAGGAAACGCGCAACAAACTATCTTAATAATAAAGACATTCTTAAAGAAATTCATAAAAGCAAAATGAGTTTCTGTTACACTATGGATGACGCATACTCACATTTCGACATTATTGTCGACAATGTAGATGAAATCACTCCCGAAGTTGTAACACAAGCAAAAATCAACCATGCTGCAAAGCTGTCTAGTGCAGGTTATGAAACAGGTATCAAAAATTGGGAAGCCAATGGCGCTCAACGGTCAACAAAACCAAAACAAGCAGAGTTCAAAGTAGATGATGCTTCAATTCCTGATGACGATATTGTATTTCGTGTTATGACGTATGATCATATTCCTGAAACACCCGATCGTAAAAAGAATCCAAAAACCGAAGCAGACTTGCATACAAAATGTAATTTCCCTCCATTCAAACATTATGCATATGTTAATGATGAACTTCGTGAAGTGGCAAGAAGTCATTGGAGTGGCGGGTTTGATAATGGGTGTTTCAGTGTAGATCATGGTAGACTAACTCCAACATTAGCTAAAATGATGATCAAATTAGTCGAACGTTATGCAATGCGAGGCAATTGGCGTGGTTATACGTATAATGATGAAATGCAAAGTGCTGCATTATTGCAACTAAGTGAAGTTGGATTAAAATTTAACGAAGCGAGAAGTGACAATCCGTTTGCTTATTATACTCGTGTCCTACAAAATTCATTCACTCGTGTTCTTAATTTAGAAAAACGAAATCAGCATATTCGTGATGATATATTACAAGATGGCGGATATATGCCAAGTTTCAATCGTCAATTGGATGATGAAGCAGCACAACAACGTGCTCGTGAAGAAGATGAAGAAAAGCAAAATCAAGAGTTGCGTGATCGCGGGTATAACATTTTATAATATAAGACTATCATTATGTCTATACAATTCACACAGGCAAATCGAATAATTGACGATGAATTTTCAAATAAGCAAATAGTCACCATTAATATGATTAAGAAATCTGATCTATGGGATATTATTCCCACAGATTGGAATAAGTTTAAAGCCCGTCAAATAATTTGGCATTGTAAAAATCAAATAGTCGAGGTGCCTATTTGTCAAAATGATAACTGTTCTAAGTCTTTAAAATGGAATGCAGACCGCAATCAATATCCACAATATTGTTCAGCAAAATGCAGAGCAAGATGTGGTAAATTTAAAAAAACATTGGCTGAATCAAATTTAAAGAGCCACGGTTATAATTATTCATTTCAAAATCCCACATCACAATTAAAACGATCAAAAACAATGTTAGAACAATATGGCTATGAGTTTTCATTCCAAAATCCTGACATTCACTCTTTTGCTACTAATCAAAATTCTATTGTTGGTTCTAAAAATAGAAAACAAACCTTACTCAAAAAATACGGCGTGGAACATATTTCCCATATTAATATGTCTTCGGATATTTTGTCGTTTTTAGAAGACAAGCGTATATTCGAGACTGCATTATCAAATATGACTCCTGGAACATTAGCCTCTCATCTATCTGTTGACCGCAATACTATCATTAGATATATTTCTGTACATGATATCGATACTAATAATATATGTAAAAAATCAAGTTACTTGGAGACTGGTATTGTTGACATTATCAAATCTATCAACTCTGATATCAAAATAGAACAAAATTCATATAACATCATACCTCCTTTTGAAATAGATATATGGCTTCCTGAATTAAATCTAGGTATTGAATGTAACGGTGATTATTGGCATTCCAACAAATTCAAAGACAAGAATTATCATTTTAATAAATGGCGCTTGGCTAACGAAAACAATATATCTCTTATTCAAATATTTGAATGTGATTTTGTGTCAAATTTTGATAAAGTCAAAGCATTAATACAATCAAAATTGCATAATAAACCAAAAGGTATAGGTGGACGGAAAGCGGATATATCTGTCATCAATGCAGCAATGGCTAGACCATTTGTTGACAAATATCATTTACAAAATTTTGTTGGTGGAATCCATTATGGTGCATTCGACAATGATACACTAATTGCTGTTATGACATTTGGATGGACAAGAGGGTCAAGACAATCTAGACGGTTCGAATTAAAACGTTGGGTATCAGATAATAAAACGCATCCTGGTCTGTTCAGTAAAATATTCAAACAAGCACAGAAAGATATCGGATTTAATGAAATAGTCTCGTTTTCAATGAATGATTGGTTTGATGGTCAATTGTATGATTGCAATCAATTTCATGCAGCGAACGTTGTTCCTCCCTCATATTTTTATGTTTGGCGAAATAAACGAACACATTGCAGTAATTTCACAAAGGCTCGTATAAAACAACAATTTCCAGATATTTTTGATAAAAATTTGACTGAAAAAGAAATGATGGAATTGTTGCACATACCATGTATTTGGGATAGTGGAAAAATTGAGTGGATATGGAAAAATTGTTGACTTTCAATAGGTTAATAAGTAGAATTATAGTATATATAGGAAAAATATTTGTCAAATTTATTTAAACACGCCGCATGTTTCACAGACATACATTTCGGCTACCGTAATAACAGTCGCACACACAACATTGATTGTGAAGAATTTGTAACTTGGTTTATCAAAGAATCTAAAGCACGTGGTTGTGAGACGTGCATTTTTCTTGGTGATCTACATCATAATAGGTCAAGTGTCAATGTGTCTACATTAAATTACTCAGTCAGCAATCTTAAGGCATTAAGTGATGCTTTTGATGATATCTATATGTTGGTTGGTAATCACGACTTATTCTATAGGGAAAAACGTGAAATCAATTCTTTTCCGTATGGCGAATTATTTGAAAATATTCACATCATCAATGATGATATTTTAGAACAAGGTAATGTTGCTCTTGTTCCTTGGTTAATTGGTGATGAATGGAAAAAAATGAAAAAGCTCAAAAGTAAATATGTTTTTGGACATTTTGAGTTGCCACATTTTATGATGAACGCAATTGTAGAAATGCCAGACTATGGTGAGTTGCAAACTGCTGACTTCCATGCTGCTGACTATGTGTTTTCAGGACATTTCCATAAACGACAAATTCGAGAAAAAGTTCATTATTTAGGTAGTCCTTTTGCACATAACTATGCTGATGCATGGGATGACGACCGTGGTTGCATGTTTTTAGAGTGGGGAGGTGAACCAACTTATGTCAATTATGACGGCCCGCGCTACATTCGCATTAATCTTAGTGATTTAATTGATGCACCTGAGGACTACCTGAATGATAAAACTTATTGCAGAACAATGCTTGATGTTCCTATTAGTTACGAAGAAGCTAACTTTATTAAAGAAACATTTATGGCACAATTTAATCCTCGTGAATTAAGTCTTGTTCCTATGAAGAAAGAAGAAATTTCAGCAGAAACCGTCAACAATGGCGAAATAATTGTCGAAAGTGTAGATCAAATTGTATATAATCAATTGCAATCTGTTGAAAGTGACATTATTAGTCAAAAATTATTAATGGATATATATAATAACTTATAATTTAAACAAGTTGTGGGATAAGAGTCGGTTAACAATGTCAGATTTATCTGATATTGATTATTCAGCCTTGGATGATAATATTGTTAATTCAACTAATGCTCGTCAAATTGTTTGGCATTTAATAAATGATATCGCACATATTCCTACTTGTATTGAATGCAATAATATTGTAAAATGGCAGAGAAAAAACTACGCATCATTTTGTTCTGCAAAATGTCGTGCAAATAGTGAATCATTTAAAACTGCAAAAAATAACACTATGATTGAACGTTATGGTCATAAACATGCATTACAATCTGAATTGTTAAAATCTAAATTCAAATTTACAATGACTGAACGTTATGGCCATGAACATGCATTACAATCTGAATTGTTAAAATCTAAATTCAAATCTACAATGTTGGACCGACATGATGTAGAATATGCTATGCAATCAGATTCTTTAAAATATAAAGCACAGCAAACAACTTTAGAAAAATATGGTGTATTAAATCCTGCCCAAGCAGATATTATCAAACAAAAAACATTACAATCCAATCATGCAAGATATAATGGTCATCCAAGTCAGCAACATATATCTGACCTCGCAAAACAAATCCTATTAGATGAATCACAATTAACTGAATTACTTAAACATAATTCAGTTTTGAATGTTGCTAAAAAACTAGGTGTTGATCAATATACTGTATATAATCATATTAAAAAATACGACATAGATTTTAAATTTTATTGTAGCAATTTTGAAACAGAAATTAAAGCAGTATTGGATAATTTAAATTTGACTAATATTGTGTTCAATGACCGCAATATTATTCATCCCCAAGAGTTAGATTTTTACTTACCTGATTATAATTTAGCTATTGAATGTAATGGCGATTATTGGCATAGTGATTTGTTCAAATCTAAAGATTATCATTATAACAAATGGCAAAAATGTAAAGATCAAAATATAACGTTATTACAAATTTCTGAATCAACTTGGCATACACAAAAAGAAAAAATTATTGAATTAATCAAAACACATGTGCATATCAAGCAAAAAGGTATAGGGGCGCGTCAATGTTATATTTCTAAAATTGACGCCAAAAGTGCCAGGAAGTTTTTAAATAAATATCATTTACAAAGCTTTGTTATAAGCACAAGTTATTGGGGTGCATATGACAAGCAAAATAATTTAATCGGAGTTATGACATTTGGCTGGACAAGAGGGTCAAGACAATCTAGGAGATTTGAACTCAAACGTTGGGCAACTGATAACAAAACACACCCAGGGTTATTCAGCAAAACATTTGCTCATGCGCAAAAAGAACTCAAATTTAACAATGTTGTAAGCTTTTCAATGAATGATTGGTTTACTGGAGATGTGTATTCTCAATGTAAATTCACAAAAGGCAAGACTCTTCCTCCGTCATATCAATATCTATTTAATGGTGAATTAAAACATTGCAGCCATTTCACAAAACAACAAATAAAACTAAAATTACCTGAACATTATAACTGTATTTTAACTGAAAAAGAAATGATGGACAATGCAGGCATTCTAAGAATATGGGATTCAGGAAAAACTGAATGGAACTGGACTAATGATCAAAATCAAAAATGTAACAATTAAAAACTTTTTGAGTGTTGGCAACATCACCCAAGCAATTAATTTTGAAGACTCAGGATTGACACTTGTATTAGGTAATAACCTGGATCTTGGAGGTGATGGGTCAAGAAATGGTGTAGGCAAAGCACAACCGCTATATAGCAAGATTCACACACCTAAGGGTTGGACGACCATGGGTGATATCAAACTTCATGATGTAGTATCTACTCCGGATGGCAAAAATGCATCTGTAATTGGTATTTTTCCTCAAGGTATGGTTGACATTTATGAATTAACATTTGAGGATGGACGAAAAACTCATGCTTGTGGAGATCATTTATGGAATGTTAAGTCAAATTCTTTTGATGATCCTACAGAATATATGACATTGTCTACAACTGAAATCATGAATCTTGATGTCAAGAATGAAATGTTTATTCCTTTGGTGGACCCAATAGATGATATTTTTCACGTTATCCTGCCTGCAGATCCATATTCAACTGGTGTATTATTAGGAAATAATGATTTAGTTTATAGAACCTCGCCAATCGGCTATAATTTGATTGGTCCTTATAAATTTGCATCATTGTCACAACGGAAAGCATTGATTCAAGGTTTAATGGATGTAAATGGGTTTTGTGATAGCAAGATTCTTCGTTATTCTACATATGATAAATTATTAGCACATGACTTGCAATTTTTGATTCGCAGTGTTGGTGGGATTGTAAATATAGATGAAGTTGATGGCGTCAATCACCTATATATAAAACATAATGACTTGCAGTCACTTGTAACTGATCCAACGTTGAAGGATAGATTGACCAATACAGATAATACAAATGGTCTGAAAATCACTGATATCAAATTCATTGGAAAAGATAAAGCACAGTGTATCATGATCAATCATCCAGATCATCTATATATTACTGATGATTTTATTGTAACTCATAACACCACTATGGTAAATGCATTGAGCTATGCATTATATGGCAATGCTATTAGTAATATTAAGAAGAATAATTTAATCAACAAGACAAATTCAAAAGGTATGTTGGTGACTGTTGAATTTGATATAAATCAGACCCATTATCGAATTGAACGGGGGCGCAGTCCTAATGTATTGCGATTTTTAGTAGATGGTGTAAATGTTGAAGAAACTGATGAAGGACAAGGCGAATCAAGATTAACCCAACTTGAAATTGAAAAAGTAGTAGGCATGAATCATTTAATGTTCAAACATTTGGTTGCATTGAACACATATAATGAACCATTTCTTGCATTACGAGCAAATGATCAACGGGAAATTATTGAGAATTTGCTAGGCATAACAATGCTAAGTGAAAAAGCTGTTGTGTTACGAGAGTTATTGAAAAACACAAAAGATAAAATCAAAGAAGAAGAATTTCGTATTAATGGTATCAAAAATGCTAATGAGCAAATTGAAAAAAGCATTTCAGATTTAAAACGAAGACAGCGGGTATGGGCTAATAAGAATAACGAAGAAATCGAATTATTGACTAAATCAATTGATTTCCTGTCAAAACTTGATTTAGAACATGAGCTACAACAACATATCGATTTAGAAGAATATAATCGTAAACATGCTGAAAGTGCGGAAATTAAAAAAGAAATTGCTACGTTAGAAGCAAGTATTCAACGAGAATCACGCCTTAAAGAAAAGGCATTGAATGATCTAAATGCTGCTAAAGAGCATACATGTTACGCTTGCGGCCAAGATATTCATGATGAGCAACATGAACAAATCATGCAAACAAAGGCCGCGGCTGTTGCTGATTTTGATAATTTGATTAGCCAATATAATGAAGCAACTGTTGAATTATCTTCTAAATTAGATAACATCGTAATTCAGCCTTCAATTCCTGTCACAAAATATGCTACTGCACAAGAAGCATATGAACAACAAAGTCAATTGACATCATTACAAAACCAATTAGAATCAACAATGAATGCTGAAGATCCATATTGCGATCAAATTGAAATTTTGGAGCAGAGTGGGATTCAAGAAATTGACTGGGAAACAATGAATGAGTTGCACAATTTGCGCGAGCACCAAGATTTCTTGCTGAAATTGTTGACCAACAAAGATAGCTTTGTTCGTAAACGCATTATTGAACAAAATTTACAATATTTGAATTTGAGATTGAATTATTATCTAACTAAATTAGGTCTGCCACATGAGGTTATCTTCCAAAGTGACCTGTCAGTAGAAATTACTGAATTAGGACGTGATTTGGATTTTGACAATCTAAGTAGAGGTGAGCGCAATCGACTCATTCTTGGACTAAGTTGGGCGTTCCGTGATGTTCATGAATGTACAAATATGCCTATTGACTTTATGGCTATTGATGAACTTATTGATAGTGGTTTAGACCAAAACGGTGTAGAAAGTGCGCTTTTGGTTTTGAAGAAAATGAATCGAGAGCGTAATAAGAATATTTTCCTAATTTCACACAGAGAAGAACTTGTTGGGAGAATTCATAAAATTTTGAATGTTGTAAAAGAAAATGGGTTTACATCATTTGAAATAAGTAATACTGAATAATTAAAGGAATATAAAATGGAAAACAATAGCAATATAATTACTAGTTCTAATATTTGGAGAGGGGAGGGTTATGATTGGAAGTATAATGATACTGATGCTAGAACTAGTGCCTATCAAAAATATTATAATGATTTTATTAATGATACATTGTATCGCAAGTATCTAACGCCAGAAAATGACCATAATAAAGAAAGCTCAAATGAAGTTGTAGATTCAGAAAATATTAGTATTATCTTGGCAGATAGAATCAATAACAACATCTGATAAACATAATTGTATACCATATAAATAGGTGCATGTGGATATACAATGGTGAAGAATTTAAGCCTTCTATGGATGAACTTTCAAATTGGGTTGGTTTTGTTTATTTGATTACTGAAAAAACTACGGGTATGAAATATATCGGTAAAAAATTATTTTGGTCAACTCGTAAAATTCCTCCGTTAAAAGGCAAAAAACGCAAAAGAACCGTAATTAAAGAATCCGATTGGAAATCATATTACGGTTCTTCTGAAGAATTAAAATTATTAGTTGAAACAAATGGTGGCGATAATTATATTCGTGAAATTTTACATTTGTGTAACAGCAAAGGCGAAATGTCATATATAGAGCTACGTGAGCAAATCATAAGAGATGTATTATTGCGTTCAGATTATCATAACAGTTTTATAGGTGGTAAGATTCATCGAAATCATGTCAAAGATGTCACAATACCAAAGAAATAATGTATTTTTCTGTTGACTAATAATACAAATGTTGTTAAACTGGTAAAATATTATCGTTTAACTATGATATTCAAACACATTTAAGTCTTATGTGTATAATATGAAGATTTCCTAGCAGCTAACACATGCTAATACAGAACCCTTCCACAGAACCCTGCTATAGCGGCAACACTGGTTTGACCCGTCTTGAGTTTATATAAGATATTCTTATATTGACAGATCTGGCGCGCCGCAGTCTAAATGCATTGATTTGACAAATCAAAAATGACTAGGCTCTCCTCACACGCTAGGATCCTAGAGGTAGTATAACAAAGCTGTAATATTGTTATATGTTCCCGCGTTGATAAAGCTAAACATAAAAGGGTATCGCTCAACCGCCCTTACCTGGCTATATAAGGTTGTTTTATTACAGAGTGGCTCAGCTTGCTGAGTTGGTGACGGAAAATAACTCTGAATCTTTGACCACACTTTGCCTGATCTAGGCAAAGTGTGGTTATTAGTTCTGGAAAATGATATATGATTATCATATATATTCGAAAAATTAATCATAATAAAATATATTTCGATATCTTTAAAAAAGCTGAAGATAAATGACTTGAATGAACGAAGTGAATGAAAGTCGATTTATCAATCAGCCAATGATGCGAAGCATCATTGTAAACAAGATAAAATATTATACGGTTGACGAAGTTCTGCCTGAATGATCTATTAAACTTCTTATAAATTCCGTACTGGTCCTGACACAACACCTGGTTCTAGCTGTTGTGTCTTTTTGTTTGGGTTCTGTGCATCTGCTCGTTCTTGTAATACATCTGATAATATTTTTCGTTCTTTTGGTGTCATATTGACTACATCTTCGTATGGCACAGGTCCTAATACACTGATACGCATTAAATCTTTAATGAACAAATCTGTTTGCGTCTCATATTTTTGAACCAGCTCTTGGACCTCATTATAACTTGTTGTTAAAGCGAGCTGGCTCCGAAAAAATTTGCAGGATCAAATGATACTTCGACCTTATTTTCAGTCTCACATTGAGTACAATGGAATGACACATTACGGTCAATCTGTTCTTTGCTCAATGCATTAACTGCGTCACGGACCAACTGATAGTCAGGCGCAGCTAAATCAGCTAACCATTCTTTAATCAATGATTTATCAGTTATACTATTGCCATCAGGCATCATTACAGATGTGACATGATTCATTGCAATTTCATATAAAATTTGTGATCCTTTCGCCATAATTTCGGCCAATTGTTTATTAAGAGGTTCTTTATTTTCCATTACATTAGTTTCAACCATTCTAGCAGCGCGTAATAGTTCAACTTGATAATTTGAATACATGGTATTTGATTCTGTCGTATGTGGACGAATCGATACAACCAACCCCCCTACATTAACTTTATCAGGCGCAGTAATTTTTCCTGCACTTGCCAATACATTTGACAAATTGATTTGATAGTTTTCGGTATGAGAACAATTTTTGCATGTGACATTCACATCCATAAATTGACCATAGGTTGCTAACCGCATCCCTATGACAATAATATCTAAATCTGGAGTAGGAATGTCTTTTGCATTTGCGATTCCAGGAGCAATATGTTCAATAACTTGAAACAATGATTCAGAATTCATTAGCCCATCAGGATTTTTTAGTTTGATTTCATCACTAGCAGTCATTGGGCGGATCTCGATTTCTCCGTCAGCTGACATTTCAGGTGGCACAGTATAAAATTTCCCGTCTGACGGCAATGATACAAATGTCCCTGGACGTTTAGAATACTGTTTAAGTGGATTTTCAGCCAATTTTCTATCCTTTTATTTAGATAAATATTTTTATATTCATCTTTCGAATATTTATCTAAATAAAAGTAGTAGTTAATGGCAAAAGATTCTGAAATTAAATTACCTGATGGTAGTGTTATATCTGGCAATTGGGCAACTGAAGACACTATGGAAGAAATTCTGTCAGTGTTACAAAAGAAGTATGGCAAGTCAAATAACACGCCAAAGAAATCTTCAAATGATGAACACATAAAGCAAGTAGAGGCATCAAGTAAAGCCTTCAAAGCCCTTAATGGATGGGTTAACAATAGCAAAACATCTATTAAGGCAAGAATTAAATCTGAGACTGATCTAATATTAGCAAATGAAAATGCATCTGAAGCGGTTGCATTATTGCGAGACACATCTGATTTAGCGGGTAAAGGATTCAAAGGGTTAGTTGGCAAAGTTGACACCACTATAAATGAATTTGATAAATTAGATGGTTCATTGAAAGGGACTAATGACGCATTTTTCAAAGTTGCGGGCGGCGCAGGTGCGATTGGAACAGCATTTGGTGTGGCGGCTGGAGTCATTGATCAGTTTGCAGAATTTCAAACTTCGGCATTACAAACAGGTTTCAGTTTTAGTCAAGAATTAGTCAACACTCGAGGTAATGTTGCTGGTCTAGGCATGAATATGAAACAATTAAGTGATATCATTGTGAACAATGGTGAAGCAGTTAATTCATTAGGCGGCAATAGCGCATCTAGTGCCAATGCATTTATTAATCTTATCAAATCAATTAAAGCATCTACTCGTGATTTTGGGTTATTTGGTATGACTACTGAAGAAATTGCAGGATTGACTGCTGAGCGGATTGATCTTTTGCGACGCCAAGGTTTTGTCGAAAGTGTTGCAATTAATTCTGCTAAAGATAGTTTTAAATTGTTGAATCAAGAAGTGTTAGCTTATGCTAAATTAACGGGTAAAGAACGCAGAGAAATAATGCGCAATAACCTTTCAATGCGTGATGATTCTGCATTGATATTGGCAGATTTGGCAAAATTAGGCCCAAATGCAACAGTTAGTTTTGATAGTATAATGCAGAATATGAGTGCAGTATTTGGCAATAGTAGTGATGAATTTGCATCTATATTCACATCTATGGTTACAAGTCAATTCAGGGGCGGAATGGAAATGCTGTCTTCAGATCAGTTGGCTGCATTGCAACAAGTCCCCGGATTACATGAATTATTTGAAACGGCTGCGAATAATTTTATGCAAAATGCTAATAATCCATCAGCAATGAAATCAATTCAATTAGATTTTGCGCGACAAGCAGGTGATTTGATTCAAAATGCCGATATTATTGATTTGGCTTATTACCAACAAGATAACCCAGTGGGTGATCTGCTTAAAAGTATTGTGGGCGCTGGCCAAGCCGCAACCAATTTTCTTAATAAAAGTAATAAAGAACAAGATGCGGCGTTTACTGCTACTATGGCAGAATCTGAACAACAATTGCTTATGATCAGAGATCGTATACAAATTTTACAAAATTCATTCATGGCATCATTACTTGAAGGTTTTGGTTTTGGTAAGCTTGAAGATGTTTTAAATGATGATAATTTCAATTCTATGCAGTCTGGAATTTCAGAATTTGGAGATGGATTAAAAATTCTTGTTGATGGTTTCAAAGATTTGGTAGGCATATTTACAGATTCAGGCAATGGATCATTAGTTGATGAAATGGTAGTAGGAGCAGGATTGTTATTTGCATCAACAAGTCCGTTTACTATTGCAATGATTGCAGGTGCAAATGCGTTATGGGCTGGTTTAGCAGGCGTCGGTGGCGCTGGTGCAGTAACTAGTGCAAGTAAAGGCGTAGGTTGGATGAGCAAATTGGCACCAATGTTGAAAAAAATACCATATATTGGGACTGGTATTGCAGGCGCATCTGGTGTAATAGATGATGATTACAAAAAAGCTGGGTATAATTGGTTTGATAGAGCATCATTAGGTATTTTTGAATCTGCCGCTGATATAGGTGATTTTGGGTGGAATGTATTGACAGGTGCAGCTAGCACATTAGGTGTCGGACCTGGGTGGGATAATAATGTTGATATGAGTGCTGCATTTAAAGAATGGGCCACAACACCAGAAGTTGCTGGTTGGACAAATTATATTGGCAGTCAAAATTCAGTCAAATCAACGGTTCCAGGGTTTGATCCTAAATTATCCTCAGACTACCATTCAGTCCCATCAACATTAATTAAAAATCAAGACGCAACAGTCAAAACTGACGGATCGATTGTTCCTAATGGGCAAATTGACAACAGTGTTGCATGGCGATTTAGTAATGAACAATTAAAAAGAATGGCAGATGCAGTTGAAGAAAACAACAGATTAGCACGCCGTCAAATCGATGCCATCGAGAACAACTAAATACCTTATATATCGGATATTAATAATATGTCCATATGGATTGATCATGAATACAATCACAACTTTTATTTCAATATTATTAGATTTTATGTTGTTGGTGACAATCCAATAAATAGTGAAAAGGACAATATTTTATGAGCTGGCAGAAGCATTTTCAAACATATAGTGGAACACAAAGTCCATTAGGCAATGGCAAGACCCGTGGTTCTGATAATGGTAAAAGTAATTTATCTAGATATCAGTCTTGGTTACCTGAAGTATATGTAGGGCATCCAAATAGATTAGAACGTTATATGACCTACGATCAAATGGATATGGACAGTGAAATTAACACATGTTTGGATACCATTGCAGAATTTTCAACTCAACAAGATGAAGCAACTGCAACACCTTTCAAAATTACTTGGCATGATAGTCCGACTGAAACTGAAAGTGATGTTTTGTTGACAGTATTAAAGCAATGGTGTCGTGTAAATGATTGGAATCGTCGATTATTCAATACATTCCGCAACACTATTAAATATGGTGATCAACCATTTATTCGTGATCCTGAAACTTGGAAATTATTTTATATATCTCCAACAGATGTTATGCGAGCAGTTGTTGATGAGTCAAATGGTAAAGATATTGCACAATATATTATTAAAAATTTGGATCCAAATTTTCAAACATTGAACGCAACAACACCTGCAAATGCAAGCAATTATGCAACAGGTGTAGTAGGACCAAATACTACATCAGCCAGCCAAGGCGCGGCACCTACTAATATTGGTAAAGGCGGATATGGAATTGGTGCTGAATCAGAATTTCTAGTAGATGCAAGTCACGTTATTCATTTTGCATTGACTGACGGAATGGATACAGCTTGGCCATTTGGAACAAGTATCTTAGATGCTATTTTCAAAACATATAAACAAAAAGAATTGCTTGAAGATTCGATTATCATTTATAGAGTTCAACGGGCACCTGAACGTAGAATTTTCTATGTTGATGTAGGTGATATGCCTAGTCACCAAGCAATGGCACATGTTGAGCGTGTCAAAAATGAAATACACCAACGTCGTATTCCAAGTAGATCTGGTGGTGCATCAAATATGATGGATGCACAGTATAATCCATTATCAATTATGGAAGATTATTTTTTTGCTCAAACTGCTGACGGTAGAGGATCAAAAGTAGATACATTACCTGGTGGTCAAAGTTTAGGTGATATTGATGATTTGAAATTCTTCAATAACAAATTAGCACGAGGACTTAGAGTCCCATCAAGTTATTTGCCTACAGGTCCTGATGATGGTTCTGCTACGTTTAATGATGGTAGAGTCGGGACTGCATTCATTCAAGAGTATAGATTTACACAATATTGTAGACGATTACAACGCATTGTTCAGCCAGTGTTTGATAAAGAATTTAAAATGTTTGTTAAACATCGTGGATACCAAATCGATTCAAGTCAATTTGAATTAGATTTTGTAGAACCACAAAGTTTCAGTGATTATCGTGAAATTGAAATAAACAGTGCAAGAGCAAGTGTATTTAGACAGGTAGATGATATTGAATATATGAGCAAACGTTTTGTTCTTAAAAAATATCTACAATTGAATGAAGACGAAATTCTTGAAAATGAAAAATTGTGGAAACAAGAGAACCCTATAGATGGCAACACATCAGATGAAACAGATAGCAGTGAATTTAGTGATCTTGGAAACGTAGGTGTTACTGGTGGCATGGATGGTTCTTTGGACGATTTTGAGTTTGATGATGACATGGGCGATGACATTGACGGTGATATGGGTGACGAATCATTGATTGATGGCGGACAAGATACAACTAAGGATTAAAAATGAAAAGTCGTGAATTTATAACAGAAATGTATGATGAGGCAGATGATGATTATTCTGTAGTTAACATTGATCATAAACGTAGGCCACGTATTACATTATGGCATTTGCATAAACTTCGTAAAACACGAAGTATTGAAGATTTAGAACAAAAACAGCGTATTGATGACGTGGCATATATCTATGGAAGCAAAGCAGAAGAATAACGATTACTTATCATCACTGTGATAAGAATTAAGTGCGTTTTTTTGCTTTTTTTGTGCCTTTTTTATAGGTAATGTGTTTTGTTTTGTAAATAGTATTGAAGTAAAACAAAACATAATGTTCTACGAAGGACTATTAGGAGTGTGAAATGACAAAATCAAAACTTGAAAAAGTGCTTGAGTACATGGTTAATGGTGAGAGTGATCTTGCTAGTGAAATGTTACATGAGCACCTAATTGAATCAGCTCGCGAAATTTATGCAGATTTGGCAGAAGATGACGCTTCAGTTGAAGACGAATTAGAGTTAGATGATGATCTAGATGAAAGCATTGACATCAGTGACGAGACTGATGATTTTGCTGATGATTTAGAAACAATTGAAGATGAAATCGATACTGAAGAATATTTTGGTGAAGATGACGAAGTTGATGCTATGGATGATCTCGAAGGCGAGATGGACATGGACATGGACGACGAGATGGATGACGGTTTAGAATCTGATGAATTCGATACTGATGATAATGTTGAAGATGCAATGGTCAATGTTGAAGATGCAATGGCTGAGCTTAAAGCAGCATTTGCAGACCTTATGGGTGATGATGCAGCTGACGACGGCATGGACGATGAAGTTGCAGATGAATTTGACGATATGGAAATCGACACTGATGAAGACATGGATGATGAAGACTTGGGTGAAAGCGCAGTTCTTAAGAAGCATGGCAACGTAACAATGTCAGGTGACGAAGATGGTAAAGCATCTCCTGTCAAACAAAACCAACCAGATCTAAGCAACGGACATGCAAAAGCAGTTAATTTTGCAGGCGGTTCAGATGAAAAAGGTGGTAAAGGTAATTCAGCTAAAAAGATGAATGTAACTGGCCCACAAGACCAAGGCGGTAAATTTGATAAGACTGTTGCTAAACCAAGCAACACAAGTGAAAAATCAAAATCGAATCTTGGAAGCTAAAGGACAATAAATGTTTACACCACTAAGAGAAGTTATTGCACCAAATGCAGCATCAATTACTACTGAGAGTCATACTAATGACTCTGGTGGTAAAGATCTGTATATGCGTGGTATATTCATCCAAGGTGGAGTGAAAAACCAAAACCAAAGAGTTTATCCGGTAAATGAAATCGCAAGTGCTGTTAAATCACTTAAAGAGAAGATTTCCGGTGGGTTCACCGTCCTTGGTGAAGCAGATCATCCAGATGATTTGAATATTAACCTAGACCGTGTCTCGCATATGATTGTTGACATTGATATGCAAGGACAAGACGGTATAGGAAAACTAAAAATGTTACCTACACCGATGGGTGACATATGTAAAACACTATTGGAAAATGGTGTAAAACTAGGTGTTAGTTCACGTGGTAGCGGTAACGTTGATGGATCTGGCAATGTAGCAGATTTTGAAATTATTACGGTTGATATCGTAGCGAACCCAAGTGCTCCGGATGCATATCCGGATCCAATTTATGAACAAATAATGAATCATAATAGAGGAAACAGTATTTGGGACGTTGCATCTAATGTGCAACATGACACCACCGCACAGAAGTATCTCAAAGAAGAGATGATTCGATTTATTCAAGACCTAGGGAGAAAATGAATATGCCTAAGTCATTTAATGATATTCTACGCACAAACAAAGTTCTTTCAGAAGACATTAAAACTGATCTTGCTGAAGCATTTAATGTTCGTATTGCAGAAGAGCGTGAACAGTTAACCGCTGAATTACGTGAAGAATTTGCGACCCGTTATGAAAATGATAAGTCACAAATTGTTGAAGCAATGGACGTAATGCTAAAGGAAGCTATCAAAACAGAATTAGAAGAGTTCGCACAGGATAAAGCTAAGGTTGCAGAAGAACGTGTCCGTTATAAAAAAGCGGTCAAGGAACATGCAGCAATGTTGGATAGTTTCATTAATGAAATGCTTACGAAAGAAATTAGTGAATTGCGCGAAGATCGCAAAACACAAAAGGCTAACTTTGGAAAATTGGAAGAATTTGTTCTACGTCAATTGACCACTGAATTAAATGAATTCCATGATGACAAACGTGCTCTTGCAGAGCAAAAAGTCAAAATGGTTCGTGAAGGACAAAAAGTTATTGCAGAAGCAAAACATAACTTTATTAAGAAGAGTGCCGCACAACTTGAAACAATGGTTGAAAGTGTATTGCGTAAAGAATTAACTACTTTACGTGAAGACATTCAAACAGCTAAAGAAAACAATTTCGGCCGCAAAATCTTCGAATCCTTTGCTAGTGAGTATATGACAAGCGCCTTAAGCGAAAGCACACAGGTAGCAAAACTTGCTAAACAAATTATGGGTCTTAAACAAAACATTGCTGAACAAAATGAAGCAATTAATGTAAAAGACAAAGCTCTAACAGAAGCAAAGCGCTCGGCAAAAGTCCAAATGGACCTAAGTGAACGCAAGGCGATGATGAGCGAAATGCTTGGTCCTCTAAACAAAGGACAGAAAGAACTAATGGGAACACTACTTGAATCAGTTAAAACTACTCAGTTGAAAGCTGCATACAAGAAGTATCTTCCAAGTGTTCTATCAGAAACAACTGATGTTAAGACACAAGCAACTAACAAAACTAAACTTACTGAAAATCATAACAACAAACGTATGATTAACGGTGACAAAGTTAATAAGAGCGCCCAGACAGAGACTGGCGGCTCAGCTGATATTATTGAACTCAAGAAATTAGCAGGACTAAGCTAAAGGAGAATTACAAATGGCAGACGTTCTATTTGAAAACTGGTCAGCAACCAAGGACGCACTTGTTGACGGTTTGACAGGAAACAAAAAAATGGTTATGGAGTCAGTTTTAGAAAATACTAAAACAGCTCTTACTGAATCTGCATCTACAGGTGCAACATCTGCAGGTAACATTGCGACACTTAACAAAGTGATCCTACCAGTTATCCGCCGTGTTATGCCAACAGTTATTGCAAACGAATTGGTTGGTGTTCAGCCAATGACTGGCCCAGTTGGTCAAATTCACACTCTACGTGTTCGTTATGCAGAAACTTTTGCAGGTGCAACAGCTGGCGATGAGGCACTTAGCCCATTCCAAATTGCAAACGGTTACTCAGGTAATGCATCTACTGCTCGTGCAGACGCAACTTCAGTTCTTGAAGGTCAAGCGGGTCGTAAGTTGAATATCCAAGTATTGAAACAAACTGTTGAAGCAAAATCACGTAAACTAAGCGCACGTTGGACTTTTGAAGCTGCACAAGATGCACAATCAATGCACGGTCTAGACGTTGAAGCTGAAATCATGGCTGCGTTGGCACAAGAAATTACTGCTGAAATTGACCAAGAGATCCTAGCATCTCTACGTTCACTTGCAGGTCCAGCAACTTCTACTTATGACCAAGCAGCGGTTAGCGGAACAGCAACATTTGTTGGTGATGAACATGCTGCTCTTGCAGTTCTAATCAACAAAGCAGCAAACGATATTGCAGCACGTACACGTCGTGGCGCAGGTAACTGGATGGTTGTATCACCAACTATGCTAACAGTTCTACAAGCAGCTACAACATCTGCGTTTGCACGTACAACAGAAGGTCCTTTCGAAGCACCTACTAATACTAAGTTTGTTGGAACACTTAACGGCACAATGCGTGTTTATGTTAACCAATATGCAACTGATGATAACATCCTTATCGGATACAAAGGCGCAAACGAAACAGATGCCGCAGCATTCTATTGCCCATATATTCCGCTAATGAGCTCAGGAACAGTTCTTGATCCTGATACATTTGAACCAGTTGTCAGCTTTATGACACGTTATGGTTATGTAGAACTAAGCAACCAAGCATCATCACTTGGTAATGCTGCTGACTACTTGAACCGTCTAGACGTTAATAGCGGTAACTTGAGCTTTACTTAATTTAAGTTCAACATATATAAACTTTTTAAATGACGGCTTTTTAGCCGTCATTTTTTTATGATAAATAAACTTAGTTACATTACAGCCTCAAATATATATGGATCAATAAATGCGTGACAAGTTAATATCAATGATATCAGAATACCCAAAACATTATACAAGGATGGCCAAAAAAGATAAAGCATTACATACTTGGATATTATCCAATTCACTTTTAGAAGAAGATGCAAAATTATCTGAGCATATTTATAGTTCATTATATAAAGTATCTAATAGATGTCAATTTGGTAATATAAAAAAGTTTACAAATATAACTGATGGATTTGGCAATTGCGGTCGCCCATCTAAATGTAAATGTGTTGCTAATCAAATGTCAAAATCTATATCAAAAACCAAGCAAGACTTTAATGACGAAAAAAAAGCAGCAATTACTAAAAAGCGGAAGCAAACAACATTTGAAAAATATGGTGTTTATAATAATGGGCAAACTGAATCGGCTAGAAAAAAACATCAAGAGTTATATAATGATGAATGTAAAGTAAAAGAAATTGTTGATAAAGTTAAAAGCACTAAGACAAAACGATATGGTGATCCAAATTACAACAATGCAGCACAAATAAAAACTACATGGAATCAAAAATCACAAGATTTCTGGAAATCATTTTTTCCAGAAAAAGATTTAGAAACATTATATAATCCAGATGAACTTAAAAAATTATTTCAGGAAAAAACTATTCCTGAAATTGCTGTAGAATTAAATGTTCATATTCAGACGGTATATCATTACCTAAACAAGCACAAACTTCGAAATCCATTTCAAAGTTCATATGAAGTCGAAATAGTAAATTACCTTAAAAGTCTAGGGGTTGACAGGATTATCCAAAATAGTAGATCTATATTGCCATCACGTAAGGAATTAGATATATATTTGCCAGATTATAACATCGCAATAGAATTCAATGGAATATATTGGCATCACGAAGACATTCAACATATTAGTCGAAATTATCATAAACAAAAATTTGATGAAGCTGAACAACTAGGAATACAACTGATCACTATATTTTCTAATTTTTGGAATACAAAAAAAGATGTGGTAAAAAATACAATTAAAAATAAATTGCAAATGTCATCAGAATCAGTGTATGCAAGAAAATTAGAATTTAAAAAAGTAAAATCAAAAGACACAAAAGATTTTTTGAATAATAATCATATTCAAGGATATACCCCTGCGTCATTATGTTATGCATTATTTGATGGTGACGAAATGCAAGCAGTAATGACATTTTCAAAATCAAGGATCGCGATTGGAAACAAAACAGATCAATTTGAATTAGTTCGATATGCTAGTAAGAAACGAATAGTTGGTGGAGCAAGCAAATTGTTATCAAAATTTTTGAATGAATATCCTGATGAAGATGTGTTTTCTTATAGCAACAATGAATGGAGTAATGGAGCATTGTACTCTGCTTTAGGATTTGAATTAGAAAAAGATATACCAGTGAGTTATTGGTATATCCATCCAAAAGAAGAAAAATTGATGCATAGATTTAATTACTCAAAACAAAAACTAGTGGCTAAAGGATATGATTCAAATTTAACTGAAAAAGAAATTTGTAAAAGTATCGGGTTATTGAAACTTTGGGATTGTGGAAAGAGAAAATGGGTGTTAAGAAGATAACACCCATTAATATTATTTGTTTGATATTTGAGTTACAATTGTTTTTATTTTGCTGATAATTCTTGGATTTTGCAATACTAATTTAGCACCAGGATGTAATGGAACAGGGTATCTATCATAATTTACCCAAGCATATCCTTCACTTTCATGATTAATAATGGGAGTAAATTCATGAGGAACGGTTGCTAAAAATGTATTGTACTCAAAAGATTCATCATTGCTTACCATTTTATGTAATGGATAGAACTTAGTTATATTTGGAGATAATCCTAGTTCTTCATTTAATTCCCGTTCAATAGTTTGTATAGGCAATTCATCATGTTCTTTGCTTCCTCCCCAGAAACCCCAATAATTTTTGCCTTTGCGGTCTGGTGAGCGCAATTGCAATAAAATTCGTTTTGTATCTTCACTTAACAGAATACATCCACTAGCATTGATCGTCATTACAAACTCCATTTCCATTCTATTTTACCACAATCCCATATTTTAAGCGCACCTAACTCTCTAGTTGCTTCTAATTCAGTCATACCGTTATCAATACTTTCAGCTAAGAAATTGAAATTTTTCTTGATGTTTGATTTCATGAACATTTGTTTGTGATATGATTTTCCATTTAACACATAATAATAATTGGGATGGTGTGTTTTTATACATTCAAAATTATTAAGATGATATACATCACCAGCGAACCAACGATTGTCTGAAAATGAAATCACTTCTTTAAACCCTATATCATTTTGTGCAAATTTGAATATTTTACTGAATAGCCCTGGAAACTTAACGTTCGGTATAGTGACCCAACGTTTGAGTTCAAATCTCCTAGATTGCTTTGAACCTCGTGTCCAGCCAAAAATCATTACACCAACCAAATTGTTTTGTTTATCATATGCTGCATATGTATGAGTTCCAATAGCATGACCTTGTAAATGGTGTTTATTCACAAATTGTGATACTTCATTTGTATTTACACGTTTAATAACACAGTTGCGGGCACCGACGGATGTATTGACAAGATGCAATTTTGATTTGATTAAATTTTTAAATAGCTCATTATTCATATACCAGTCTGATTCTCCTAAGGACAACAGATGAATACCAGCATCTACACATTTTTGCCATTTGTTATAGTGGTATTTTCTTGATTTAAAAATATCACTATGCCAATAATCGCCATTGCATTCAATAGCTATATTATAATCAGGCAAATAAAAATCAAGCTCATATGGTTTGATTTCTTGTCTAGTATTTTGAATAAATTTAACATCTAAAGAAGTTAGAAAATTTGCAATTTGTATTTCAAATAAGCTATGATCTTTAACAATATTAACATCGTCTTTACAATCAAAATTGATGATTTTATTATATATTGTACTCGGATGAACATTTAATAAACTACTAATTTCTGATATTGTTTTATTATTACAAAAATCAATGAATGATTTGCGGTTAGTCAAGACTGCAATATCATCATGTGCTATGTGCATATATTGAAAATTTGATACGCCATATCGTTCAATCATTGTTTTTGCACGACGGCACTTGACGTCATCTTCATTCATTTTATTTGTATGGGATAGTTTTATTGCAGGACAATTCATAACATTAGAATGACCATATTTTTCTAAATTAGTTTGTATAGCTTTCTCACGATTAGAATATGATTCATCATTATATTTTTCTAATTTTGTATTTTTAATTTTTTCAGAAATCGATGGCGAATTATGAAATATTCCATCATGTTTTGTATTAAATGTATTTGCAGTTTTTTCTTTTACACGATCACATTGTGACGCATGTTCAGTTCCATATCTCTCTAAATTTGTCTTTTTTGCTTGATGTCGGTTGTTGTAAAATTTATCGCCATACTTCTCTTGTTTAGTATGCTGCGCCTTCAATTGTGATATTTCTGTGCCGCCAGCATTTTCAACATCGTAACGTTCTAAGTTTGTCGCTGTGATTTTTTCTCTGACAGACTTGTTACCCCAAGGATTTTCAACACCATATCTCTCTAAATTTGTTTGTTTCCGTTTTGCTGCACTTTTTTCAATTAATGGCTTGTGACTTCCATATCTATTAATAATTGTAGTTTGTGCTTTTGTAATAGTAGATGGGTCAGATGCTGAACATTTTTTAGAACAGAATTTACCATAATACGATCGATGCCATTTTGCATTTTCAGAACAATTAGGGTGTTTGCAAGACGGAATATTATATATTTGATGATATAAATGCCATACGATTTGTCTGGCAGATTTTAAATTAGTGATATTTGGTGGCAATAACGTAAGATCTAAATGAGATATTTCACTCATACGCAATGATCGTTTATGATATAATTCATGTAGTGTCTTCATACATTTATTTATTAAATGTATAAGCGCCACCAGCCTTCTCTGTATATGCCTTCATAACTGTTTTGCCAATAGGAACCAGACCATTCAAATTGATCTGACGTAGCAAGATTGGTCACATATTCTGTATCATTATTGGCTTTGGCGTCAAAGCTTACGACCCAATTTGATCCATTATATTCAATTATATCATTGGTATTAGCGATTATATTCCCCCAAGCCCCGCCTGTTGGAATTTCATCTAATATCAAATATCGTTGGCCACTAATTGCAGCATCTAATGTTCCATCACCAGGATAATTTGATTGAGGATTAATGATTGCATTGATAGCAGTTTGTGTGTTAGAAGGTAAAGTATCAGTATCAATAGTAACAGATAACATTTGTGTATTGGTAGGGTGATAGTCGATAGTCCCTATAACATCATTTGTTGGATCAGTAACGTCACCGCCTTGTCGTAAGCGTATCTGGCTGATTCCTGGGCGTAGCTCGCCATATGCTGTAAACACATCATCGTTCCAATTCAGAATAGAACCATCCCCGCCTTGGTCAGATCCATCAGATTTTAATAACAATGCATCTCCATCTTCAAATTTAAGCCAAAAATCTTCTAATGTTGTAATGACAAAATTTGGTGAGTCAGGGGTAAGGTCGTCGATTGACCATGTCTCAAAATCAACTAAATCCAATGTATGCATTTTAGTTAATATTGTTTGGATAATATTCATTCGTTGGACACGCACTGGTGGATTGATAAAGATTGGAATTTCAAAAGTTAATGTTGCGACATCAATCACAGTGTCAGTCCCTGATGGCATAGTTCTACTTGACCAATTAGTGCTGGTCAATTCACAATATGTTAAACTTGTCCAATCAAGTGTATTTTGATTAGTGTGTAAATTTATGCCTGGGTTAAATAATACGAGGATCTGTTCTAATAGTTGTAACTTCTGATCAGTGTTGCTTGTCCATATATCGACAGTCATAGTTAACATATATGGCACAGGTTGGTAACGTGTCACATCATAACTCTGACCAGGTTCATCAACATATTTGTGTTGATTTTCATCAAATTCCTTTTCAATCACCTGTAATGTTTCTTGAAATTGTGGGTAGCGTCGTAAATCAGCATTCATTTCTAAATTGTTAACATAACAGCTAATAAAAGGAACAGCATTCAATGTATTTTCACTATTGTTTTTCAAAATGTGACCTACATTGCGGCTCATGTCACCATATCGTGCAGGCACAGATTCATAAACTGGATTTCCTTGGACATCCTTGCCTTTTTGGACAGTGAATGAACCAAAGATTCTGACAAATTGCAATAAGTATCGTCTAATAGATTCATCATAAAAATGCTGCATAAAGTAAATCCTTTAATATTATTTATCGTGGTTTCGACATATATTTTTATGATGGTTAATTATCAAGACCAGTATCATCATCAAAATCGTTACGAGGTAAGATTGCATCAGTAATACTTTGTCTGGAATCGTAACGTTGACCTTTCGCAACATCTTCTTCTTTGTTATTAACAAACGTTGAAGCATTAAATGTTCGGTCACTCCATAATTGGTCATCTATATTGTCATACATGCGAATCCATTTATTATCATTAAAGGAAAACAGTCTATTTGGTTGAAAATCAGTTCGGATAAAAAAATCACCTTGATTTGGATTTGATGGGAAATTGTCACCTTGATCGATAGTTTCACCAGGATTCCACTCATACCCTTGGTCATTAACATAATTGTATAAATGATCTACTAATTGTGTTCCGCCCCCAATGGGATCATGATTACTTGCACTTTCAACTACAGCATTAGTGATATCCAATTCTGCACTAAATGTGCTGAAAATATTTTTAAGTGATTCATCATCAACGGCGGTTCCTAATATGTCGTCATATTCTTGACTATCAGTAATTGGTGCTATTTTACATCTCCAAATATGTGACCACCAGGTTGCGCTGAACCCTTCGCCACCTTTATTTCCATCTTCAACTACATAAAATTTTGGAATAGGAGGTGTATCTGCATCTAAACCAATATCGTCTATCAGGTGAGGTAATTCAATTACATCACCATTCATTAATTTTCGACCCAAGATTTCAACCATTTCATTCATATGGAATGTTATATAAAGCACATCGTTTGTAAGAAATAAACCAAATTGTGTTAGATCAAAATCATTATCACTTACATTATAGACACCCCGCAATTCATACAAATCTTTGTCATATTTACGATCTCTATTTTCAAGCAGTAATAAATCTTGTATTGAGGTTTCATTGATTTGACTGTCATTTTGATAATCTGGTCTAGTTGGATCATCAGTGATTGTTCCATCTTCAGGACCAAGATATTTGTGAATGATGGCTCCTGTCCCGCCAACATGAAATTGCTCACGAATTTGCCTGTCATGGAATTTATAATCATTTGTCTTATTAGGACTCCACATACTAAGTCGTGGCATTGGCTATTCCTTTATCTATAATATTGATCATTCAGCATGACCTTTTACAATATATTCTTGAGCATTGCCGCCCATCAAAACCCAAATTATATCATCAATTGGAATATTTTTTTCAATAACCTGACCTGGGATATTACTATAATCTTTAGTACGTTGTTTCATGTAATCACGTTGTCGAAATAATTCGCGTTCAATATTATCTCCATCTGTTTGGTAACTTTTACCTCTATAAATGTCATAATATTTAGGATTATTTTTATTTAAAATATATTTGTATCCTAAGAATGATGTGAACCCTGTCTTGTGAAATCTTTCAATTGCAGCATTGACCGCAGTGTCATCAGGCACTTTTTTCAAAGCTGCCTTTTGTTTATTACGATTTTGCCCTGCAAACTCCTTGGCTATTGCAGGGTCAATTGTCCAAGAGAAAAGTAATCTGTCATCACGAACTCCTGTTGCATATTCATCGATTCCTCGATATAATTTGATTGTGTTGCCATATCGTTTACGCATATTGTTACGAACAGGTTCGAAAGCAGTAATAAGTTCTTGTGCGATAGCAGTGTTGTTTTCAAAGTGGTTTGATAATTCGCCTGAATCCCAATTTGAAAATTCCCAACTATTAAGGGCGCGTTCTGCATCTCGTGACAATAATGGTTTTATTTTTTTAGCATCATTATAGTCTTTATTTTCTGTCAACTGATGTAACCGCATAAACATATCCTTTATAGTATTTATTGTATTATGATAAATATTTTAGAAGCGGAGATGATTAAATGAATCGTGCAAAAATAACAAAAGAAATTGAATTACGACTAGGTGGGCAGATGGTCGATGTAGAACTTGACCCAGAACATTTTCAATTGGCAATTGACAAAGCCTTGGAAAAATTCCGACAGCGCAGTGAAAATGCGGTTGAAGAAAATTTTTATCATTTTGAAATTGAACCATATAAAGATGTATACACTATGCCGCATAATATAATAGACGTAAGAGATCTTTATGGATCAGTTGCAGGTTCAAGCAATGGCGTGGATTTTGAACCATTTGAAGCCAATTATTGGAATACATTTTTACGTGGATATGGTAATGGTAGTGGATCTGGTAGTTTGGCTATGTATGATTTCTTAGCACAGCATCATGAATTATTAGGTCGATTATTTGGTGCTGAATATACCTATACTTGGAATCGAACACAACATCAACTTCGTATTCATCGTCGACCAACATATAAAAAAGATATCTATGCACATGTTTATCAATATCGTGAGGAAGATGATTTGTTTGCAGATCATTATGCATTGCCTTGGATTAAAGAATATGCCCTTGCTATGAGTAAAATGATGCTAGGAGAAGCAAGAAGTAAATTTGCAACGTTGGCAGGCCCTCAAGGCGGCACAACATTGAATGGTGACCAACTTAAAGCTGAGGCAATTGAAATAATGAATCAATTGGAAGAAGATATCAAACTATACAAAGATGGAAGCGCAGGCTTAGGAATATTAATTGGATAATTTTTAAAAATGATTGACAAGTAATCTACTTTGCTTTATATTGATATGTAAACACCAACAAATGTTCATATCAGGATTCGACAATGTCATGTGAAGTTTTTAAATATCAAATTATCGACCCAAAATCTATTGAACGGTTTATATATGCAGGCAACGCAACATTTACTATTGTTAGTAATAAGACGTCGAAACGGTTTACGTATCGAGTGACTAAAATGCATAATATGAATGACACATCTTCTGTGCGTTTTGTTAAAATGTTGACAGGCCCAGACAATGAAACAAATTATACTTATTTGGGATATTTGCTAACAGATCATAAAGGCATGATGTATGCTGGTAAAAAAGGATCACCAAATTTAGTTGGGTTCAAAGCAATCGATTGGCTTGTTGGTAATATTCACCTAGGCAGAAATCCTGAACAACTCGAATTTTATCATGCCAACAAATGTGGCGCCTGCGGCCGTCTACTTACTGCACCTGAATCAATTGAAACTGGTCTTGGCCCAATTTGTGCGAACAAACATCATGTCTAAACAAAATATTGAAAAACTTTACAACGATTATATGAAAGTTGTTGTTGAATATAGAGAATTAGCTTGGGCTGCATTTGTTGATAATTTGCGCTGGACATCGCCACATAGTCAAGACTATGATATTCTGTCAGAAGCAATGTCATATCCTCAATTCTTAGAAATTCATAATTGTTATGACATTTATGAATTGAAACATATCATTGATGGATACAATACAGCTAATGAATCAATAATGAAAGCAAAACTTGAACAAAACTTAGATTTTTAACACAATATTTAAATTATTGGTTGACTAGCAATAGGCTTTGCTTTATATTGATATTGTAAGCACAGGAAATGATTTGATGGATATTAAACAAATGTCAGCTGACGCCAATAAATTCGGAGAAGGTGTTGACACTTTGATTGAAAAGATCAAAGCAGATTATGCTACTTTTTCCCGCGGCGGATACACTGAACTCCGTAAACAGATGATTGCAGAGTTTAATAACAGTATTGAAGTTATAGCTGGCCGCAAATATATCAAAATTGTCTCCAACGGCAGCGTTTGGGGCTTCATTATTATTGGCGAAAATGACAAACAATTCCGTCGCGGTGATATTTTGAAAGCAGCAGGCTGGAACGCACCTGCTCGTAATTTTGCACGTGGCAATATACTTGAAGGTAATTATAAAGTCCATTGGACTGGAGCAATGTAATGCAAAAAGAAAATGTAAATAAGTTTATTTACCAAATCGTAAACCAAGCGCCATCATTGATGAACGTTGTAGAAGATTTAGTTGAACAGCCTTACGGCTTCAGTTACACATATGGCGCTTGTCCTGTAAGTGTTGCAGTAGTTGTAAATCTTGATGGCTCATTGCTTGAATTTTATGAAGTTGATCTAGATGAGTTTGCCCCAGAAGACTTGAATGGCGAGTTTTATTGTAACTTCGCATCCTATGTTGCAGATATTGCGACAGTGCTTGAATGATACAAAAGGTAAAAAATGAAAACTGATTTTATTGGTAAAAGCGTTGACGTTGGCGACTATATCTTTTATAGTACAACAGGCCGCTATGCAGAATCCCGCGTTTGTGTTGTAACTCGTTTTACAGCCAAATCTATGTTTGTTAAAGTGGTCAAACACAACCGCCCAGGACGGGTTGATGAAAATGAAGTGATTGTCCGCAATACTTTTGTGAAGCTTGAGAATTATGGCGAAGAAACCTAAAATCCCAAAAGAGCGCAATTATGCCGCTATGTTGGTCCGTGATCCGAACGGACCATATCGTCCTAAGGCAGTGCCTTCTAAGAAGTGCAAGGAAAAAATTATTCCTCGTAAACGAAAGCATAAAGGAAAATTTGATGAGTGACGATTTTAAACAACGTCAAATTGATAATTTGATTAAATCCAATTCATTGGCTTCGCTGCAAGAATTGGCCCGCCGTCGCAAATGTGGAAATTGTTATAATTGGATGAAATCATCAATGTGTCCGAAAGAACACAATGTTCGTGGTCGAAGCCGCGGCCCATCTTCAAGCGTTCATGCGTGTAACGAGTTTGTTCCAGACCAAGATATTAAATTTGCTGAAGAAGCCATTGTAATTAAAAAGCTCATGACATGAACAAAGAAATTGCATCCCAACTTGAACCATTACTTAAAGACTATTCAAATCTTGTCAGGTCACTTGAACGTAGCGAAGAAAACAAAAGCATAAATTCAATCAATCGTGGAAAATTCTATTCTCATATGATTGGATCTTGGCGATACTTTATCACAGCATTGATTGCTGAGGTTCCTGAAGATAGCAACCTCCCTGAACATATTTTGGAAGAGATCCGCAAGACTGTAGATGCACTTGGACAAGAAGAATTTATGAACAGGCTTAAAGATAAATGACGGGCAAAGCTATCGCCGCCCGCCGTTTGATTTCAAAACGTTCTGATGCGTTGGACAAGTTGAACAAGTTTAAAGATTGGTATCTTAGTTCTATGAACAAACATGACAGTGTCATTTTGTGGGGGTTAAAACGAGACATCCTTTGTGGCACTGAGGATGAAATTGATAAATTAATGGCTGATTTAGATATTCAAAATCAGAATGCGTTATTTAAAAAAATGTCACAGTAACTACTTGATTTCATTTAACTTTTATGCTATAATTTACGCATAGGAGATTATATGAAACGACACATTATAGGGCTAGCAGGATTCATCGGCAGTGGTAAAGACACTGTCGGTGATATTCTCGTTGACAATTACAATTTTAAAAAACTTAGCTATGCTGATCGATTGAAAGATACTATTGCGACAATGTTTGATTGGGATCGTGATATGATTGAAGGTCAAACACCACATAGTCGAAAATGGCGTGAAAAGCCAGATGAATTTTGGACAAATGAATTAGGATATGATGTCACGCCGAGGTCTATATTGCAGCGGGTCGGAACTGATTGTATGCGAAAAGGATTGGATGATCAAATATGGATTTTATTTGTTAAGAAAGAATTGATTGAAAATCCGAATACTAATTTTGTAATACCTGACATTAGATTTTTTAATGAGCGTGAATTGGTGCGTAACATGAATGGTCAAGTGTGGCGTATTAAAAAGGGTCCAGATCCAGAATGGATTAATAATGCCATTAACGACAATCGGTATGATACGGATTGGATGCATGAATATCATCCTGACATTCATGAAAGTGAATGGCGATGGATTGATCATCCGACGGAATTTGATAAAACAATTCATAATGAGGGAACTATTGAAGATTTAGCACAACAGATACAACGGCAAATGATAGATAAATGTTGAATATTGAACAACAACGAAATGAAACGATGAGTAAATTTTGTGATTTCATAGCTCTGCAACCAATAGATCAAATGGACCAATATTATGAAGAACAACTTATTATGCATGAAACAACTATTGCGAAATTGATAGAACTACACGATTATTATGACCAAAAAATTCAAAAAATCATTTTTAACAAACTAAGTCAATATCACTGATTTTTTGTAATTTGTTATTTCATACGTAGTTTATTCTGTTTTGTGCTATAATAAGTATGGGATTGCTAAATATTGATATAACAATATTAGCAAAAGGAGTCAAATATGGCTACATTAGTATCCCCAGGTGTCGACGTAACAGTTGTAGACGAAAGCGCCTATGCCAGCCCAGGTGCTGGGACAATTCCTCTAATCATTCTTGCTACGGCGCAAGACAAAACAGATCCAACAGGAACAGAGACAGATGGAATTGCCAAATATACGAAAGCTGCCTATGCAGGGCAGGTTGTTCCAGTAACAAGTCAGCGTGAGTTAACACAATATTTCGGAGATCCGACATTTTCAAGCATTGAGGCAGCAGAGACAAGTGAGTATGGTTTGTTGGCTGCATATAGCTATTTAGGTCAAGGTTCTCAAGCATATGTTGTCCGTGCTGCAATTGATTTAGATCAACTTGAAGCGACAGACACTGCGCCAACAGGTCCAGCAAATGCAAATCAAATTTGGTTTGATACAGATGCCAGTTCTTATGGTGTTCATAAATGGGTTGCGTCAAGTGCATCTTGGGTATTACAATCTGTAACTGTCGAGGTTGACCTCAGTGCAAGTGCTGGTGAAATTGCCAATCCAAGCACATATTCACCAACCACAACAGCAGCATCATCGCCAGATGATCAAAATTTTCTAGTTGCAATTCTTAGTGATGGCACAACAGGTGTTTCATTAGGTTATTTTGTAAATGAAGACGGAACATGGACAGCATTAAATGATGCGTGGCAAACTGCACAAACACAAACCGTTACATTTAATCCTCATTATAATACACCTAGCTCTCCAGCTGATAATGATGTATGGATCAAAACAACCCAGCCTGGCAATGGTATAAACCTTGTTGCTTATCAGTCAAATTCTTCAGGCGTGTTTGATTTATTGACTGTTGAAGGTGTAACATTAACAGAAGGTGGATCAATTTATGTGGCACAAGATGGATTGAGTGCAACTAATATTACTGCAACAATGACAGATACAAATCTAGCATTAGCAGTAATGGCATCTACAGCCGCAGGAATCGCATTAGAACAAGTAGACACTACTGCATCTGCAATTGATTCAGTGATTTATGCACAAGATGATGAACCAACAGGAACCGCAGTTGCAGGAACTTATTGGTATGATGATTCTGTAGATGATTTGGATATCTTGATTCATGACGGAAGTGATTGGACACGGGTTGCAGCAGCTGATATCACTTATTCAGTTACTGAGCCGACTGGTTCACTTAGTGATAATGATATTTGGGTAGACACAAGTGCTGAAGATAGTGCTTATCCAAAATTATATAGATATGATTCTGCATCAACACAATGGTTGCTTTATGATAATACTGATCAAAGCACCGAACGCGGCGTTTTGTTTTCTGATTTTACATCGACTGACAGAACTACATTAGCAAGTGGTGCTGTAACAGGCGCAAACTTATTTGATGATGCTCCTCAAGCTGCAATTTATCCAACTGATATGTTGGCTGTAAACATGGCATTTAGTAGCAATACTGTTCGTGTATGGGAAGAAAATATTTCAGTAAATGATGGCGCATCTACTGTTGATGCCTGGGTTAATGGCGCAGGAAATAATGTTGATGGATCTGGTGTATTTGGCAGATTGGCACAACATAAAATCATCGCAACATCAATGCAAGCAGCAGTAGCAGGAAATGATGATCTTCGTGATCCGTATCGTGAATTTACATTGCTTGCTGCACCTAATTTCCCAGAATTAACTGACGAATTAGTAACACTTAATAGTGACCGTGGCGAAACAGGATTTATTATTATTGATGCACCTATGCGCAAAACTCCTGCAGAAGCAACTGAATGGGTATTAGGAACATCAGCATCTGAAAATGGTGAAGATGGTCTAGTTACCAAAAATACATATAGTGCTGTTTATTATCCATCTGCACGTTCAACTACACCTGCAGGAGACACAGTTACAGTCCCAGCAAGTCATGTTGTATTGTATACATATGCTTATAATGATAATATTTCATATCCATGGTTCGCGCCTGCTGGCTTGACTCGTGGTGTAGTTCAAAATGGTTCAGCAGTTGGATATATTACAACTGAAAATGAATTTAAAACTGTATCATTGAGCCAAGGCCAACGTGATGCAATGTATTTGAATAATATGAACCCAATCGCACAATTCCCATTAGAAGGTGTGGTTGTATTTGGACAAAAAACATTGCACCCTACATCAAGTGCTTTGGACCGAGTTAACGTGGCACGCCTTGTTGCATATCTACGTGAGCGATTTGATGAAATTGCAAGACCATTATTGTTTGAACAAAATGATAAATTGACTCGTGACCGTGCAAAACAATTGTTTGACTCGTTCTTAAGTGATCTTTTGACAAAACGAGCATTGTCAGATTTCGCAGTTGTCTGTGACGAAAGCAATAACACATCATTGCGAATTGACCGTAACGAACTATATATCGATATCGCAATTGCACCAACAAAAAGTGTTGAATTTATATACATACCTATTAGGATTGTAAACACTGGTTCGCTGTAATAATAGCGCACATTTAAATTAAAATAGAATGCCAAGCATTTTTTGCTTGGCATTCAGTCTGAATACCTGTATAAATAATGCTAAAAGGTATTGTAATGACGAAGGCAGAACTATTAAAAATTCCAAAGATAATTGATTCAAAAGGAAGGGTCAATGCCAATACTGTTCGAACAACTTCGAAGCATTATGACGATATCATAACAATAGTTAGTCCATTTGTCAAGAAGCACAACTTACAAAATTATAAATTATCTGCCGTGATTATGATTATCATCAATGATATAGCCATTACTAATCATTGTATGATTTGTGGGAAACAGACCACATTAGATACGGTCAAAAAAGAGTTTCGTAAGTTTTGTTCGAATAAATGTTCAAATGATCCAAAATCAACAAAATTTGAAAAAATCAAACAAACAAATTTAAATAAGTATGGAGATACGCATACATTTAATCATACAAAGACTATTCGTGAACAGACTAATTTAAAACGTTATGGGACCAAAACTCCAGCGAGCTCGCCTGAAATTCGAGAAAAGATTAAGCAGACCAATATTGAACGTTATGGTTATGATAATCCTGCAAAATCACAACTCGTAATAGATAAAATCAGAGATTCACATAATAAAATGTTTGGAAACAAATATTATACGCAGCAACATATGTCTGAATCACTATTAGAAAAATTATCAAATGTAGAGTTTTGTAAACAAATTTGTGATGACAAATCTAAGACATTTACACAATATGCTGACGACCTTCAAATAACACCAAAAACATTGCTGAGTTATATTCGAAAGCATGATTTAAAAATAACACGTAAACCTGTATCAAAAATAGAAAGTTATATTGCAGATTATTTGATATCACAAAATGTGTATTTTGAAACAAATAACAGAGATGTAATAGAACGTGAATTGGATATTTGGATACCAGAATATAATCTTGCTATTGAATTGAATGGAATTTATTGGCATTCAGATTTAATTGATCCTCGTAATAAACATACTTCGAAAGATAAGTTCAAAATGTGTTCAGATAAGAATATCAGATTGTTGACGTTTTTTGAACATGAGATTGAAAATAAATTTGATTTAGTAACAGGCATGATCAGTCATTGTTTGGGCAAATATGAAACAAAGATATATGCTAGGAAATTGAAGTTTGTCAAACTTCAACATTCTGACAAGCAAGTGTTTATGAATGAAAATCATTTGATGGGTGATGTCAAAACAAAAATAAATTATGGGTTGAAAACTTCATCTGGTGAATTAGTAGCAGCGATTTCATTCATTCATGACAGATTTAACAAAGGCCCTGATACTTTTGAAATTGCAAGATTTGCTATCAAAAATGGATATCATATTCCTGGCGGGTTCAGTAAATTGTTGGTCAACTCATGCAAGGAAGAAGATTTTGAATCATTATTGACATACGCCAATCTTAGATTTGGCAATGCTGATAATGTTTATAGCCGTTACGGGTTTGAATTTGTGTCATTTTCAAAACCAGGCTATATGTATGCCAAGCAAACAGGAAGAGGAACATATGACGTAATATCACGAAACAAAGCAGTAAGATCAAATTTAACTACACTTTTAAAGCATTATGACAACACGCAAAGTCAATATGATAATATGACAAATAATGGCTGGCTTCGAATTTGGGATTGTGGAAATGCAAAATATATTTGGAAAAATAATGGAAAAAATTAAATTTTGGAAATTCTGGACAATTTTAGTCCTAATGGTATTTGTATTAGCAACTGGTCACTTTTATTTTGGTTTATTTGAATTTATTCAAATTTATGATCAAACAATGTTGACATTTGTAAACATAGGAATTCTGGTGTCATCTCATATATTGCTCGGATGGAAATATTATACCAAACAATATACTAATAACGATATGTTATATTTTATGAGTGAGAGCGTAATATCTATAGGGCTGATAGGCACGTTAAGTGGGTTTATGATAGTCTTGTGGGCAGTATTTGGTCCGGGCGTAATTCTAGACCCATCAGATACATTGGCAATGACGACGGCCTTGGCAATGATGGCACAAGGAATGAGTGCTGCTCTTATCACATCGTTATCAGGAATTGTTGCAAGTGTTATCATCAATTTACAAATTGTGGTGCTTGAATCATGAAACGAACATCAGCAATATTAGCATTCATTGATTTATTGTTCAATTTATTACTTGGTATATCGATGATGTTTATCATTTCTTTTCTAATGATTAATCCTCCAGAAACATTAGGAACAATTGATCCTCCTGTTCGGCTATTAATCACATTAGAATGGGATCCTGCATTGACTGAAGATATGGATTTATGGGTAAGAGGTTATGATCAGACGTGGGTTGGATTTTCTAAAATGGATGGAAAATATTTCAATTTAGAAAGAGATGACCGCGGTGTATCAAATGATACTATTATAGTAAATGGTGAAGAAGAAATTATTGCTCGAAATTATGAAGTAATATCTTTTACAACTTTACCGGCCGGAGAATATTTTATAAACGTTCATTATTATACTCCTGCTGGCGATGCAGTTGATTCGACAATAACAGTAACACAAATTGATCCTTTTGCGATTAAATTTGTAGACAGTATAACATTAACACCTGATAAAGAATTGACAGTTGCATCATTTGAAGTCAATGAAAATGGAGATATTGGTGACATGCGTACAGATATTCAAATGCCATTTCGACGAAATATTGTATTTAATGGAAATTCGCAAGGGAGATCTAGATGACAATATTAATTGTATGCGGAGTGGCAGTTGCAATTTTGATGGCATATACATCATATTTTTCAAATATGAATGATATATTCAAATCATTAATTCTTATTGGTATGCTGTTATTAGGAACAGTTGCATTTACAACATATCAACAATTATTGGGAACACCGATCAAATCAGTGCCTGAAGGCAATTTTGTTTACATACATCACATTGTGACTTCAGACAACATGATCTTAATTTGGTTAATTGATGATCAAGAATATCATAAATTATATGAATTTGCATATAATAGGGAAATGATGGAGAAGATGAATGATGCAGGTGCTAAAATACAAAATGGTGATGAAGTTCAATTATCATTTGATGACAATTATGCTGACGGGTTATCATTGAATGAATGGAAACCCTTGACAAACACTGTAAATAAAGATTAATTACTCAAAAAAAATGGGACTAGATTTCTAGTCCCATTATCTAACTTTGCAAATCAACTTATATATTAAAATTGAGTCAAGATTGGCCAAAACATGCGGCCAGATGCAGAAGTGGTATTTGCAAACGCAAATGCAATCTGGGGGAGGAACGTCAGCATTGCACACATGATTGCAATATTAAATACGAAGAAAATAGGGTTCATCATTGCTTGTCTCCTAATAAACAGCATTGGCAACAGTTTGTTGCATTAATTATATTATCAATATAACGTAAAACATTTTGGTTGTCAACCGTTTCTATCAGTCCATAACCATTTTTTCTTGCCACAATCCCATACACGTGGTATGTCAAGTTGCTGCATGGCAATTTTTTCAGTCATTCCGTTATCTATTGCTTCTTTCATATATGGAAATTTCCTAACTATATTTTGTTTTGTAAAAGTCGAGCAATGAACTAAATTTCCTTTATAAAAATATTTATATGACGGTTGAATTACATTTTCAAAATCAAAACCTAAATGTTCATACATCTTGCCTGTAAACCATGTATTATCACTAAAACTGACAACCTTATCAAATGCTAATTGTTGGCGTGCATATTTGAATAATTTAGAGGCCACACCTGGAAAATTCCCGCCATTTGTAGAAAACCGTTTAAGTTCAAAATGTTGATTTCGTGACATTCCAAATGTCATGATTGCCATTGGTTGCATTTGATAGTTGAATGCAGCAAAATGTGTTCCATTCACAAAATTTTGTAAATGGTATTTGTTTAAAAATGGCCGTGCAATGGTTGCATTTATTTGCATGATTTGCAACTTTCGCGCCCCAATTACTGGACTATGTCGCAATCCCAATAATGATATTAATGCTTGTTTGACTTTAGTTGGATGATTTATCCATAAATCTTCAAAAATAGATATCAGGTGGATATCGTTATCATGACATGATTTCCATTTATTATAATGGTAAAATTTATCAGAAATAAACTTTTCGGAATGCCAGTAGATACCATTCATTTCGATAGCAATATTATGATCAGGTAAATAAAAATCTAGTTCTTGTGGAGATATAATATTGCGTTCATTTTGAATAAATTTAACATCTAAATCATTCAAAAAATCAGCCATTTCATGTTCTAATTGTGACCGTCGCAATAATACATTACTGTCATATTGATGAATATACTTTCGTAAAGTAGATATATCAAACTTTTCTAAAGCGTCACTTAACTCATAAATCGATTTACCATCAGCCAAACTATTAAATTTTGATTTACTATTCAAGATATCTAATGTGTCTTGTGAAAACCGTTGACGATTCGGATTACTGTCACCTGAGACCAATTCTTTGAATTTAGCAGTTTGTGAGTATGACGACACACCATATTTGGCTATATTCGTATTCTTGGTTTTAGTCATAATATCGTCATTTTGCAACGGATGGTCAACACCAAATCGTTTATTCGTTGTATCTTTTATTTTTTGTTTAATTTCTGTGTTTTTGCTCGGATTTGACACACCATATTTTTGTTCACATGTATTTTTCTTTTGTTGTTTGATTGATTCATTTTGCGCACTACATTTACGACTGCAAAATGTTTGGTAACCATGCCCTGCCTTCCATTTAACTTCATTATTACAATTTTGATTGATGCAATGCGGAGTAGATGCAATTTCATTATCTAAGTGCCATTTTACACGAGCTGCATTTTTAGATGCAACGATGTTTGGGTCTATATTAGATAAGTCAAGGTCTTTAACGTGAATCCAGAATAATCGTTTAGGTGTTCTCATTATTTTCATACCTTTGATTTTAAACTAGAATGATTTTTTTGTCAATTCTTATAAATACTTATATGAAATATTTACTAGGAGATAATCATTATGGCCGTATTAGATAAATTGAGTGTTCCAGTTAATGGAGAGTCAAGCGGAACACTTATGCCTAAACTACAATACCGTTTCCGCGTTAACTTTATCAACATGGGTTCAGGCGATACAAAAGTTGCAACAAACAACGTTATAAGTGTCACCCGCCCAAATATGACTCATGATGAAGTTCTTGTAGACACATACAACTCACGAATTTATTTGGCAGGAAAACATACCTGGGACCCAGTGACAATTGAGTTGCGTGATGACATTACATCAGCAACCAGCACATTGCTTGATCAACAAGTTGCAAAACAAATTGATATGGCAAACCAAAGCTCACCACAAGCAGGAACTAGCTATAAATTTGAAATAGCTATTGAAAACCTTAATGGTGCTAATCCGAATCCAACGGTATTGGATACATGGGTTCTAAGTGGCTGTTATATTTCGAATTTAGCATACAATGAAACAAACTATGCAAGTGGTGGTGAATATCAATCTATCTCAGTTCAATTGCGTTATGATAACGCTGCACATTATGTTGGAAGCTTAGATACATTGAGTGACCCAACATTTAATGTTGATACCAATACACAATCAGGCTCAACAGTTTAATATATTAAAAGAACCGTAGATTTTGCTACGGTTCTTTTCTGACTAAATATATGAAGGAGATATATATGGCTATTCGTAATTTTGCACAAGAAACATATCGTAGTGATGCAGAGCAAGTAAGAGTGCCACGTCAAAAATTCCAATTTACTTTGGGGTTTTCAATTTATGACGGCACATATACGATAATTGATCGTGTGGCATCTGTCACAACACCGAGTTTCAATTTCGATACTATGATTGCAAATCAATATAATAATAAGCGAGTAGTGCAAACAAAAATGAATTATAGTCCGATTACTATTTCATTTTATGACACATATGATAGTGAATGGTTCAGAATTTTACGTAGATATATCAAGCATTATTATAATGACAATTTAGGGATAGAGCAGACAGACTTACATGTGGGCGTATCTACTATTAATGATGTATTGTCATCTGATGCCGGATATACACCGACAAGTGATCGTAATTTTTTTACAGATATTAGAATAGTCCAGCCTGGACATAATGATTTTATTAGAACTACTGTTTTGAAAAATCCTTTAATAACTGACATTGTAGGTGATACGTTAGATTATAGTGATAGTAATCCTGCAATGCTAACAGTAACATTTCAACCTGAAAAGGTGCAAGTTTATTACGACGGTGATTTTTCAGATGATGTGACAGTGTATACATATAGAGACGAATAATATGGGAAATTATCAACAAGGATCTTATCAACCAATTAATACAGAAAAATATTTAGGGAAACATTTGCCTACATATAGAAGCGGATGGGAATTGACTATGATGAGACTATTTGATAATCATCCAAATATTATAGGATGGGCAAGCGAAAGCCACCGTATCCCATATATCCATCCTATTACTGGAAAACGGTCAAATTACATTCCTGATTTTTTTGTCATATATGATGATAAAAATGGCCAACGACACGCTGAAATGATTGAAGTTAAGCCAAGCAGTCAGGTGATGGGCGAAGCCAAAGGACAATATGATAAAGCACAAGCAGTTGTAAATGAAGCAAAATGGAATTATGCACGTCAATTTTGTAAACAACAAGGAATAGGATTCCGTATTGTTACTGAACATGATATCTTCAATAATCCACAGAAACCAACCGCCCGTCGCGGTCCGCGCAAAGGCACTAAGAGGAAAAAGAAATGAGACTTGGCGATTTTGCCACAGAGCTATATCACAACACAGACGTTTATGGATTGCTAGGTATAATTGACGATGGCCAAGTTGGCAAAGGTCAACGTGTCTCCCTTACGCGAGACAAAAATTATCACCACGCACCAGGTGGCGGACCAGGACATGACAAAGTAAGACTTGTGTTTGATCGCGATGAACTGAAGCAACGACACAAATTAACACCATATGCTGATCAGCGTGTAGCAGCAGGATCTAATACTGATGACACACTAACAGGAAATAAGGCTCGTTGGGAAAGTGAGGAAATCGCAAAAGGCCCAATTCCGTTAACAACAGTTAAGCGTATTGAAGTAGATCAAAATACATACGATAAAATGGAGCAAGTTATGATTCAACAGCAAAATTTTATTGATAATGCAGAGAAGAGAATCTTTATGCTGCACCGTGGTTATTTTTGGCACAAACCTAGAGAAAAGTTTGTTAAGATTGAAACTGACAGACAAAAGAAAGTGCATTTAGGAAGTGAAGAAGATATTAAACAAATGATTTCACGTAGCAAAAATCATCAACAAAAATATGCTAATGCATTGGAGATGGTCACAGTAACAAAAACCTTGGGCGAAACACAAAAGATAGAAGAAGTTGAGGTTATGTCAAGTTGGATTGCAGATTTAACTTATGAAGATAACTCTGTTATGATGACATTAAACAATGGACGGCAATATCGTATTCACAATGTATTGCCTAACACCTTTAAACGATGGCTAAAAGCCCCAAGTAAAGGGAAATTTTGGCACAGTGATATTCGCGATATGTTTGATGTTAGGAGAGTATGATGAGATATCAACATTTATTAGAAAATCCCCAACTATTATATCATGGAGATGATTTTGGGACCAAACACTTAGATATAAGATGGATGATTCATGATACAAGTAATAATCTAGAAGGAGTTGGCATTTATTTCAGTCCTGACATAAATGTAGCCAAATCGTACGGTAGCAAAATTATTTCAATTGATCCATCGAAGTTAACCTTAGTAAATTCTAGAGAAGCCACGGATAAGCTAATAACAACAAATAAAGCTGTTAAGTTTCTAGATTATATTAATAAAACAAACGATGATTTTTGGTATTTGTTGACTGATTATAATATAGAGGTTCAAAGCCAAGAAGAAGTCAACCCAAGTCATCTTGTCCGATTATATAATATAATGAAATTTGAAGAAATTCGTAATTGGCAAATTGAAATAGCAATGGCAGTGGATATTAATTCATTTGTAACTGGATGGAATAAAATTATCCGAATAGATGGAATGTTTAATCCTCAAAATAATATATATACAATTAATAACCCTGCAATACAAGTAACACCACTTAATTTCTAAAATAAGGAGTAGCCGTCATGGCATCTAGAACAAAATTAGAAGAGACATTTGACCTTCCTGCAATGAATAAGATTGAAGAAGAGGTGCATGAAGTCGAAGTCTATAATGAAGACGAAATGCATGCCATAATGGAACGGGCAGATAAGATCGATGCAGCATTACCACAAGTCGGAGGCCTGCAAAATGTTGATGTTGATTATGATAACTATGCACAAAAAGCTATGGATACATTTGATGAATTAGTAGATTTAGGTAAAAATGTCGAAGATCGTCATGCAGCTGATATTTTTAATGCAGCTAGCAATATGATGTCAAATGCATTGAATGCAAAAACCAATAAAGCTCAAAAAAAATTAGAGATGGTAAAATTGCAAATACAAAAGGCCAAACTTGAACATGAAAACGAGAAATTGGACTATTTGAAAAAACGCCACCTTAAAAATAATGATGATGGAGATACTGTTGAAGAAACAGAAGGCCGTGTAATTGCAACTCGAAATGATATATTAGATGATATCTTGGCTGGAATCAAACGAGATGAAGAGTCATAAGTTGATATGATGTATTTGGAACATACCGCATAAATATATAATAATAGGAGACTCTTGATGAGAAAAGATTTAAGTCAATATTTGGCAGAAAGTGAAACGGTGCATGAATTCCGTCTTAAAATTGCTTGTGACGCCACAGATGAGCAACTCGACGCCTTGGAGTTGCACCTACGTAAATATGACGGCTTTGATATTACAACGCCGAAGAAAACAATTATCCAACGTAACCCACGTGATTTCCGTAGTATTGATGCAGCAGAAATATATATGATTGATTTCAAAACACGTCAACCTGCCGCACCTTTACAATTACTAGCAGAGTTAACACAAAAGATGGGAATTCATGAACGCTTTATGATTGTTCGTAATAAAATGGAACCGTTGCATGTTGAAGATGAATCAGAAGAACTTCCGGATGAAAAATACTCAGTCCGACTAACTGATGACGCATATACTGATGTAGAAAATCCAACAGCTACAGATTTCTATGGTGAAGAATTTAAATCAACCTTTATTAACGAACTTACTAAAGAACAGAAAACACATAATACTGAGTATAAGGAAAGCAAATGACAACTGAATTAAATAGATTGCGCCAGCTAGCAGGTGTCCCGACGTTGATTACTGAATCATATGATATTGATGGTCAAACAGCAGGCGAATATGTTGAAGAGTTAGATATATCTGTGAATCAAGAAGACAGAGCTGAATTCGATCAAATCATAGATAATTATTTAACATCTGATTCAGAATCATATTTAAAAGACCAAGTAAACAGATTGCCAACAGATCAAATTAAAGCACTTATTAATGATTTAATGATGTTACATTATGATCTAGATGAACAATTTGATACTGATATGAAAAAGCATAACGAACGCATAGACAAAGATGAGGTATCAGAAGAAACTGTTGATTTTGACCCAAGTAAATCTATTGGAGTTCATGCTGCAAATTATATGCGAAAGGTTACTTTTATTGGACATGATAAATGGCGTGCTACGCATAACAAGCCTGAAGGATCCAGAGCTACTGCTATGGCTTTGGGACGAACAAAAGAAGAAGCAGATCAACGAGCAGAATATTTGATGCAAAAATATGCAGAAAAAGGTATGAAACCACAGATCGAACCAGGTTATACAACTATGAATGGCGGAATGAATATCCGAACGGAACAAGGTCAAATGCGTGAATGGTCAAACTCAGTAGCTGGTGATGTTGAAGATCGTGGTAATTATCAAGAACAACCAGATGGTGAAACAATTGATAATTCATTGCGTCGTTATTTGAATGCAGAGGCAATGAAAGTATCTGTTCAAGAAAGCCACACTGATGAATCAATGTTGAATGAATATAATGCGTTTAAAGAAGATTCGAATCTAGGCAAATAAATGGCTGTCAATACAGACTTAATCAAAAAACCATACCAAGAAGAAACGGTCAGTCAACATCAACTTAAAGAATTGGCATTATGTTCAATCAATCCGTTGCACTTTATCCGTAACTATTGTTATATTCAACATCCTACTAAAGGTCGTATGCCATTCGAGTTATATGATTATCAAGTAGGATTGATTAATTCCTATAACGATTACAGATATTCAATCAGTTTGCTCTCTAGGCAAACTGGTAAATCAACATGTGCGGCTGCATACTTACTTTGGTTTGCAATGTTTCAGTCTGATAAAACAATTCTTGTGGCTGCACATAAACGTGATGGTGCAAATGAAATCATGACACGATTGCGTTACATGTATGAAAGTTGCCCAGATCATATTCGTGCAGGTGTTACTGCATATAATAAAGGTAGCATTGAATTTGACAACGGTAGCAAGATTATTGCACAGGCTACTACAGAAAACACAGGCCGAGGTTTGTCACTTTCGCTAGTTTACTTGGACGAATTTGCGTTTGTACCACCTCGTGTTGCGCAGGAATTTTGGACCTCTATTTCACCAACTCTATCTACAGGTGGTAAATGTATTATCACTTCTACGCCTAACCAAGATGATGACCAATTTGCTCAAATTTGGAAGCAGGCTAATAAACGCCTTGATGATTATGGTAATGAAACAGAAGTCGGAACAAATGGATTCCGTCCATATATTGTTACGTGGGAAGAGCACCCAGATCGAGACCAGGCATGGGCAGATGAAGAACAACAAAAGATTGGTGATGAGAGATTCCGTCGTGAACACCTTTGTTTGACATACAATACACTATTGAAATTAATGGATGAAAATGGCGAATATGATCAGACAATTGGTGATCTGTTTGAAACCATTGACAAATAACTAAAATGATAGTAATATGATTATTATGAATCAGTCTGAATTACAAAAGTTATATGCTCAAAAAAGGATTGCTCGTTCATTATTAAAATCATACGATCTATCAGTATTAGATGAAGAAATACAGATAAATGCTACACCCAAACAAATTGTTTGGCATTTGATGTCTGGACATAATAGTGTGTTGACTTGTATGAATTCTGCTTGTAATCAACCTGTTAAATGGGACAATGTGGTTAACCCGCACTATCAGACTGAACGAGGTAATTATAGAAGTTATTGTAGTTCAAAATGCAGTAATAATTCTTCTGAAGTCAAGCTGAAAAAAGAGCAAACCTCATTACAAAATTTTGGAGTCAAATATCATTCACAAACTGAACATGGTCAACAAATTAGACTTCAAACTAATTTGTCCAAATATGGTGTTGAAAATCCGTCACAATGTGATATTATAAAACAAAGAAAAACAGAGACTTTAATAAAAAACTATGGTGTTGAAAATCCATCTTTAAGTGCAGCGATACAGCATAAAAAAATTCAGACTAATTACGATAGATATGGAAATTCACATTTCAATAATAAGCATATTGAGACAAAATACCAATTAATTTTATCAGATAAATCAAATCTAAAACATGAACTGACAACTAAATCTATCCGTGAGTTAGCTCAAGAAATTGGCGTTAATAAATCTACAATCATTCGAAAAATTCACGAACATAATTTAACAGAATTTTTAAAAACATCATATTTAGAACAGGAAATGGCAACATTTTTGAATGACTGTAATGTGACATTTGATCAAAATATAAGAACTATTATACCTCCTTATGAATTGGATTTCTACATGCCAAGTCATAATCTTGCAATTGAAATGAATGGCGATTATTGGCATAGTGATTTAAAAAGAGATAAAAAATATCATCAAGACAAATGGAACTCAGCCCGCAATCAAGGAATAAGATTAATTCAGATTTGGGAGACAGATTGGAATAATAATAAAGATAAATTCAAAAGAATGATCCAATCTTCATTGAATTTAAAGAATCGTGGCGTCCCTGCTAGAAAAGCAACAATTGATAAAATTTCAGGTAAGGCTGCCAAACTTTTTTTAAATAAATATCACCTTCAAGGATATGTAGCAGGAACGCATTTTGCGGCATTTGATGCAATGCATCGAATAATAGGTGTAATGTCATTTGGTATGTCACGCAATCAACATTTTGAATTAAAACGGTGGGTGACAGATGAATATACACATCCAGGTCTATTCAGTAAAACTTTTAAATTTGCACAGAACGAATTGAAATTCGATAAAGTAGTATCATTTTCAATGAATGATTGGTTTACTGGTGACTTATATGAAAAAACAGGGTTTACAAAAATTGAAGAACAACGCCCAACATATAGATACTTGTATGATAATAAATGGAGACATTGTAGTTATTTCACACGTAAAGGAATTAAAAACAAATTGCCTGAATATTATTCAGATGATTTAACAGAATTTCAAATGACTAACAATGCTGGCATTTTACGTACCTGGGATTCAGGAAAAATCAAATGGGTATGGCATGCATAAATATATGCATGACTCAGATTTTTAAAGAAAACACAAAAGGGTTAAAAATTTTAACCCATAATGGTTATCAACATTTCAAAGGAATATCATATATGGGTGATAAGCCCATATACCGTCTTGATTTTGATAATGGTCAATTTATTGAATGCACTGATAATCATGAAATTTATGATGTTGACGGGAACAAACGATCCGCTGATTTATTTAAAGTTGGTGATAAAGTATCAGCTTTGGGTGATCCATTAATAGTGACAGCAGCAAAATATACTGGTCGAATCGAAGCAGTATATGACTTAATTGGTGTTGACGGCGGAAATAGATTTTATGGCAATGATATTTTAGTTTCAAACTGCGAATTTATTGCGTTTGATGAAACACTTATTAGCGCCTTATTCCTGACTGATATGGATTTAGGTATGGAACCAATGCGTCGTTCAGGACAGGTGCGTTGGTATGACACAATCAAAGATGGACAGACTTACATCGTGTCACTTGACCCTAGTTTAGGTACAGGTGGCGACCCATCTGCCATTCAAATTTATGCAATCCCTGGGATGAAACAAATTGGTGAATGGCAGCATAACAAAACAACAGTGCAAAGTCAAATTAAAATCATGCGTGGCATTTTAGAAGAGTTAGAAGAGTCAGCACCCAATAGTGAAATCTATTATTCAGTTGAAAACAATACGTTAGGCGAGGCAGCACTAGTCTCTATTGAGGAGATGGGCGAAGAAAACATTCCAGGTGTGTTCTTAAGCGAGCCGAAACGGCGGGGTAATGTTAAACGTTACCGTAAAGGATTCAACACAACACATTCTTCAAAACTAGCTGCATGTGCAAAGTTAAAGCGATGGGTTGAAGAAGATACCATGAAAATCCGTAGTAAGAATTTAACTCGTGAACTTAAAACATTTGTTGCAAAAGGCAATAGCTATGCAGCAAAAGAAGGCGAAACAGATGATTTGGTTATGTCAACATTGTTGGCTGTTAGAATGGCGATGCAAGTTGCAAAATACGATCCAGAAGCATTTGATGATTTGAAAGATAGTTTTGATGATAGTGATCTTCGTCGTCCTATGCCAATTGGAGTTTTGTGATGCATTATCGTAATTTAATTGAGTCAAAACTCCAATTAAAGTCAATGCCTGGTAAAGAGTTACATAGCAGCTCTCATGGCAAATTAGGACAGAAACATTTAACCTGTCATATGTTAAAACAAGAAAATTAAGACATTGAAATAAGAGATCCGGATAAATATTAACATGGCTACAGAACAAATTGCAGAACAAATTTTTAAGATCGTCAAAGGATTCGGTCATAATATCGTTCTTTTTACGGAGGACGGCAAAAAAACAGTTGACCCTGAACAGGCTCGACGATTTTATATAAAAGACATAAAGGTGATGATTAATTTCGAAGTCAGTGATTCGAAATCAGAAATTATCATCAATTTATCAAAAGATGTAGTGATTGATGAAATTAAACCATTAATTACAAGTTTGCGAAATTTAGCAAATAGGTACATTGTTGAGTTTACTGTCAAGACATATGGTAAATCAATTTCACCTAAGGATTTTGCATATCAAGCCAGAACAGTCAAGGAATCGGAAATGAATGAACAATGTGAATTTTGTGATGCAACTAAAAATGTAGATGAATGCCCGCAATGCGGCGGTGATTATGGAAAACTAGAAGAAACAGAGACAGACAACTCAAATTCTGGGCGTGTGCTAGGTCAAGGTATGTCAAAATCTGCCAGATCAAATGATATTGCCCAATCAGACTCTGAATACATTATGCAACGTCAATTAAAAAGAAAATGGGCAGCAAAATATCCTTCAAAAAAGTTTCCAGGATATACCCAAGCTAGAGCAGCCTTAAAAGAAGGCTTCAGTGGATGGCATGGTTCTGCTCGTAAAAGCATGAATGAACTAGGAGATGCTCGTTTGGTTGTCAGACATAAGCGTTCAGTTGATGAAACAAAACGCGGGGCAAGAACACGCCAAATTGAAAGCATTTTTGTTGAGAATGCAGAAGGCGAACGTTTTAAATTTCCAAGCAAGAATTTGACCGCAGCGAAAGCAATGTTGCGCCATGTTCAAGAAGGCGGCGCGCCACATGACGATTTTGGGCAGCACATATATGAATGCATGGCTGAATTAGATCACCTTAAGAAATTTAATCGTAAAAACAAACGCAATAACTTTTTTGAAGATGTTGCTATTACTGAAGAGATTGGATTGCGCATTGAGTCAATTCGTAAGAATTTGAAGCAAATGTCAGGCCCAAAAGGATATAACCATCATTATGAAAACTTTACTAAAGAACAGCATAATGTTGCACCTGAAAAATTAGATGAATTAAAAGATAATGTCACAATCAGATATTTTGATGAAAGCATTGCAGATAGTCTGCCATATGTGGCTAAGATAATTGAAGGTTTTCGCACTCGTAAAGAGAAAGAAAAAGAAATTATGGACTTTGCAAAGCTTGTGATGAATATGGGTGATAACATTACAATTAGTTCGTCAATTGATGATGATGATCCTGAAAATCCTGCAAATCGACAGTTCAAAGATCCTGCGGCTAAGATTTCAGCAATGGTAACATACCTTGCTCCAAAAATTAAAGATGACGAGCTAGCAAATAAAATGATGCAATTGTCAGATACTGTATTTGAAGTAGGCAATGCACATATTAAAATAGCACTAACAGCATTGAATGTGATAGGGCAAAAAGCAATCGTTTCAGAAGTAAACACGATTGGTAGTGAAAAAAATGCTATTGATCTTGAAGAAATGGAGAAAATTACTGAGGCATTCGATAAATATAACGTACAGAAAATTTTCGGCGTATAATCAAGAACTTACTTGACAGACGCCGAAAAATACTGTAAATTCAAGATGTTACAATAGATAACATGCTTGTCTAACAACCAACATGAGCCGGATAACCGGTTACTAACATAGGAAAAATAAAAATGGCAACACTAGCTGAAATTAGAGAAAAGCTTCTAGCACAAGAGAAGCAAAAAGGCGTAAAAGGCAGTTCAGATAACGCAATTTACCCACATTGGAATACTCCTGAAAATGAAACATCTGTAGTTCGTTTCCTACCAGACGGTAATACGAACAATGATTTCTTTTGGCGTGAGCGTCAAATGATTAATATCACATTTAGTGGGATTAAAGGTGGTGACGAAAATAAACCTGTTACTATTAAGGTTCCATGTGTAGAAATGTGGGATGGTATGAAATGCCCTATTCATGACGAAATTCGTCCTTGGTTCAAGGATCCGAGCATGGAAGACATGGCTCGTAAATATTGGAAAAAGCGTAGCTTCATTTATCAGGCATTAGTTGTAAACAGTGCATTTACTGAAGAAGAAACACCAGAGAATCCAATTCGTCGTTTGATCATCAATACACAAATTAATAACATCATTAAAAGTGCATTGATGGATCCAGATTTTGGTGAATATTTGCCAACAGATTATGATCAAGGTGTTGATTTCCGTATTACCAAAACCAAAAAAGGTCAATATGCGGATTATACAACAAGTAATTGGGCTCGTAAAGAACGCTCGTTGAATCAAGAAGAACGTGACATTATTGCAACGCATGGGCTGTATGATTTGAATGATTTCTTACCTAAAAAGCCAAATGCTGAAGAATTGCAAGTTATCTTCAATATGTTTGAAGCAAGCGTAGATGGTGAGTTATATGATCCAGAACGGTTTGCAGATTATTATCGTCCATACGGTATGGAAGCACCGAAGAAAGACTCAAGTGATCGTGCAGCTAATGTAACACCAAAAGCTGAAGCGCCAATCACACCTACTGCGCCTGTCAATCAGCCAGACGCAAGTGAAACACAAAATTCACGTCCAGTTACTGACGCTAAGGATATTCTAGCAAAAATCCAACAGCGCAGTAAAAATAGCTGATAAAAACACACAATAATATATCACAGGGCCTTAGGCCCTGTGATCATTTTAATAGGATATATTAAAATGATTGGGAATATTCTTGATGTTTTCTGATGAAAATTGATCAATTGAATATAATGCCCATATTTACATAAAGGAAAATAATATGAGTCGTGCTTTTGATGTTTCAAAATTTCGCAAGTCGATTACAAAAAGTGTAAATGGGTTATCTGTCGGATTTCGTGATCCTGATACTTGGGTGTCAACAGGTAATTACACATTGAATAAACTGATATCAGGTGAGTTTGATAAAGGTGTGCCATTAGGAAAAGTAACAATGTTTGCTGGCGAAAGTGGTGCTGGGAAATCATTTATTGCGTCAGGAAACCTGGTCCGTAATGCGCAAGAACAAGGCATTTATGTTGTGTTGATCGATAGTGAAAATGCGTTGGATGAATCATGGCTTCATGCCCTTGGAGTAGACACTGATGAAGAAAAATTGTTAAAACTCAATATGGCAATGATTGATGATGTTGCTAAAGTTGTTAACGATTTTGTTAAAAATTATCGAACTGAATATGGAAGTGAAGATGAAGAAAATCGTCCAAAAGTTTTATTTGTTGTTGATTCGCTAGGTATGCTTATGAGTCCTACAGAAATCGCTCAATTTGAAAAGGGTGATATGAAAGGTGACATGGGACGTAAAGCAAAACAACTTAAAGCTTTAGTCACAAATTGTGTCAATATGTTTGGTGATTTAAACATTGGTTTGGTGGCAACTAACCACACATATGCAAGTCAAGATATGTTTGATCCAGATGATAAAATTTCTGGCGGATCAGGTATGGTATATGCATCAAGTATTGTGGTTGCTATTAAAAAGCTTAAACTAAAAGAAGATGCAGATGGCAATAAGACTTCACAAGTGCATGGTATTCGTGCAGCATGTAAGGTAATGAAAACCCGTTATAGCAAACCATTTGAATCTGTACAAATTAAAATTCCTTGGGACTCAGGTATGAACCCATATAGTGGTTTGGTTGAATATTTTGAAGCTATTGGAGTCTTGACTAAAGTTGGCAACAAACTTGAATATACTAGCTGGGAGACTGGCGAAATAATTAAAGAATTCCGCAAATATTGGGAAGGCAATGCCAATGGCTGTCTAGATCTAATTATGAACGAATTTGATAATTATGATGTTCTAGAAAAATTAGGTCAACCAATTGGATCAGACGAGGAACTAAATAGCCTTGAAGACGATTCTTCTGAAGAATAATACGAGGTAAAATATGACATTACATGCAACTGACGCAACTGCATTAGTTGAAATTTGGGCAGGCATTAAAAATTATGTGCCTGCCAAAGATAGGCGACCAGCAGCAGAACAATTTCTTGCTATGGTTGATGACTCTGGATTGGTAGATTTATCTATTGTAAGTTATGAACTTTATGGAATTTGTGATGTATTCGATAAGGCATTAAAGGCATATTGTCAGGAAAATCTCTTAGACGATACAGAGTCATCATTCAATGAATGGGATTAATATATTTCTTCAATAGGTGCCAGCCATCTATTGAAGAAATTGACATTTAACAAACAAGGATTAAAGATGGCCGGTTGGTATAATAAAGTTAAAGCAAATACGGCAAATGTTGTTGATGCTATCATTTATTATGATAATGAATTAAATGCTGCCCGCAATGAAACATTCATTCATGGACATTTAGAGCGCATCAGTAGAGACATTCCAGGAATTGTAGAACACCGTTTCTCTCAGCTTCAAGAAGTTGATGCAATTTTGGAACATTTGAATATTGAATTACGAACAATTTTACGTAAACATTATCGAAAATATTTAGAACATTACAACAGAACATTAAGTAGTCGTGACGCTGAAAAATTTGCTGAAGGCGAACAAGAATATATCGATATGGAACATATTGTAAATGAGTTCGCTTTGATTCGTAATCGTTATTTGGCATTAATGAAAGGATTGGATGCAAAACAATTTCAAATTAATAATATTACCAAACTACGAACAGCGGGCATGGAAGATATTTCACTAGATTAACGCTGGCCAATGCGGGTTTAATGATTTTCTAAAAAAAATGTAACATATTGAGTTGTAAGAAGAAAAAGGTGGGTTAATCCCACCTTTTTTGTTGACTTACCAATGCCTTTTGCTTATATTGGTATTGTAAGCAAAGGAGATATAAATGCCTAAATATGCTGTAACACACAAATTGACACGAGAAACTATGTTCCCGCAGTTCAACGGTGGCTCTGATCGTGTTGAAGTCATGGTTGGTTCCAAAGCACAATGTGAAGCTAGTGCAGAAGAACTAGCTGCAAAATTTTCCGATCTTCGTGTGGTGGAAGTATAATATGGCTATTGCAGAACGTAACTGGAATCCGTTGCATGTTCATCATGATCTCGAATTTTTCACCTACACCCAAGATCAGCGCCTGCTTTCCGCAGAGCTGTCAAGCTTAGGATTTTACGGTTCGTTTGCTGGCTTTCCGTCGTCCATCATGATCAAAAACTATGACAACGGAAACCTTGTCACCTTCAAGTTTGTCAAATATGACGTAGATGCTGAAGGTGAAATTTTTGGTGCTCGCTACCGTAGCTTGAGCGCTGAACATTCCGACCTAACACTTTTGTTGATTAACGACTAACTGAAAGGAAATCAAATGTCGTATGCACTCGTAATTCTCGCTTCTGCCGCCATGCCTGTCGCAGTAGGTTATCTGTATGCCCTGAAGCGCGGCGCACATTGGCGTCCAGAATATAACCTGGTTGGCTAAAAACCAGTTGACAACACAGAATATTCAATGTATGTTGAATTAGTAAATTAGACAAAATAGGTGATACATGGCCCTTACAAATGCACAAATTCGTAAACTGAGTGAAGCAATTGCAACTTGTACAACTCGTGAAGATTTGGATCTAGCATTCAAAATGATCAAAACACAAAGTGATTGTGTTTCCCGCCAAGCAACAATGAGTTTTGTTCTTGGCCAAAAAGTTAAATTTGATGTTGGCCCCCGTCGCGGCGGTGTCATTACTGGCACAGTACAAAAAGTAAACCCGAAGAAAATTAAAGTGAAAACCCCAACAGGTGTATGGAATGTTGATGCATCGTTGCTGGAGATTGTATAATGTATTATACCTACAATAAACGCAAACGTGCCAACGAGCAATATCCTATTATGGAAGTGTTGCAATTGGCCGTCGCAGTTGATCGTAAACAAGGCTTTGTGACTAGCAAACAAAAGTCATATGATATTGAAAGCCAAACCCATATTCATGATAACCGGACAATTATTCTTCATAAAATTCGTCACATGAATGGAAAGCAAGATACGTTGCTGGACGATTTTGCAATTGAAATTATTGATGAAGATCATATTAAGGCCCGTGAAATTTATGATTACTTTGATCAATTGTTGATGATGGAGAAAATTTCAGATTCATTGATTAAACGTCATAAAGACGGCACCATGAATACCTACAATGATGATCTGTATCATATTTTTAATTCAGGCAATGTAGATATCAATGTGGAAATGGCAATGGTTGCTAGCTTGCCGAATAGTTTTCGCATTGCACATAAACGTGAAGCTATCGAAAGATTTTATGCCGAAAATCCATTGAATGGATATATTGGTGAATTGAAGCAGCGCATGAATATGACAGCCAATATTTTGGATGTCAAATATATCCCCCGTCATAGCGTTCATCTTGTAACATTTACGACACAAGATAATAAAATTGGAAGATTTTTCTTGAACAATAATCAAGAAACACTTGCAAAAAACATTGATGGTAAAAGCATTGAAATCAAAGGCACGGTGAAAAAACATTCTGTCAATGAATATTCCAAGTGTCAAGAAACTATGTTTAATCGTGTAAAAATCGAAGAGTAAAAAATAAGTGCAAGGAATCCTTGCACTTATTCTGATTTAAATCCATCTGAATGGTTGACAACTCTCCTATTATATTATATACCTAAAGTATGATCTAAACGCAGAGGATAATATGACTGAAGTTGTTATCAAAAAAGGAACATATGGTTCCAAAACAATTGAACATCAAAAATTCAATATGCACCTTACTCCCCGCAAGGGAAAGAAGGGGTTGTATGTAACTGTAGATGGCGGCCCTCTAGGCCAAAAACGTAACATTCGTGTTCTTATTGAAAATGAAAATCATGTTGTTCCAACTGATAATTTGCAAGAACCACAAGAGCCAATGGTTGCGGATGAAGTTGTTGAAACTGATAAAGAGATCATGCAACGTCTGCGTCAAAAATTTCAAGTTTTGGATGCAATGACTTTGGCAGCGATTGAAGGCAATGTTAATGCAATTATTGTAACAGGTCCTCCAGGCGTTGGGAAAAGTTTTGGTGTTGAGACAATCATTGAATCCATGGACGTGATGGCCAAAATGGAATTGCATGAAGGTGTTACCAACATTGATGCCAAGCTTGGCATTGAAAAAGTGTCAAGTGCTAGTCCGTTGGGATTGTATCAACTGCTATGGGAATATCGTAATCCAGGTAGTGTGCTTGTGTTGGATGACAGTGATTCTATTCTTTATGATGAAGCAGCATTGAACATGTTGAAAGCGGCAACTGACAGTGGTAAGCACCGCCGGTTAACTTGGCGGACTGAAAGCAAAATTCTTGAAGAACGTGGCATTCCTGATATGTTTGAATTTGAGGGAGCAATCATGTTCATCACTAATTTGGATTTTGAAAAAGCACGTGGAAGAATTGGGCTTCATTTGCAAGCGATTGTAAGTCGTTGCCATTATTTGGATATGGGAATTCATAGCACACATGAAAAGTTTTTGCGTTGCAAACAAATTATTCGTGATGGTATGTTGTCTGATTATAATTTTACTTCATATGACGAAGCAATGATCATTGATTATATTGATGAGCATAAGCATGAACTTCGTGAACTAAGTCTTCGTTGTGTGAAAAAAATTGCAGATCTTGCAAAAATGGCGCCACACAATTGGCAGATGTATGCTGCGGCAACATGTATGAAAGGGAAATAATATGTGGAAACTAAACCCCCGTTGGAAATATCGTGTCCGTGACTGCAAAGAGCAAACTATGGCTCTTTGTGAAACAGCAGAGCAAGCTATCAGAGTAGCAGATATGGAAGCATCAGTCTTTTTGCGCGGGCTTATTGAACAAGGCGTGAGCGTGAGCGACGGACGTCGCTACAAAGTTGATGTGCGCGGCACACACCATGATAACAGTTGGGAGATATAAATGAGTACAAGTAGACGTGACTATGTAATGTGGGCAGTCAATATCGGATACGATAAGGTTGACTATGATGACAATGAAGACGTGATTGAAGGATTAGACGGCGCACCATTTGACATGGTGTATGATGGCATGAGCGGCAACTATGTTTTTGCAGGCAAGATTATAGCGGAGTCAGATGAGTTTGAAGGCTTTCCTGTTGTAGAGCTCGCCCGGCCTTACGCTGATCTTGACAAGACTGCAATTGCAACGGCTGTTGCAGAACGTTTTCCGTTTATTAAACCTACGCAATTTCAAATTATAGTTTTTACACACTGGACATAATCATGTCTGATGAATTTAAATTTATGGGAGTTCAAGTGAGCTCTACATATTATGTGCATGGTGATTCTGAAAAGCCGGACGGCTTCTCCATACAATTGTATGGATTAGGATTAAATATGTTTACAGATGCTGAAATTATGATTAAAATGTTGCAAATTTTATCAGAGCATGGCGTATCAGTGACTGACATCGATCCGTCTAGATGTGTGGGTTTTCGCTGTTCATATGAACTTGGAATTTTAAATAAAGAAGCGTTTGTGATAGCAAAAATGGTATTCTAAGACATATAATGTTAAATCATTATGACATTAAATAGCTTAATGTAACTACAAGTTAACATTAATAAAAGGACAGGCTTTATGCCTGTCCTTTTCATTTGACTAATTACTTGACATCATTACATAAAAAGTGTATATTTATCAATATGTTAGATGAATTTCATAAGATATGCCGATGATAGAATTATATAATATGGCTCAGAAACAACTGTAAGGAAATAAATGAAAACAGCAAAAATTGAATTACTGGATGAAACAAACTGTAAAATTCATAACTTAGACACCTCTACGCGAAGAAAATTATATGACAAATTTTCTTTCATGTTACCACATGCTTACCATGTCCCTGCCTATAAAATGGGGCGGTGGGATGGTAAAGTGCAGTTCTTCCAATTAGGTGGCAAAACATTTATCAACTTGCTTGAAGAAATTTTGCCTATTCTGATTGCAGAAGGATACGAAGTTTCATTAGATGATTGTCGTGAACGTTATAAAATTGACTTAAAACCTATCACAATTGATCATTTCAAAGACAGACTTTGGCCAGAGGGTCATCCAGTGGCAGGCCAACCTGTCATTTTACGTGATTATCAGCTTGATGTTATCAATAATTTCATTACTAATGAAAAAGCAGTCCAAGTTGTTGGTACTGGTGCTGGTAAGACAATCGTCACGGCTGCGTTAAGTGATTTGGTCGAAAAAAGTATCACTCCTGAAGATGAGGTGATGCAGAAAATAACGTCAGGTCGTGCGGGCGCAAGGACAATAGTCATTGTTCCGAATAAAGATCTTGTAACGCAAACTGAAGAAGACTACATTAACCTTGGACTTGATGTTGGTGTTTATTATGGTGATAGAAAAGATGTAGGCAAAACTCATACGATATGTACGTGGCAAAGTTTAGAAGTCATGCGCAAAAATTTCCAAGAAGGCAAAAGTGAGCTATCTTTGGAAGAATTTATCGAAGGAGTGTATGCTGTAATTGTAGATGAGTGTCTTGATGGCGACACATTAATTTTAACACCAGATGGCGAGAAAAAGATATCAAACTTACAACCTGGTGATAAAATTATTAATTTAGATGAAAAAACGTTAACATATAAAGAAGATACTATTGTTAAAGTGCATAATAATTTAACCAAATCAGAATCTGAAGATATGCTTGAATTAGAGTTTGATGATAATAGTAAAATACGTGTCACAGCAAATCATGAGTTTCTAGTAGAAAACATTGGTTGGGTCAGAGCAGATCAAATTACCAATGAAATGGAAATTATTGACATACATACATATGCCAAAAGGTAATGTGATTAATTTATCGAATTGAATATTTTGATACAAATACAAAGAAAAAAGTAGAACATTTTTATGAAACTTATAAAAAAAACAAAAATAACAAAGCCTGACACCGTATATAATTTACATGTTGAAAATGATCATAATTATATAGCTAATAATGCTGTGGTAAAAAACTGCCATTTAGGTAAAGCAGATGTTTTGAAAAAACTATTGACCGGACCATTTGCAAATGTTCCTATTAGGTGGGGGTTGACAGGAACAATTCCAAAAGAAAAACATTTCGAGATGTCGATTGCTGTTGGCATAGGACCAACAGTTGGATCATTACAATCTAGCGTATTACAAGATAAAGGAATTTTGAGTAGCTGTGATATTAATGTTATACAATTGAAAGATGATATTGTTTATGACAATTATCATTCAGAAATGAAATATTTGACATCAAATAAAGAACGTATGGTTTGGCTGTCCTCATTTATTGACAATATTTCTAATAATTCAAATACTTTGGTGTTGGTTAATAATATCAAAACTGGAGAAATGATTGTTGAAGCATTGAATGAATTAGGTATAGACGATATTATTTTTGTATCAGGTAAAATGGATAGTAAAGATAGAAAATCAGAATACGATAAATTTAAAGATGGTGATGGTAAAATTGTTATCGCAACGTTTGGAGTTGCATCTACAGGTATCAATATTATTCGTATAAATAACATGGTATTATTGGAACCAGGAAAAAGTTTTGTAAGAGTAATCCAGAGTATTGGCCGCGGACTAAGAAAAGGGTTTGATAAAGATCATGTTGAAATTTATGATTTATGCAGCTCAGCAAAATATTCAAAACGTCATTTAACAGAACGAAAGAAATATTATCGTGAATCAAATTATCCCTACAAAGTTACAAAAGTGGATTGGAAAAAATCTTAATCAGATTAGACAGTGGGGTTCTAGAAAAAGTTTAAAAGAAATTGAAACATTATTTTCCTTTAAAATGACAGGACAAGAATTATTTGATTTAGTTTATCCAGAAAAAATAATGGATTGTGACAAAAGCAGGTTTATTTCATTCAGTGTCGGCTACAGAGCTTGTCAAAGAAATTGTCCATGTCATGTTAAAAGAGTATCATTGGCTGTCAAAAAAACAAAAGCACAATATACCCAAGAAGAACAGGCCGCAATTAATAAAAAAAGAGCCGACACTAATCTAGAACGGTATGGTAATGAGAATGTTTTTCAAAATGATTCTGTAAAAGAAAAAATAACTCAGACCAATTTAGACCGTTATGGTGTTGAGAATCCAATGCAAGATATCAGCATCAAACAAAAAGCAAAATTAACAGTGCAAACTCGTTATGGTGTGGATAATGTAATGCAGCATTCAGATATAATTGAAAAAAATCATGCAGACCGCAATTATGATTTAGCTGCAACACGTGGTATGAAGACAAAGCAAGAAAAATATGGAAATCAGAATTATTGCAATATTGAACAAATTAAAAAAACAAATTTAAAAAAATATGGAAATGAAAATCCTGCCAAAAATGCAGTAGTCAGAAAAAAGATTTCAAATAATTTAAAGAAAACATTTGTCCAGAGGTATAAGGAAAAGTATAATATTCAAATAGATGAAAATTATGTCCCATCAACTTATAACAATGTAACATGTTTGAAATGTGGAAATAGTTATCAAGCTCGTATTTTAAATGGACAAATATCTAGATGTATTGTTTGCAAACCATTAAAATATAGCAATATTGAATTTGAAATTGGCGAATATATCGAAAGCCTAGGCTTTGAAATACAACGCTCAGATCGTAAAATATTAGATGGTAAAGAAATTGATATATATGTTCCGACGTTAAATTTGGGTATTGAAGTAAACGGGCTTTATTGGCATGTTGAAGAATGTGATAAAGATAAGTTCTACCATTATAATAAAACAAAGCTCGCTAATGAAAAAAATGTTAAGTTAATACAAATTTTTTCTGATGAATGGGACAAAAATAAAGATATTGTAAAGTCTAGACTTAAATCAATAACATCAAAAAATATAAATATCTATGCACGTAATACAACAATACAAGAATTGACAGTTCAACAAGCCCGAGATTTTTTAGACATTAATCATTTAGATGGGTATGCCAATTCAAAATTAAAATATGGTTTATTCGAAAATGACAAATTACTGGCAGTAATGACATTTTCTAAGAATAGATTCAAAAATGGCAATGAATGGGAGATTGTGCGGTTTGCTTCCAGTGTAGGTGTAAATATTGTCGGTGGTGCGAGTAAACTGTTGTCAAGATTTATTAAAGATGTTGATCCTGCCGTTATAATCACATTTTCTAATAATTGTTGGGGTTATACTGATTTTTATAATAAAATTGGATTTGAATTAGTTTCTAGAGGAAATCCAGGATATTTTTATATAGACAGATATAATTTTAGTGAACGAATAAATCGTATGAATGTACAAAAAGAAAAATTGGTCGCTGAAGGATTTGATCCTACGCAATCAGAAAAACAAATAATGACAGGTCTCGGTTTAAGTCGAGTTTGGGATTGTGGTCATTCAAAATGGATATTAAACAGGAGATAGAAAATTAAAATTCTAACAAGCGAGAACCAAACATATAATCTAGATTTGGTCCCAGAAGAAATTGACGATATACGTTATTGTGTATTGGATTATAGTGATAAAACAAATGCTGATTATTATTTTATGCCTTTGGTGTTTTTAGAAATCTTCAATGCACCAGCTGCCGTATTACGAATTGGCAATCATACTTTTAAAATGCCAATTGATTGGAGTTTGGTAATTTGTGATAGTGAAATAGGTGAACCGGAAGTAATACCAATCACTTCTTTGAATGATAGAGGATTCACAGCATTTACTATTAATCCTATTAGCAGTTATATGCCTAGCTATCAACCAATTGAAATTGTAAATGTTTATAACGAAGTTAAATGGCATTTTCCAAAACTCAAACAAGGGCATTTATTAGCTGTTCCATTAGGTGATGACGACAAATCAGAATGTGCTTTTTTTGTAAAAGAGACAAGTAAAATTCCTGATGTAATGGATATAGCACAACTTTGGTAATCTAGAGATGGTAGCTATCTAGGGGGATTTATAAACAGACAACGGTTAATTACTTCTGGAATTGTTCCCTATTGTCACCAAAACACAACCATTCATTATGACAGATCCAATAGAAATAACACCGCAGATCAATTTACGAGCCTCACAATTCCCGGGATATAGTGAAACATTTTGCGGCAATATTAGCTATAGCTTTTGGACACATAAAATGTTATCATGGATATGGTTAATTCAATTTAAGGAAAAGAAATGTCAAAACTTTCAATTAAAGAAGAAATGCGAGTCATTGATCAACGAGATTTTGATTGGTATGATTCATTAACTGAAGAAGAACGCAAAAAACTTAGCTTATATGTATTGATGCGGTATACTAGTTCGACTGGCAGTAATGTTCATGAAATTAACGAACATTATTTAACAACTGTGAATGATGCAGTCAATGTTCACTTTAGTCAATTTGCAAAACATCCAAAATTACAACATCGGTTGTTACAATTAGCAGGAATCGGTTCAAATCAATTTCATCCTTGGATTGCTCCAGGAAAGAGAAAGAAATCAAAACAAGGTAATGCTAAGTTACAAGATTTTTACACTACGTTATTTCCACATCTCAAGGATGATGAAATCGTGATTGCATTGGATGCAATGTCTAAAGATGAAATAAAAGATATGCTTGAAGAAGCAGGAATACCAAAAGAAAGAGTGAAGGATTATTTTAAATGAGCGGATTGACTTGTAACGACTTATATGAACAAATTAGTGAATTGCGTAAAGAACATGGTGATTTGCCAGTATATGTGTATGCTGATCATGGTCAAACAGTTGAGCAGTCATATTATGTTCAAGTAGCATACATTTGTGACACAGACCTTATTGCAGACGAAGATATTGACGAGTTTGAACCTGAAGATTTAACTAAGGTGATTTTGGTTAGCTGATGACATTTAAATGTGAATATTGCAATAAGACATTCAAACGTGAACGAACGCTTGCGGCGCATATGTGTCGTAATAAAAAACGATTTTTGCAACGTGATGAGCAACATGTGAAGTTAGGGCTTAAATTCTTTAATGATTGGTATCGTATTGCAATGGGACAATCATCTCCTAAGAATTATATCACATTTATGAAAAGTCAATATTACAGTGCGTTTGTCCGATTCGGATTATATGTATTGGAAACTCGAGTATTGGCGCCAGAACGATATTTGGAATGGTTAATCAAAGAGCAAACATCTGTGGACGCATGGTGTAAAGACTCTATCTACAACCGTTATCTGGCAGAACATACTAAAAAAGAAACTGTCGAGCGCGCCCTCGAACGTTTTGTATTACATGCTGATAAATGGTCTGAGAAATCAGGCAGGCATTGGACAGAATATTGGGAATGTGCAGGCCAGAATCGAATATTATTTGATATCAAGATGGGAAAGATTTCTCCTTGGATAATTTTAGGATATCCGCCAGCGCGGAGTGTTCTTGAAGAATTTCCTGATGGAGTGTTGAATGAAATTGCAGAAACACTAGACTTGGAATATTGGAATCGCAAATTAGATCTCAATAAACAAACAGTAGAGTGGATACAAGAAATGTTAAATTAATATTTTAAAGATATAGAAATGGAATGATTGATGTTTATTAAATCAAGTAAACGAGTATATATTATTGGATTGGATGAAAAGCTAGCCAATAGAGTAATAGCACAATGTAATAATATGACAATTGGGGAATTACAATCTTATATTGATACAAATTTCAAGAAAGCCCAAACTTTAGGTAGTAAGAATTCTGGAGGAGCATGGGCTGAAAGTAAGATGTATAGAGACAAAGCAAAAATTGCAATTATTGAAATGGATGACAGAGTAAAATGATACCAGTTGTGACTGATATTGATATTGATGTTCCTGATCGCGACAAAGTGTTGCAGTTATTCAGGCATACAATTGCAAGCAATCATAGTAAGAACAAACCTAGACAACACAATACTGGGGTATACTTCCACAAAGTGCCAGAAGATCCGTTTACTGGCAGATGTAGTTTAGATTATCAAGCAGCAGAAGAATTAGGATATTTTAAAATTGACGTATTGAATGTGTCTATCTATAAAGACATCAGGGATGAAGCACATTTAAATAAATTAATAGAACAAGAACCAATTTGGGAATTATTGCAAGAAAAAGATTTCTGTGATATGGTGTTTCATATGCGCAATCATCATGATATTTGTAAGTGTATGCAACCTAAGGACAATTTGCAATTAGCGGCTGTATTAGCTATGATCCGCCCATCTAAGCGCCATCTAATAGGCAAGAGCTGGGATCAGGTGCTAGAGGAGGTCTGGCAACGGCCTTCAGATAATGCATACTATTTCAAAAAAGCCCATTCTATATCATATGCTGTTGCAGTGCGAACTCATATGAATCTTCTAGTAGAACAAATACAACAAATATAACTTAGTCTGTTTTTCGAATGAGTTGTACATTTTTCCGTTTGACTCTTTTTTGTATAATATTTTTTAAACAAACACTTGGGCCGTATTTGATTTCAAAATCTTTGATGTTGAATGTGCGCAAACAATGTCTGAACGGATGAAATTTACTGCCTAATATAATATTGATAGGTATCAGCCGATTGGTTTCCCACCACCATTCTGCTCCAAATTCAAGGAAAATTGATTTCAAGTCAGGTTCTTTGATATCTTCAAAAACATACATACTAATAATATTAGCATCTTGATTTTGAATTATACCAATATATTCATTATTACCGTAAACTGCAACAGTTAAGAACGGATATTCGTCAAGTAAGTTATTTAAATTATCATCCATGCATCTATTTATATGTTAAATATTCTTCTTTACTCTGATAAATATTGGTAGGAGATTAACATGACTGTTTTTGCATATCACACGCCGTATATTGCCAGCCCAATAAATGATAGACGGGCAGGAACCTATCGTATTGGAAGTAATACCCCTGATCCTATACAGATCAATAAAGGATGGGATGCGGTATTATATTTTGCTTTTCGTAATCATTTACAACGACCATTTCATGTGCATGGTCGTTCTGTTCTTGGGCGGCTGTATAATATGGAAAATGTTGAAGTATGGTCAGGCGAAATGGTAAGTGATGTATTAACAGACGGGGCAGCACAATTAATTATCAACAGTGTAACTACCAGCGCATTTTTGCCAGGGTTGTATAGTCTTATTATTGAATATGACGATGATAGAGGCCGCACACTCATTGCTAATACATCTCAAAGCTTAAATAGGTTTGTTGTTGAAGTGCTTGATAAGACTACACTTTCTTTAAACATCTGATAGACATCGCACTAATAATGTAATATACTGATATTAATGCATTTTTTTATAGATTTTATTCGTAAACGTATACCATCAAATTGGAAACAGAACAGCACAGGTTGGATATCTGGAAATTGTCCCATGTGTGTTGAAAATGGCGAGCCGCGACCAGATAAAAAACAGCGTGGAGGATTCCTATTTGAGAATGACAGTTGGAGATACAATTGTTTCAATTGTCATTATAATGCTGGGTGGGCTCCAGGCGAAAATATGTCATGGCGAACAAAAAAGTTACTAAAATATTTTGGATGTGATGAAGCAGAAATTCAACGAGCTAGTTTAGAATTATTGCGAGAAGAAGAAACTGCCCGTTTATTAAATCCAATACCAACAGCACAGCCATTGTTTAAGCCAAATTGGCCAATTATAGAATTGCCTGATGGGGCAACAGATATTTTGAGCGTAGACACAGATTCTAATACAAATTTCGTCAAAGGCATTGGTATGCTAAATGATAGAAAGTTATTGCATTGGACTGATTGGTATTACACAAGCCAGGATTTTAAGTTCAGGCGCAGAATGATATTACCATATAGGTATCAAAATAAAATTGTCGGATATAATTCTAGATTTATTGGTGAACTTCCTGATAGTACAACTCCTAAATATTTGGTCAAAAAGCCTGAACATTTTGTATTTAATCTAGACAATCAATCATCTGAACGAAATACATTAATTGTGGTCGAAGGAGACTTTGACGCCATAAGTATCGATGCTGTTGCATTAGGCAGCAATTCACTCAGTGATGAGCAGGCCAGTTTAATAAATCAATTTGGTAAACGAACAGTATTGTTGCCTGATGCAGATAAAGCTGGTAATGGCTTGATTGAGCCAGCAATCAAGCAAGGATGGGGAGTTGCATTTCCTGAATGGATGCTAGAATTTAAAGATGCCAATGCAGCTACACAACGATATGGTCGCAGTTTTGTTTTGCAATCTACGTTGGCTGCAATTGTTGATAATCCAACAAAAATCAGAGTATTGGCTAAAAAATTTCTCAAAGATTGAGAATAATAATAATTATACATAGGGTAACTTATGTTGAGGAGATGTGAGTGGCAGAAGAATATAATGTCGAATTACAAAAATTGTATTTGGAATTTTTGACTAGTGATCATGAATTGTTCGTAAGATGTAATAGTATTTTAAATGAAACATATTTTCATAGATCACTTCGTGAAAGTGTAAAATTTGTTCGTGAATATGTTGATGATTATGGTTCAGTGCCAGAAAATGTCCAGATTAAAGCTAAGACTGGTCTGGAACTTCAAGTTTTAGGCAAAGCTGGTGAAGAACATAGAAAATGGTTCTTAGATGATTTTGAAAAATTCTGTAGACATAAAGCACTTGAAGCAGCAATTCTTAAATCAACAGATAAATTGGAACGACAAGAATATGGGGCTGTTGAACAACTGATTAAAGAGGCAGTCCAAATTGGCTTGGCAAAGGAACTTGGAACAAATTATTGGGAAAATCCTGTAGAACGTTTACAACGGATTATGGAAAGTAAAGGCGGCACCAGCACTGGATGGGAAGCAGTAGACAAGCAATTGTATGGTGGATTCAATAGAGGTGAATTGAATATATTTGCTGGCGGGTCTGGTGCAGGAAAGTCATTATTCCTACAAAATCTAGCACTCAATTGGGTCGAAAAAGGGTTTAATGTTGTATATGTAAGTCTTGAATTGAGTGAAGATTTATGTGGCATGCGATTAGATAGTATGCTCACTGGATATAGCACAAAACAACTTTTTAAAAATAAAGATGATGTTGCACTTAAGATTGCAATGAAAGGTAAAAAATCTGGTAATTTACAAATTGTTCAATTGCCGAATGGTATTAATGTCAATGACCTAAGATCTTATATCAAAGAATATCAAATTCAAAATGATATAACTGTAGATGCAATCTTGGTAGATTATTTAGATTTGATGATGCCCGCAAAGGCAAAAGTAAGTGCAGATAACGTATTCTTAAAAGATAAACATGTATCAGAAGAATTGCGCAATTTTTCAATGGAAGGCAACTATCTTTTTGCTACTGCATCACAGTTGAACAGGGGCGCTGTTGATGAAGTCGAGTTTGATCACAGTCATATTTCAGGTGGTCTATCTAAAATTCAAACAGCAGACAATGTGATTGGTATCTTTTCAAGCATGGCTATGCGCGAGCGCGGTCGTGTTCAAATTCAATTTATGAAAACACGTAGCTCAAGTGGTGTTGGTCAAAAGGTTGACTTGGCATTCGATGTTGATAGTTTGAGAATACGAGATTTAGAAGAAGATGAAGATGATGCAGAAACACATACTGCAAATGGGCTTTATGACAAATTATCCAAGAAGTCAAATAATAATGCCCCGTCAATGGCCAATCAAACAGCGGAAGCGATTACTAATGGCGACAGATTAAAACAAATTTTGCGTAGAAGCGAATAATTGATAAATATTTAATATAAAGGATCTTATTGTGGTAAAGAAACGAACTCGCAGCATTATGGAAGAAATTAGCCGTATTGATCGTAATAAGGATAAAGAACATTTTATTGAGAGTCGAGCACGCAATGTTATTGCTGGCACCGAAAATTTATTGAATTTAATAAATGAATCTTATGATGCAGAAGTTGCACAAGACTTAACTAAACGATTGCTTAATGCGATCAGAACACAAGATCCAAAAAAGTTTGAACGGGGTATAAGGAAAGTCAATGAAAATAACAGACGTTCTTAGTGGCAGTAGTAAACGGCATAACAACCGTGGCCCACGGGTTACGCGACGACATGGGGTTGATCTAGTCCCTATTGAATTGCATGAAGGCGGTGCGATGGAAGGTGTAGGCGCAATCCATATCAGTGAAATTGGGCCTACAATTGCACGTTTGGAGAAAGATTTAGGGGTCAATTTACGTGATAATACATTGGGGTCTGTTGGTAAGAAAGAATTCAGTGGCGATATTGATGTTGCATTAAAAATGCCAGATGATCAAATACCTGCATTTATTGAGCGAGTGAACAAAAGTTCTATTGTTGAAGATGCTCGTCAAAGTGTATTGGTGGTTATATCACGTGTTGAAATACAAAATTATAATCCAGATTTAGAAACAGATCGCCCCCGCACTGGATATGTGCAAGTAGATTTTATGATTGACGAGGATCCGAATTGGCTTAAAACGTTCTATCATGCACCGCATCAAGATGATAGCAAATATAAAGGGGCACATCGTAACATTGTTATAGGTGCGCTGAGCCAATATGTTGATAGAAATGAATCTGATGAAAAAATACCAGATGGTCGTCCTGAATGGGTAGAACGTTATATGTTTTCTAGTAAGAAAGGCCTGGTTCGAATTCGCCGAACACCTGTCCCTAAGAAACGTGGCGACGGATATACAAAACAACACCATAATGAAATTATCGGCGGTCCTTGGAAGACGGGCAAAGAAATTGCTAACAAACTTGGTTTAGGGGGCGCTGATGTTCTAGATAGCTTTGAAACAGTTTTTGCAGCGATCGAACAAAATCATGGTCAGGATATAGCTGCCAAAGTAGCACATGATTTGTCTAAAGATTATTCAATCCAACAATTAGGTGTTCCAGATGAAATTGAGAAATATTTATGAGATTACGACAGATAACTGAAGCCGAACGAAGAAAAATGGGCCGTGACCTTAATCATTTAGAAGATTTAGTTCTTTTTTATGGAAGTGAAGGCGCAGCCGAAGCAATTGAAATTTTGCATAATTTAACTAGTGATAATCATGACATTAGTTTAAAATGGGATGGAATTGCAGCATTATTTTATGGCCGTGATGAAAACGGCGATTTTGGGATGGGGACTAAAGGTAATTGGCATAAGAATGAACCAATGCAATCACCAGAACAAATACGTGACTATATCAAAACCGCAGGCAAGGGTGAAGATTGGCGAGCAGTAATGGCCGAAGATTTTTATCAAATTTACCCTATGCTTGAACGTTCTGTCCCTCTAGGATTTAAAGGATTTGTCATGGGTGATTTAATTTATTCTCCAGTGTTATCTCCAAAAACATCAACATCTGATGGTATTGTGTTTACACCTAATAAAGTAACATATACTGCAAACCCAAAAACCGCTATAGGAAAGCGTGTAGCCGAAACACATGTCGGCATCGCATTGCACCAACGATTTGATGGATGGAATAGTCCAAACAAAGCAGTGGTATTAGATGCTACTGTAAAAACATTGAATTCAAATGAAGTATTGGCCATGGGTCAGACATATGCGCCAAAAACGCCAAAATTAGATGACGGTGCATTGAAAAAATTAGAAATATTGGCGAAAAAATCAGGACCTATTGTAGATGCATTGATCGAACGCCGCAAAGGATTGAGTGATATATCAAATATATTGTATACTTTTAACAATCAAACAGTCCGTGGTGGTGATTTGAGCAAAGTAAATGTTGAGGGATTTTTCAAATGGTTAGCTACATCTAAAGTTAGTGCAAATAAACAGGCAAAATTAGCCGCGATTGCTGAAGAAAATCCAACGGCATTTCCTGCGTTGTTTGAATTATTTAAAGCTGTGGGTGATGCGAAAAACATGATCATCGACCAAGTAGATTCTGAAGATACGGATATTAAAGCATCTACAGCTGGGCAAGCAGGTGGCGAAGGTTATGTTAGTTTGAAAAACAAAGTAAAATTGGTTCCACGTCATCGTTGGACTCCGGGCTAAATACTTTGATATAAGGTAAGTAACATGACCAAAAAACTAGAATTATCATTGGTGACAGATTTTACTGAGAGTAAAATGTATCGTAGTAAACAAGCGTTCAAAAATCAAACATCTCGTGAAATCTGCGACCATGCGTTTATGGATATGATAGCTATTTGGATTTTGATAAATGAATTTGATTATGCCGCGGATGCTATTAAATATGCATCCCGAACAAGCACATATAATAATTTTAATCAATTCCGACAAAATAGCACAGATTTATATCTGAACTTGCATGTGATTCAAGAGCATCGAACTGATTTATTACAATCAGAATCTGACGCAGTGTTGCTTGACAAAGTGACGTTTAATAACAATAATGTTATTAGATATTTACGAACAGCGTCTGCCAATAGATTGACTTCTGAAATGGCGCGTCAAACATTACAGCGTTTAGAACAATCATTATATATTGAAAATTCAAATTATCGATCTGTTAGACGGATGGCACAAAGTTGGCAAACGTTACAAACAAGTCAGAAACGAACAATTTTGACACGTATGTTATTCTTTTATAAAGCCCATGCCCGTCGATCAGAGATATATGACTTGTTGACATCATTGGCAAACAGTCAAAATTTAGTAGATCAATCAGCCACTAATCCAGAACATTCGACATTGAAAACTGCCGCCGCAGCAGGTGCTGCCGCAGCCGCAGGGTTTGCTGGCGGATATCACCTTGGTAAAAATTTGGTATGACAGATTTAATTCAAGCGTATACATTGGTTGATATCACTGATACTGGGACAACCAAAGTTCGTGACAGTAATACAAAAGAATATCATCAACAACAAAATTTGAATGTATTATTGCAGACAATTGGGCTGCGAACTCAACCGCTTGAACCAAAAATTAAAGTTTTAAAAAATGTATCGTCAAAAGATTATGGATTTCATGATTTTTATAATTCTGATGATTTGACTGTTTGGGTTTTAGAATTTTATATTGAACCTGAATCGATTTGGGATGATGGTAATGATTATTTTGCAATATTAAATGATGATGCAAATGGTATTGCTATTACTCCAGATTTAGATAATACTGTTGATTTTCTAGTAGATATTTTCGACACATCACACCATAAAAATTTATATTTTGAATTACATTGTTGATATTTTTTCTTATTTTTTCTTAATTTACGATAAATATTCATAGTAAGGAATTAGGATGAGTGGTGTGTTCAATAGTGAATTAGAAAAAACAAATCTTGAAGTTCACGTTGACATGTCACGTCAACGGTATCATATTCTGTCTGAAAAAGTTGAGACGTTGGATGAACGTATGGATGCATTAATATTAGAATTGGCAACATTTCGTAAAGAACATGCAGAAAATATGACACAAATACGTGAAGAAAACGCAATAAATACACAAGGAACTAACAAAATATTTGTCGGTGCTGCCGCAACAGTAATAGGCGGATTACTTAGCACTATTATTGTCATTTTGATTGCATTTTTGTAAAGGCCTTAAGGAATAATAATGAAATTAATAGATATTGTGAATGAAGTAGAAGACTTGGTTGAGACAAAGATGGTCTGGGCACGTAAAGGTAAAAGCATTGCTCGAAAATTCCGTTGCACTTATGGTAAGCGTAAAGGCAGAATTGTAAGTAATCCTACACAATGTAGTAAACCTGTTAATATGAAAAAACGGTTTACCCTTCGTAAAACAAAAGCACAAAAAGGGTCTAGGATGGCACGTAAAGCGCAAAGAACCAAGCGCACCAATCCTGCAAGCAAAATGGTTCGCGCCCTCAACAAATAATCAATTTATTTCGTTAACGCAATTTGATGAAGTAAACTATGTAATTTAGAAATCTGATAGTGGCAAACTGGCCCGCACTCCGTATTACTATATGTCTAAATTTGACTATACTATCAAATAAGTGTAATGTTGATAAATATTCATATGCTGTTATTTACTTTGTAATGATAGAGTAGTTAGGATGGGCTCCGTGAACAACGCATTTATGACATAAGGCACTGAACAGATGAAATTATTTGAAAATATGGAGGAAATGGGAGCAACCATTCATGAAATATTACAGCATATTATAAACGATATTTATAAAGATGATGTTGATGATGATGTACTCGATGAACTTGTAAATAATTTAAGTTTAAGTGATTTACTTGATATCGATTCTGCCTACGAAGCTAATAATAAAAGTGAGATTAAAATAATACTTGATCCATTATTGAAATTAGATGAATATTCAATGGGAGGAGGCCGCCAGGCCACAAGCGCAGCCAGCAAACGCCCCCAGCCTGGTAACGGGCAAACTGCACAAAAACAAACTAAATCAAGTAACGCCCAAACTACACAACCAGCCAGCAATTATTCAGGCGGTGTTCAGAATGGCGTATCGACAACAAATATTGACAATGAGGACGAACCAGAAATGAAACAAGAAGAACCGATTGAAGAAACCCAATCAAATGAAAGCTTTTCTCATGCATTGATAATTGACTTTCCATCAGCCCGTTTAGCTAAACGCTTTTCAGGCAATGCGTTGCAAGGCAAAGGATTTGTAATTGATAGAAGTTTGATTATGATAATTGGCAAAGATATTGGAACTGACACTACTGATGTTGCAGAATGGGCAGCAGAAGAATATGAAGGGTCAAACGATCGTATTGTAAAATTACCAAATAATTCATCAACTAATGAATCATCAATTGAAGAAGATACATCTAAGTTTGCATATGGTGATCCAGTTATTGATGATCAAGGAAATACAGGTGAAATTTATGGCAGTGAAGAAAACGGACAGATTCAAGTTTCGTATTATAATGGCGGTATAGACTTTGTTGACGTTAATCGTCTAGAAATTAACGATTATGCTGATAGCGAACAAGAAGAATATAATTTACGATTACAATACGGTGACGATGAATATGATAGGCTTAACGGTAATTTAGGCTATAAAGATGACGACATGTATGAATCAACTAAAGAATATATTTCTCCAAAAGAAGTTAAATCATTAATGAACAAGCATAATTATTTTTATTCTGGTGATAAAGATAAGAATGGTTGGCTTGAGTATTCTACTAATAATGGCGATGCTTATTGGATGAGTTGGCCAGATAATGCTTGGAAAAATACTTCAGGAAAATCAGGATCGTTTGATGATGGATCATTAATTGCTAGTTTTAATAGTAACATTGCCGAAATGACTAAGTGGTTACAACATAGAGCGGGAATAAAATAATGCGTTCAATTATGACAAAAGGCGGTATCCCAACATTTGTGTCTGGGCCAGAATACGATTTTGTCGAAAGCATTAATGAGTCTGTGTACAAATCAGAGTTAACGGCGCGCCAAGCGGAATTAGCACGGATGCTGACCAGCCGTGGTATTCTTCAAAGGTTTAATGATGCTGATAAAGGCATCTACTATATGAAGAATCAAAATAAAGGAATAAGTTAGTGGATTTAGACAGAATAAAAGATCTGGCAGGAATTTGTGAAAATGATACAAGTGAGGAAACGTTATCTAAAATTAGTAAAGGTATTTCAAATTATGTATCTCAAGAAAAAGATCACAGATGGCCATATGGTTTTGAACGTAAGATGGCAAAATTTATCTTAGCTGAATTAGAAAAAGAAGACACAACCGTCCATTCGCCACAGTGGGGTGATAGAACTTGATATGATACCAGTTCAACAAATATGCCCAAAATGTAGGCAACAATTTGAAGGTTCAGATATTGTAGGGTCACCCTGCCCGCCGTGTGAAGGACTAAGTAATATTGATCCATTAGCATTATCAGAAGCGTTGAATCAAATGTATTATTTAGAGGATGAAAAAGATGACAGAACAATCACAAATTGATGCAATGGCGAATATCCTAGGGAAACTTGACGGGTCCATCAAAGTCGACAAAACTGTAGCATCACAAGATGAAACAAAGGCAATGGCTGATGTTTTGCAAAAGTTACAAAAAGCATCAAGTCAATCAGCACATGACATGGTTACTGAAAGTCGCAAAGCCCCAGACTTAGGTGTGGCATTACAGGCCACAAAAACTGAAGAAGGGGTATCAATTTCATATTATGATATCCGCACAGAAAAGAAGATCGTACATGAAAGCTTGCGTAAAACATTTTACACAATTTATGATAATAAAACTAAGAGCATGATATATGAAGATCTAGGCCTATTTGAAAGTGCGATGGGAATTGTAAAACATATGCTTTATACTAAGCATGAACATAAAATTGATCGCATCTTAGAATTAGATGCTGCCTATATTGGGGCAATGCTCGAAACATATAGCCACAAAACACGGTTACAACGACTGGATGAAAGTTCAGTACAATTTGACGTAGTGTCGGCAAAATATTCAAATTGTAAAGATAAAATGGCAAGTGCTAAATTGCGCCTCCTGAAATCTTTATAAATATGCGATCTTAATAAATAATATATAACAACGGAGATTTAATATGATTTTAAATGAATTCACATCTCATAGTGCAACTAAGTTAGAAAAATTGACACAAGCACTAGCAGAGAATTACGATTATGACATGAACTTGTCAAATATGACCATGAAACAAGCCACAAACATGGGTAAAAGGGCTAAAAAACTTGCAGAGTCAAATAATGACATAAACAAGCGTATTAAGTTCAAAATGATTGCAGAAAGCTTAGACCTTTGGATGGAAGCTAATGTTCAAACTGAATTAACTGATATGGTTGCTGAAGGTATTGATGGTGATTCAGTTGAAGAAGCGAAAGTTATTCTTGCTGCTCGTGAAATTACAGATAAGATTCAATCAATGATTGAAGATACTGCCAAAATGCAAGTTCAAGACTTACTTCCTATTGTTGATGCAATGAAAAGTGAAATTGGACAAGCTGAAGGCGATAGTTTTTCTCAACAAGCTGACGCAGCATTGGCAAACTTAGTTGAAGCTTTGAAGTCAGCAAAGGAAGAATATGACAGTGCATTGGCAATTGCACAAGGTGAAGACGTTGCTACTGATATGGATGATTTTGAAATGGATGCTGATTTTGATGACACTGACATGTCAGATGAAGGTGACGTATCTATGGAAATTGATGATGAATTTGCAGGTGATGACGCAACAGTTGGAGGCGACGAGCCAACTGGCCGTGAGATGAAAGACGAAATCTAATGAGATTTAGAGAGCTGTTTGATAGTGATTATAGTAATGATCTCCGTTCAGAAGTAATCACGTTATTAACAGCTATAAGTGCAGAAGGTCTGGACGAAGTAAGCACCCAGAGTCTATTAATAGACTTAGAAGAGCAAGGTTTTGCAATTGATGAGCAAACCTTGCTCGATCTATTAGACAATATTGACATTGTTTCGACAGCCAATGCTGATAATATTCAAATAGCCACTACTGATACTAATATGATGGTTGGTAGAGATGCAGAAGAAATAGAAGCGGATCATGTCAACAATATGGCAACAAAACAAGCAACAGATGATATAGGAAGTGATTTATGACACATGGATTAACAGCGGCCTCCGCTAGAATTATTACAACATCAGATCAGGTCATTTACGATGAAATTGATGCAATACACAGAGCAATCAATACCGCTGCCCTCGCAGGTGAGTTAGATGTCACTGTTGACGACGGAACATTGATGACAGAAAGCACTCCATCAATCACAATTGAAGGGACAGGATTTGCTCCATTCACACCTGGTGACACAGTAATAATTGCATCAGAGACTATTGTATTGGGTGGCGATGCTACTGACGGAACGGGTGTCAAACAGGTCGTAGCAGATATTAATAATGTTCTGGTTTCAGGGCTGAGAGCTCGACAAGTCGAAACAGATATTGTATTGACATATGAAACAACCCAATCAAATTGGGCCGTTACAATCGCAGAAGGGTCCGGATCCGCGTTAACAGATATCGGGTTAACAGCAGGAACATATACCCCGACAGATCCTGAATCAGTTGCATATTATAATGTATGGAACGGCCAAACAGAAGATCGTAAAAAAGCATATGAATTTGCGCAAGTAGTTAACCATTTCCAAGGCCTAGGCTATAATATTGTAGCGAAGAAGAATACAGTAACACAAAATACATTTATATGGGAATTATATTGGTGATGATTACCAGTTGACAGACTGGAATATAACAACTATGTTTATAAAGAAGCTGAAACAAATGAACTTCATGCAATGCATGGTTATAAAGATAAGGATAATTATATGGAAGATTTAGAACGTATTAAATCTCTTGCTGGCATTGATGAAGCAAATGCAGCAGATAACGAGCTGATGGCGATCACATCAGAAATTTATGATATTGCAAATGAACTAAATATGTCAAATGACGCAAGTTACTTGGCCCGCCACTTAACCAAGCTAGGTCAGCGTTTGCAAGCAATTACAGGAGATCAATAATGGATATTACACGAATGAAATCACTTGCTGGTATTGGGCAAGTATCTGAGACACAATCAACCCCGGAACAGACTGTTGCTGAAATTGTGAATATGATTCACGCACTTGATGGCAAAATTCAAGAATCAGCAAACCATTTAGGTATTGGTGCAGACCATGTTTATGAGATGCACAATTATTTTGATAGATTGGCCGAAGATTTTGAAGAATTAGTAGCGCCTGACGCATCAGACATGTAATGTAGATTATGCCGACTGGGATGTCAGCCGCATTGTGCATTAACATATTGCGATCTAGTGAATTTAATATGATTAATTATAGAAAAGGTCACAGTGCATATTAAAAAGTTCTTTACAAATCAATGAGTTCAGTGTAATATGAATTTATGACCACCAAATATATTTAAAACAATCAAAAAAGAAGGAGATGAAATCATCTCCTTCTTTTCTATTTAATAACTAAAGGTATGTGAAGACTGATTGGTCATTTAGACCAGCTTAAAAAGAGAAATTTATGATAACTGAAAAATTTAATTATCAATCAATATCTAGAAGTTCAGAGAATGGCAAACGATTATATTTGACCCCATCTGGTGAAAAATTGCCAAGTGTTACAACTATTCTAGATAAAACTAAACCAATAGAAACCCGTGATGCATTGAATAACTGGCGAAAACGTGTAGGCAATGAACAAGCCGCCAGCATTCTTAAAGAAGCAGCAAACGTTGGAACGTTGATGCATGGGTATTTAGAAAAATGGATTATAAATGACGAGTATACTCGTCAAGATAATCTTATTCACCGTGTTGCAGGTCGAATGGCAAATACAGTAATTGAAAATATATCCCCACATTTAAGTGAAATGTGGGGAACTGAAGTTGGGCTATATTATCCAGGATTGTATGCAGGCACGACAGACTTAGTAGGTGTTTGGAAACAAAGAGATACGATTTGTGATTTTAAGCAAACTAATAAACCTAAAAAGCGTGAGTGGATTGAAGATTATCTTTTACAGGCCACAGCATACGGATTAGCCCACAATGCATTATTTGGAACAAACATAAAATCTGTCGCCATTTTTATGTGCAGTAGAGATGCAGAATTTCAACTTTTTGAAATTATGGATGATGAATTTGATGCTTATGCAGAAAAATGGGCCCATCGAGTAGGAAAATATTATGAAACATAATGTTTACATGTATTTGCGATCAGATCAGACACCATATTTAGTAGAAAATATCCTTTACAATCAATAGGTTATATGCTATTATAGTTTAAATCATTTAGCAAAATGCTAAATACACAGTAACAAAAACGGGATAGACGCAACATATATTAATATGATCACGCTGCGACACTATACGTTGTAACAAAAATAGTCAACACTTTGGAACAGCTGAACATAAATCAGTTACAAAATTTGTGGTTGCGGTCGCCTGACGAACGCCTAGCAAGTTGGAGAACTTTTAGAATTGATCTGCAAGATCACTATAATCATTATAGTAATGATCGTAGTAAATGCAACAGAAATATTTTGCTATCTTCATTAGAGGCAATTAGCATTTGGTGGCAACAAGCACCAGAAGTCAATGTTGCTATAGATCCTTTCAATTCTGAGCAATGGCCAACAGTCTGGGAGATCATTGATTCAGGCGAATGTTGTAAGTATAGTAGAGGTCTCGCGATGGCGTATAATATGTATTATATGGATAATAGTGTTAATATCACACTTGATCGCGTCCGTGATCTGACTTACAACGACGAATATATGATCGCTAATTTTGATGGTAAATATGCTTTGAATTCAATGCAACGTAATGTCATAGATCTGAATGATGTTGACTTTTTAGAGATACGAGAATCGTGGGACATCCGAGCGTATCTAGATCAAAATCAATATTAATAGGAGACGTAATGAAAGATATCGACACAAGAGCCCTTATGGGTGAAGCAAAATTTTACGAAGGCTATAGCCGTTGGAATGACAAAGTTGGTAGATATGAAACATGGGAAGAAAGTGTCACCCGTGTTATGGGTATGCACCGTGAGTTCTATAAAGACAAAATGAATGATGAATTGTCGTTACTAATTGACGAAGCTGAAGCCTTATACAAATTGAAATATGTATTGGGTGCGCAACGTGCATTGCAATTTGGTGGTGAACAAATACTTAAACACCAAATGCGAATGTATAACTGTGGCGGGAGAGAAACAACATTCTTGACCACAAATGGAATGCAATCATTCAATGATTTTAATGATGGCGATGTTGTTAAAGTCAAAACACCACAAGGAAATTGGAAATCAGCAACAGTTAAATCTTATGGCAAACAACAGCTCAATAAAATTACATTTCGACGAAATGGCGGCATTCCACATACTGTCAGATTCACTGAAGATCACCGTTGGTTGTTGAAGGATGGATCTATTACAACTAATTTGATGGTTGGCGACTCGTTAATGCATACTAAAAATACATTTAACGATTTTAAATTTGATGACGCTGAGACAGATGAAAAATTGTATTGGGCATATGGATATGTATATGGTGACGGCACTGTAAATAAAACACATAGTATGGTTAGACTATGTAATAAAGATGTTGGGTATGAATATCGGTTCAAAGAACTAGGATTCAAAACATCATCAAGTTTATCCCTGGAAGGAGATGTCATCGCATATACTGGAAAATATAAAAAGACTTTGCCAGATCCAAAAAAAGATGACCCTCGTTTGATTCGTGCATTTGTTAGAGGTTATTTAGATGCAGATGGTGAAAAAACTGTTTCTGAATTTGATCATGGACAATTTAGAGGAATTCAAACTTCAAATGTAGAAGCAGCAGAATTTATAAGAAATGCCTTTCCAATCGCAGGTATATACCCAAATCGTGAGGTCGATTTAACTGGAACGAAAACAAATTATGGTGAGCGTGGTTATACAATTAGATTTGGTTTTTCTTCAATAACAGATTCTAAATTTGCAGCATCATGGAAAGTTGAATCTATCGTTCCTGACGAAATTGAAACAGTTTGGTGCCTTGAAGTTGAAGATGACCATGCTTTTGTTATGGAAAAAGGTATTCCAACAGGTAATTGCACCAGCTCATATGCAGACCGTGCAGCATTTTTTGGAGAACTATTTTACGTTCTTCTATGTGGCGCAGGTGCTGGCTTTTCTGTCCAAACACATCATGTCGCAAAATTACCAAAAGTCACTCAACGTAAAGGACAAGCGAAGATTCACGAAGTTGAAGACAGCATTGAAGGTTGGGCAACAGCACTTGACGTTCTAATGGCAAGTTTCTTTGTTGGTGGCGGCCAACGCCCTGAATACGAAGGCCGACGCGTCTACTTTGATTTAAATAAAGTTCGACCTAAAGGAGCAATGATCTCCGGAGGGTTCAAAGCACCTGGTCCGGAGCCTCTACGTAAAGCACTAGATAAAATTGAACATCTTATCCAAGGTGCAGTCTTAGCTGGTCGAGATAAACTCAAACCAATTGAAGTTTATGACATTTGTATGCATGCCGCAGACGCAGTTCTATCAGGAGGCGTCCGCCGCTCAGCAACTATTTGCCTATTCAGCCCAACTGATGATGAAATGGTTAAAGCGAAAACAGGCGATTGGTATAACACTAATCCTCAGCGCGGTCGTTCAAACAATTCAGCAGTCATTGTTCGTGGCGAAGCAGACAGAGATCAGTTTTCAGAAATCATGAAGTCAATTAAAGAGTTCGGCGAACCTGGGTTTGTGTTTACTGAATCAACTGAACACACTTACAACCCTTGTGTGGAGATTGGCAAGTATCCTGTTCATATTGATGAAAAAGGTAAAAAACATTCAGGTTGGCAAGGTTGTAATCTTAGTGAATTGAATGGTGCAAAATGCACAACCCGTGAAGAATTCCTAAAAGCATGTCGTGTCGGTGCTATCCTAGGAACCTTACAAGCTGGATATACTGATTTTAAATTCCTTGACGATATTAGCAAAAAGATTTTTGATCGTGAAGCTCTTATTGGTGTTTCAATCACTGGTTGGATGAATAGCCCAGATGTATTGTTTGACGAAGCAATTCTTAAAGAAGGTGCAGAGCTTGTCAAGAAAGTTAACAAGCAAGTTGCAGCACTATTAGGCATCAATGCAGCGGCACGAACAACATGTGTTAAACCAAGTGGTAACGCATCTGTACTACTAGGAACATCGAGCGGCATTCATGGCGATCACTCGCCACGTTACTTGCGAAATGTGCAAATGAATAAAGAGCAAGAAGTTGCACATTTGATTGCTAAAACAAACCCTTATATGGTTGAAGATAGTGTTTGGAGCACAAACGGGACTGATTATGTTGTATCTTTCCCTGTTATTGCACCAAAAGGGTCATTATTTAAAACAGAATTGTATGGTGTTAAATTGCTTGAAAAAGTAAAATTGGTTCAAAATTCTTGGATTGAATTTGGAACTGATGAAGAGTTATGTGTCGACCCTACAGTAAGACATAATGTATCGAATACTGTTCAAGTTGCTGATGATAATTGGGATGAGGTAGAACAATATTTGTTTGATAATCGATCTTATTTTGCAGGCATTAGCTTTATTTCTGCTAGTGGAGATAAGGATTTTAATCAAGCACCATTTATAGAAGTATTGACTGAAGAAGAATTGATTCAGAAATATGGTCGCGCAGCCTTATTTGCAAGTGGATTGATTGTTGAAAGTTCTAAAGGATTTAGTGACTTATGGTCAGCAACATTTACATCACAACACGAAGAAGCACAAAGCGGCGAACAGGCTGATCTGGGCGCAGATTGGATTCGTAGATTTAAGAATTTTGCTACTAATTATTTTGATGGTGATATGAAAATGGCAGAATATTGCTTAAAAGATGTATATTTGTTACATAAGTGGTCAAAAATTCAACAGAATATGCAACCAGTAGATTTTAATTCAGGATTGGCAGAAAAATCATATACTGATATTGATACGATGGGTGCAATTGCGTGTGCCGGCGGCGGATGCGAAATTTAATCTAAATCAAGTATAGAGGAGGTCTACCTCCTCTATACCTATACTTAATATAAGCAGACTTATTGCTTATATTAAAAATATCAAAAGATTACGAGATCTTTGTTTATAAAATTTAAGGAAAATAATGAATACAGTTGTTTGGAGTAAAAACGGGTGTCCATATTGTGATATGGCAAAACAATTATTGAAACAAAATGATATTGCTTTCGAGGAACGAAATCTATCATCAGATGAATGGTCAAAGGAACAGTTATTGGAAGTTGTCCCAGATGCCAAAACAGTACCACAGATTTTAGTCCGCGGTGAATATGTTGGTGGATATAATGAATTAGAAATATTTTGTGAACAATATAATGGATCAAGGAAAAATTAATGCTAGAATCAAAATTTAAAGAAAATGACGTAGTGACGGTAAAATTATCAACTGGCGAAGAAATCATGGGATATTATAAAGAAAGTAGTTTGACATCAATTGTGTTGCGAAAACCACTTGTACCTGTGCCGACCAGAGAAGGGTCAATTGGCCTGGCACCTTATATTATGTCGGTTGAATATCTTAATGAAGGTGATGGCAACATTTCTTTTGCAATGCACTCGGTTGTTACTGTAATCAAAACAGGTAAGAAATTTGCAGATTATTATGTCAAACAAATAAGTGGTGTTGATCTATCTCAACAATCGACATCTAAATTGATTACTTAATAAATACTTTGTATAGGAGTAGTTATGAATTTACCAATCCACCGTAATACAGATTTAAGAACATGTGGTGCCCAAACTACTGTCATCGGGCAGGGCACAGTATATGTAAATGGACTTTTAATAAGTGTTGAAGGTGATACTAATACGCATGGTGAAGGTAAATTACATGCATCACTCAATCCAGGAACAATATATGTTAATGGCAAGAAAGTAGTATTAAAAGGGAGTTCTGCTGATCCAGATCTCCTTTGTCCTGTTATTGGCCCTCCGCATTGCAACCCTGTAGCATCTGGCGCGTCAGGCAATGTGTTTGCAGGAGGTGCGGGAAATGGCGGCGGCGGCCTGACAGGGAGTTCAGACGAAACGATATCAGATCCATCAGGTGATGATTTGTATCCTGATCCAAATTCACAATCATCTGCATCAGCGTCAGAAGAAGAAGCCGCAGTTCGTGCAGCCAATGCAGCAGCTGATCCAAGCGCTGGGGGTGAAATCACCCCTGCCCCTGGTGATGTAACAGATCGTGAACAGCAAGCTTATAATTATTTTATCTCACAAGGTTATACTCCAGAGCAAGCTGCGGGTATTGTTGGTAATTTGGTGAATGAAAGTGCATTAGATCCGACCGCCGTAAATCCAAATGATGCTGGTTTAGGCAGAGATAGTGAAGGTATAGCACAATGGAATAGGGATAGGTTGACGAATCTCCAAGGATATGCTGCCGCTCAAGGAACTGATTATCGCGATTTTAACACCCAACTTTCATTTGTTGATCATGAATTGCGAGGGACAGGTGATTATGGCGGCGGCAGTGAAAGCACTGCCTATAATAATCTCCAAAATGCATCTACTGCGTCAGATGCTGCGGTTGCATTTAGTACATATGAACGTTATAGAGGATATGAACTTGGAATACAAGGTGGCGAGACACAACAACGAGCAGCCGACGCTGGTCGAATTTTAACGAATAATTCATAATATGACAGATTTTACAGATTTTCCAAACGGCTTGTCAGATGCAAGCGAATATTTACAATCACAAAATTCAGTCAATGCACAATTGACAGGATCTGTTGCTGATATAAGTAGATTAGTAGTAAGTGCTGAACTTGATTTTAATTTAAAAGAAATTATTTGTAGTCTAATGGCAGGCCGCGGTTTAATGTTGCCAAACACACAAATTTGTTTATCATTAAATCTCAAAGAATTATTAAAAATTAATACGCTTCAAGATGCACTTTATGATAAATTACAAGAACTTGATGATGCTTTTGACCAATTTCTAGATCATCTAAAATTGGATCAAGTGTTAGGGCGAATCAATAATATTCTAGGTGAAATCACGAATATAGCTAATATGATTAATTTTTGTTCCGCCCCAATAGATCCAGTACAAATTCCAAATGTATTAGAAAGTGCCATGGAGAGTTTTCTAGGCGCTGGAATGGACATTATTAATAAAATTGGCACAATAATCCCTGATCAAATAAGTGGCTGCTTGATTGATGGCGAATTCAACTGCGGGATATATAGTGAAGGGTTATTTAAAACCATTTGTGAAAATTATGACGATATTGTTGCAGGCCAACTTAATAGTATTGTAATTGAATCAATTACCATTCAAATTGATGAAATTGTAACAGATATTGAATCATTGATTGACCGAGAAACAAATGTGGTCAGTGTATATGATACTGGTGGCTCAGAATTGGCCGAAACCCCAAGAACCACATATACAGGTCTTGGAACGTTATATAATTCAAATGATGAAGGAATTCAAGGTGCTTCTAGAAATGGTAGCGCATTATGGTCTGCTTACCAACAATTAGGTAGTTATCAAGTTGTTGATAACAATGGTGTAGTTTATAATAATATTTTTGAATTATTTGTAGATGAAGATTTGCTTCGCATTCTACGTCGAACACCAGACCCGACACCTGAAATTTCAGAACAAGTCCCTATTTACAATTATTGTAATGAAATAATTGGATATCAAACTGTTGTGTCACAAGAAGCACAGACAACAAGTAATGGAACGACTCCTGGTGAAATTGATCAACCAGGATATAATGCTGGAGGTATTTCAACGAATCCAGTCACCCAAGCACAAAATGCCACAAGTAATACAGTTGTTAACGATGTTACTAATATTACAAATGTTGATGGTGCAGTTGCTATTATTGTTGATTCTGATGCCGCTCAATTATTGTTGAATACGACAGAAGGACAAATGGTTTGGCGATCAGATCAACAGATAATGTATATTAATAATGGAAATGATACAAGCACACTTTCTGATTATGATGCGATTAATAATGCGCCAACTGAATTTACAAAAAGCGTTCAAACGGCGTCATCATCCTTAGTCGAAGTGATGTTCAATGATTCCCGCCAAACACCAGATAATAACAAATCGTGGTTTTTTACAATAAAAGGTATTGCAAATAATGTAGTTTCAAATAATGTTACGGCTATAACAGTATCTGGATTAATTAGTAATAATAATGGGACAGTATCTATTCTAGGAACTGACGACAATAAGGTTATATTTAATGATACAGTTGCAACAGAAAACTATGATATTTTATTAGATGTTGTTGCCGATACTGAATTTCGAATTCAAATACAAGGCGATGATGGGCATGATGTTAATTGGAATATATCTATGGATATTGTTGAAGCCTAGTAACATTTTATGGTTGACAAGTGGTAGTTTTTACTTTATATATAACTTATACACAATGTAAATATGAGTTATATAAGGAATGGACCATGCGTTCAACAGTATGTGAAGACGGTAATCGCCGTCTTCTAGCCAAAGTAGTAGTCCCAATGGGAGTCCGTGAAATTGCAATGTTTGCTCTTGCAAACCCACAATTTCATAAACCCGCTCCTCGTTCATTGGCCGATTTCAAAAATCTTAATAAACGCCAACTATTCAATGTAGCAAAGGATACAGTTGCTATGCAAGGCAATATGTTGCCGGAAAACATTGTCAATGAATATTGGACTCCAAAACAAATTGCTAATGCATTTGAACATGTCACAATGTTGTTCCCTGAAGTAGACAGCTGATGGATACTTCTGAAGCTAAGCAAATGCCAGCAATGTCTGATATGTTAATTACAATAATGTCATTTCTTGTCTGGGCTGAATCAGATGACGCGGTGTATGGTGGGAATACTGCAACAGAAGCATTGGAAATGTTTCGATTAATGTTAGGGTATGATGTCGAAACATTTCAGAAATTGAAAGATGTTGTTTTGAATAATTAGTTAGGAATCATCATGACACGTTATAGTTTATTCATTGATGACGAGCGAGCTCCACCTAGGAATGATGGACGAAATTGGGTCATTGCTCGTGATTGGGAAGATGTATTGATGTTGATTAGGCTGCATGGCATGCCTGGGCATATTAGTTTTGATCATGATTTGGCTTGTGAAAAGATAACAGGATATGACATTGCAAAATTTATTGTAGATTTGGATATGGGAGGTGATACTGATTTTCAAATTCCATATGATTTTACCTTTTATGTTCATTCACAAAATCCAATTGGCAAACATAATATTGAATCTTACTTGAACAATTATTTGAATTTTAGAAAGAATGACATTTGAAATAGTATTGTAAATATGCCACATAGTATAAAAGCAATACATATTGATTGATTATACATTTTATTTGTAATATACATTTAATAGCTAATAATCAAACAAGGATACAATTATGCGAACAACATTTTTTATTTTGCAAATTATGTTTATTATAACAATTGGTGTGATATATCCTAATGCCCCACACGAATCTCCAATTGAAATTACTGAAATCAATGAAGAACCGAATATTATTCGTCCTGTCATTAGACCAAAAACTGTTGAAGATGTTTATTGTTTGGCTGAAGCCGTTTATTGGGAAAGCCGGAACCAACCAATTGCTGGGATGCAAGCTGTCGGCAATGTGATATATAATCGCAAGATTTCGCCCAAATTTCCAAATACTCTGTGTGGAGTAGTGCATCAAGGCCCGATGGATGGCTCGCCAATTCGTCGCAACAAATGTCAATTTAGCTATTATTGTGATGGGAAAAGTGATATTCCAGCACAAAATGGAAATATTACTGAACAGCGGTCCTGGGAAAATGCGATGCAAATCGCTCATAAAATCGTGTATACTGATCATCATGATAACACGTATGGCAGCACATATTATCATGCAGCATATGTAACACCAAATTGGGCGGCACAATTTGTGAAACGTGCAAAGGTAGGTGCCCATTTGTTCTATAAACCCTAAATATTTCAATACAATAAGTAAACTTGTGATCCCGTCTGCATTCTTTGTAGGCGGGATAAATATTTAACATAACACATAATTAAAAGGTTTACATAAATGTATGAATATTCATGTCAATTGATACGAGTTATCAATGGCAATACTATTGAGGCTGATATTGATTTAGGCTTCAATATTGTTATCAAACAAAAAATCAGGCTATTTGGCATTAATGATACAGAAGAAACAAAGGCAGCTTTGGTCAAAAATATTCCTAAGGAATTTGTTTGTCGGACTGTTTATAATAAAAGAGGAAAGGTCGGGCGAGTCCTAGGGCATGTTTTCAAAATTGATGATGACGGAAATTTGATTGATATATGCGATCAATTAGTTGGTCTAGGTATTGCTAAAAAATTTAACTCATGAAATTTATTTTTGGTATATGGACAATAATTGTTGCGTTGACGGTAAGCGTAGTAGCAGCATATTATAGTATTATCGGTTTGACAGCATTGTTTGCAGCCGCGGTGGTTCCAGTTATTATTATGGGTTCTTCATTAGAGATCGCCAAAGTAACAACTGCTATTTGGTTGCATAGTTATTGGGATACTGCATCGATTTTGATGAAGTCATATTTGACTATCGCCACTATTATTTTGATGTTTATCACTAGTATGGGCATTTTTGGATTTTTATCTCGTGCATATATTGAGCAAAGTGCAGGTGGCAGCGATTTGATAGCAAAAATTGAACGAGTTGAAGATAATATTATACGACAAAAACAAATCATTACCCGTGCCACAGCAATAATCGATGGTTTTGAAACAACGGTTTCAAAAACAGACGAAAATATTCAATCTAGGATTGATTCACAAGAACGTATTATATCATCAATTGAAGAACGATTGGCAACTGATATCCAAACACAAAATAATATTATTAATCAAGAATTAAAATTATTGCAACCGTTAGATGACGAGCTGACATTGATTAGAGAACGAACTGAGCAGTTTGAACAAATGTCAAGAGCAAATGATATACGAGGCTTACAGACACTAATAGGAGTCACTGTTGATGGGGTATTAGGTCCACAGACTCGTAGATCTATTGAACTATATAAAACTAATTTGGAAACAAGACAAGCAGATATTACTGCTAAACTTTCACAATTACAAGCAACTGACAATATAACTGTCGATGCTGCCCGTGATAAAATTCAAGAGTTGCAAACTATGGCTAATGAAGAAATAGCAAAAGCACAAACGGCAATTGATGCTTTTAGAACTCAATTGATCACAATCACAACAAAAGATAATTCAAATGAAATTGAAAAGCAAGAAGAAATCATTTCTAATGCAAATATTGCTATTGACAAATTATATGAAGAACAATATATATTTGAAACCAAATTACGTAAAGTTGAAGTTGAAGTAGGTCCTGTCAAATATATTGCTGAATTAGTATATGGAAACACTGACAATGATGTTTTAGAAAAATCAGTTCGGTTTGTTATTATTTTGATTGTGTTGGTATTTGATCCACTTGCAGTGGTGTTAGTATTGGCAGGAATAAGTCTATTACATAATCGTAATGATCACATTGACAACTCACCCGAAATCATGCATAATGTAAATATAGATGATGTAGGCAATATCCAAGATATTGTAGAACCAGATGATATTGTAGAACCAGATGATATTGTAGAACC